TCATGACCGGCCCCTCCCTTTGGTCCGCTTGCGCCTCGTCCTTGGATCCGCGGGTCCGGAGCGTCGTGCCCATCGGTGGGTGCCGAGATGATAGAAGGCACCGAGCTTGATGGGGACCGGTATGTAGAACGGATCGATCGGCATTTCTGTCGTATCGTCGCCCTTGGCCTTGAACAGCCCGATCAACAGCTTGTTGCGGCCAGCGCGAAGGACCGAATAGGTCCCTTCGGTGGTCACCACGATGTACTGGTTCACGAGATCCGCAAGGATCCGGTCATAGCCGTCCGGCAGCGGTGGCGGCGTGCCGCCTGTGCTGGCGAAGTAGGTAATTGCCATGGTGCCTGGGGAAACGTCGATCTCCAGGTCCTGGCCTTTCTTGTAGGTGGCGAGCGCGTCGGCGATCTCATGCATTTCGATGGGATCGCAGCCGTCGTCGCCGCCATAGGACTGCTGCTTGGCACTCCACCAATCGTTGAAACTCATCGCCGTCGGGTTGCATTCGTTGGCGTAAACGATGAACGGCTTTTCGCCGTCCGGCGTGTTGTTCGCCATCAGATAGACGCCGTCGTCGCCGATCAGCCAGAGCTGCGGCTTTCGCTCGGTCTGGCCATAGGTCAGCTGGAACGGCGCGGTTCCCGTGCGCAGCGCGTCGAGGATTTTCTCGACGCCTGCGCGGTCAAAGGTGAGCATCATGGTTGAGGTCCTTGTGTTGAGCAGCAGGCTTTAGTGCTTGTAGAGGTTGGCGATCTTGGCGCCGCCAAGCAGAGTGAGCACTTCGCGAGCGAACTCGCGTTGTGCATCTGTCGGCGGCGTAGGAGGCAGCAACTTCGCGAAGCGTCCCTCATAGCGGATGGGACCTTCTTCGCTATCGATGTCGAACTGCGTGACGCTGGACGGTTTGCCGTCCGCACCGCGCTGGATCTCGCCTGAGGTCATGAGCGCCTGCAGCTCGCCGGCGTCGTCGCGGTAGTCCGTCGAGACCATGACGATCTCGATGCGGTCTTCCGCTTCCGACGGCGCCACGGCCTGGGCGCGTTCATTCAGTTGGTCTGCGGTCTCGCCGGGCAGTTGTCGCACCCGGCGTGACCATGCTTCGACGAGGAAGCTGATGCACTGGGCGTTGTAGATAACGCCAATGCACCGGACGAGCATGGCGGCGCGATCCTTGTCCTCCGGGCTCTGCCACATCGCGGGATAAAGCGCGGTGTGCTCGGGGCCGTGGATGACAAACAGCGGCCGCATTTCGCCGTATTCCATGAGTGCGCGCTTGCAGAACTCGTAATCCATTCGGTGCTGGTTGGCCCAGCGGTCGGGTCCGGCTTTAGCGCGGGGTGGTTTTCGCATGGCTTCTCTCCTTGGTTGGGTCTTCGATGGAGACGGAAAAACTTTCGCCTTCGAACACTGCCGAACTTTCCAACAGCGCCAAGACGGCTTGCATGAAGGCACCGAACGGCAAGCCGTCCGCGCCATCACCGAGCAGGCAGAACTCTTGTCGAGCCTGCCTCCCGGCGCGGTTGTTGAAAGAAACGACAAATCTAACCATCGCTGCCCTCCAAGGGTGGGAGTGACGCAGCATAGGCCTCGGCCTGCTCCAGCGTTTGGAAGGCATTCGTGGTGCCTGACACCGCATAGATCCGGCCGAACCGCGACGTGAATGGAAAGATGGACCGCCCGTTGACCACCTTGACGGTGATCGAGGCGAGCCATTGGTCGTGGGCTTCGTTGTAGCGCGCGGCGCCGATCGCTTCGACCAGGCGCGCGCGGGCGACTGGATCGTTCCAGTCGATGTTTGTTTCGGTCATGTGTGGATGCCCCAAACGGGCGGTGTTCCACCATGATAAATCAGCCCTCCATTGAGGACGTGTTGCCCGCGCCCATCGGGCGACGGGTCTTGGATGATCGCCCAGTCGATCGACGTGAGGTCGTGGTGACTGGGCACGATGCTGGCCACGCGGTGCGTGCCAGGAGGGGTGCTTGCGAGATATCTGGCGCAAAGCTCCAGCAGCCGACCCAGGCCTTCACGGAACATCCGGTAGTCCTGGCCGTCGGAATATTGTTTGAAAAACGCATCCAGCCGCTCGGGAGCGAGGATCTGGATGCGCGATGTGGGTTCTGACATTGGGTATGCCTTTCCGCCGGAGTACAGCCGGCTTCTCTGCCGGTCACCCGTCATGGGGCCGGGAGGCATTGTCAAAGGTAGGGAAATCTGGCACAGCGGTGTGTGCCAAGGCGAGGCTGGGCAACGCCCGGCAAGGCACGGCATGGCGAGGCTTGACCTGGCAGGCCCGGCTGCCGCCTCTCGGATCTGCCTCCGAGAGGCGGCTCTGCCCGCAAGTCGCTCTTTATATGGTGATTTTGCCGCCGCGTTTTCAGTCGGCGACGGCAGGGTTTTCCTGATCCGGCACTGCCACGCTGGGCTTGCGGCAGGCCACGCAGCGCCGCGCGTGCGGGCGCTTCCAGCAGTGTCCGGTGACCACCGTGAACTGGCTGTGGCAATCCGGGCAGACGCTACGCCAGTCGATGCAGGTGACCAGTTTGCCCTCGACGTTGGTGAACTGGCGCACCCCGATCGGCCAGTAGCGCTGGCCTTGGTGCAGGACGTGAAACCCCTGGGGGAACCCGGTTCCTCCGCTCATGGCATATCCTCCGGATCGAATGCGTCACGCCGGCGCCGGCGCCACTCGCCCAGGGTGTGGGCGAACTGCTCGCGGAGCTCGAAGTCGTGCGGCTGGAACTGAATGCGCCGGTAGAGCGTGTTCAGTTCGCGGATGGTAGGGTTCAGCGGGTGGTCACGCCCCCAGGCGACCTCGTTGGGACGGAGGCCGACATCGGCGTGGGTGACCTCGTGCTGGCGCCACATGCCGCAGTGATAGTTGGGATGGACGGTGCGCGACTGCCTGGCGCACCAGCCGGCGGCGCGCCGCTCGGACGGGCTGGCGGCGCGGGTGCGGCGGAAGTTCGTGCAGTCCATGCAGGGCATCAGGGCGGCTCCTGTGCCTCGGCCAGCAGCCGGCGCGCGAGGTCGCAGAGCACCTTGTTGGTGGCGTCGGTCTCGCCGGTCAGCATGACCCACTCGTTGCGATCGGTGCCGGTCCACATGCCGCCGCGATGCAGCAGCAGGACGGCGCGGGCGAGGCGCTCGAGGGGCGTCAGCCTCATCGCCGGCCCGGCTCGGCTATGTCGCGCTGGCGCTTGTCGGCGTGGATGGTGCGCCAGACGTCGACCTTCTGCTGGGCGGCGGCGCGCTTGGCCTTGAGTTCCTCGGCCAGCACCTGGGCGTCGTACTGTTCCTCGACCGCCTTGGCGAAGGCATTCGAGATGCGCGCCTCGGCCTGCCGGCGGGCGTCGCTCTTCTGCGTGCTGACCATCACGCCGGCCGCCTCGATCATCCTGAGCCGGTAGGCGGCGCGATCGGCGGCGGCGATCGCCACGGCATAGTCGTGCGCGATATGGTCGGCGAACTGCATCGCCTCGTAGCACTCCTCGTCGGTGACGAGGTCGGTGATCGGCTCGACGTCCCGGTAGCGGGGGGAGCGGGCGCTCACGGGTCACCCTTCTGCAGGGCGCGCTCGTTCCAGCCCATCGCCCATGACAGGCGCTCGATGGTCGGCGTGCCGGCGGGGCCGTGGGGGTTCTCGTGGAACCCCTGGCGGCCACGGTGGGCGATGACGCCGTCCGCGAAGGCGTCGAGGTCGAGGTCGCGGACGGTCATCTCGCCCTTCTTGTTGAGCGCCTGATGGAAGGCGTCCTCGCTCTCGGTCATCGAGGGAACTCCGATAGTGGTCGCGGCATCAGACGGTACCCCCGCCCCACTCGCGGCCTGCCGCCAGTTCCTCGCGCAACCGCTCGATCGCCACCGAATAGACTTCCCCGGCGCGCATGACGTAGCGGCGTTCGCCGGTGTCAGGGTGCTCGAACTCCCAGAGCATGCCGGGCCGCGGCTCGCAGATCGTGAAGCCGAGCCGCTGCATCACCGAGAGGAACACCTGCTCGGCCATGGCGCCGCGGCGGGCCGCGCGGGCTGACGATGACATCATTGCCATACCCGTCAGAACGGGATTTCGTCGTCAAGGTCCGCTGCGGCCTGCCGTGGGTTGCCCCAGGAGGGGCCTCTGCCGGTGCCATCGCCGGCAATGCTGCCCCCGCGAGGCTCGTCGCGGCCGGCACCGTTGGTCTCGCGCGGTGGAGCAGCGCGGCGGTCATCGCCCCGGCCACGGTCGCGGCCACGGTCGTCATCGCGGCCCCGGTCCCGGCCGCGGTCATCGCTGCGACCCCTGTCACGCCCTCGGTCGTCGTCGCGGCCACGGTCGCGGCCCCGATCGTCGCGGCCGTCGTCGCCGCGCGCGTCGAGCATCTGCAACTCGCCCCGGAAGCGCTGCAGCACGACCTCGGTCGTGTAGCGGTCAGCGCCGTCGCGGTCGGTCCACTTGCGGGTCTGCAGCGCGCCCTCGACGTAAACCTTGCTGCCCTTGCGCAGGTACTTTTCGGCGACGCCGCCGAGGTTCTCGTTCCAGATCACCACGTTATGCCACTCGGTGCGCTCCTGGCGGTCGCCTGAGCGATCCTTCCAGGTCTCGCTGGTGGCGAGGCGGAAGCTCACCACCTTGTCGCCGTTGTTGGTCGAACGGACTTCCGGATCGGCGCCGAGGTTGCCAACGAGCGTCACCTTGTTGATGCCGGCCATGACGTTTCCTTTCAGGAGTTGAGCGAGGGGGGCTGGATCTGCCAGCGGCCTTCATAGGCGTCGGCCAGCCAGTGGTAAGTCGTGTCGCTGCACTGTCTGAGCATCGCGGCCTCATCGCGCCACAGCTTGTCGGCCTCGTCGCGGGTGTAGGCGCTGCTCATGCGCTCGGCGAAGGCGCGCACGCGGTCCTGGAAGTTGCCGGGGTTCTCGGGTGGCGCCCCGGGGTCGCGCGACGGCGGCTCGCCGGGCGGTGGGAACTCGCCATCGTCTGGTGGCGCGGCCTCGCGCGAGGGCATGTCGCCCGGGAAGTCGCTGGGCGGCGGGGGTGCCGATGGTGGGCGCATGTCGTCCGACGTGTCGTGGCCGTTGCCGCGCGGGGGTGGCTCGCGCACGTCCTCATCGCGTTCGATATCGTCAACGTCTGCGGGGATCTTGAAGAGTGCGATCTCGAATTGCTTCAATGCGGCCGTGAGGGTCTTATTCATTGCCTTATCGTCATAAGAACCTGCCCTGAACTGGAACCGGCAGGAACCGGTGATAGAGCCGATGTTGAACACCGCTTCGCCATCGCAATGAGCGTCAAACTCGTACTTCACGAACAAAATGCCACCGAGCACCGAGCGGGCCACCTCACGCGGCGACAGCACCAGCCGGTGCTTGATCATCGCATCCTGGATCTTTGCGGTGAGCACCGTCGCTTCGACGTAGTCGTACCTGTGCTCCTTGTTGCGGCCGGTCTTGGGGATCTTTGGGATGTCATGCATCACGCCGACAATCGCGGCGAAAACCTTGGGCGCACCCTCAGGTGGCATGAAGACCGGCATACGGACGACGGCGGTTTCGGTCGTAACGCTCATGACACACCCCCAAACGACAGAACGCCGCACCCGGACCTTACGATCCGAATGCGGCGCCCAGGAGACCTCGAAGCCAGCCAATTAGCCAAGCCAGCGGCCAGAGAGCAATGCACCCCAACAAGGCGTAAGCGGCGGCCTGAGTAATCGCCTCGCCCACCCCTTCGCTGATTGACATCTTCCCCGGCCGCCGTCGACGTCGACCGGGCATAGCTACCCTCCATGGTCTCACGACACATATGGGTGTGCCGAGTTTTCACGGCGAGTGGGCGCGGCAAAGAAAGCTGGGGATAACCCGGGAACGACATCTGCCGACCTCCGATCAGGTGGTATGATCCTATCCCGATTTTCCCATCCCAGGCAAGAGGGCAAAATAAAAACCCCCGGGGCGCGCGGCCTCGGGGGTTTCCTCATAGCTCCTGGCGGATGCGCCAGCGGGCAACGCCAGGCACCGGCTCAGGGGTCTTGCCGGCAAGCCGGAGATCCCAGCGATCCGCCACGAAGCGTGGGGTCAGCCAGTAACTGAATTGCCTCTGCCGCAGGCTGTCACCGTGAAACACGGTGGCAGGCAGGCCTAGCAGCACCGCCTGGAGATATGTCATGTGCACGGCCGCGATGTCGATGTCGACCGCGGTGATGTGCAGTTGCTTGTGAGGGTCGAAGCCGGCCTCCTCGAAGGCCTGCGCGAACGCAAGCATCATGCCGCCGGCGCCGCATGCGGGCTCCATAAACGAGATGTAGCCCTGTGCCTTGACTTGTTCGCCCAACTTGTCGCGCGGCGCCATCGCCAGTCGTGCCATCATGTACGAGACCTGAAACGGGGTGTAGAACTGGCCAAGCCGCCCTTTCATTGCGTTGCTGCCCAGTTCCATCCGGGACATCAAGGTATGCAAAGGGGCCTCTCCCTTCGTCAGGGCAAGCGCCAGCATGGCAGTCATACTCGCCATGTCAGTGATCTCGTCCTCGGTGTAGCGCTTGGCTACCTCGACGTAGCGCAGTTCGCGCTCGGCGTACTGCGCGCGATCGCAGGTGTTGGCGTGGGCGATGGCCGCCAGCTCAAGCCAGTCGTAGAAGACCTGGTCGATGCGGTGGCGGTGGTCGAACGACTTCAACGTGTGCGCCAGCTTCTCCAGAGGCTGGCGCGCAGCGGAGTGGATCATTGTGATTGCCTCTTCTGCCCGGGCTTGATTACCCGGAGCCTCGGCTCCTCTGCGGAGCACGAGGTTCGGCTATTTCGGTTTGAGGCTACCCTTGACGGTATGCGAAACGGAAAACTCCGACAGCACCTCGAGTATGTCCTCGGCAGACGGCATGCGCCGCTGCTGGATCAGTGTGTTGAGCTCGCGTAAGGCGTCGGTGACTTCCAGCCGCTTGCGCAGCAGCAACTGCTCGAGCAGTTCGTGGAGCGCACGCGTCGTGGCAGACCTCTCAGGTTTCGTCATAGCCGTGCTTTCTCCCGGAAACAGCCGGGTTCTCTGCCGACCATCACAGTGATGGCCGAAAGCCGGGGCTACTTGCGCAGCGCCCGGTGGATATGCCGCGCATAGACCGCCACCGATTTCCAGTAAGCGGCCATCGGCGCCTTGTTGCGGTACCAGGCCCGCACCGAGCGCTCCTGGGCGTCCTCGCTGATCTCCTTGAGGAGCTCGGCGATCGCCAGGCGGGCGGGCTCGGGCAGTGCCCGCACCTTGCGCAGCGCCGGCAGCGCCAGGATCGGGTTGCGGATCTCGGCGCGGTTGGAACGCTGTTCCATCAGGGATCTTTCACCGGTGATCAGACCGGCTCTCTGCCGCTTGCGGTCAAGCGAGAGACGCCTGCGCTGTGCAGGCGTCCGGATCACCATTGCCAGTTCGACGGCAGCAGCGCGTAAAGGGCGTCGCAGTGCTCCTCGAGCCGAGTGGCAAACGTTGTCTTGCCCTCTGCACGGAGGATCATTGCGCGGTGTTTGGTCACCGCGTAATCGCGCAGCGTGGTGGCGTGCCGGGCGAATTCTGCGAGGTCCTCGGGCATCATGCCGTCGAGGTTGGTATTGTCCAGATTGTAGGCGAATTCCTTTGGCATATATGGTGTTTCCTTGCGCCGGTATAAGCCGGCTCTCTGCCGCCCATCATGGGCGATAGGGCCCCGCCTTTCACGGGGCCGCGTGGTCAGTCATAGGCGAACACGACGCCAAACGTGGTGAACGACGCGTAGGCGCAGGCCTGCACCTGAGAGCCGTCGTCGCGCCGCACGAACGCCCCGCAGTGATACGGGTTGTACGTCACGGCGCGCCTGGTAAGGCCGTCGGGGATGACATCGACGATCTCGCCGATCGCCCAGGCATGCACCTCGCGCACCCCGTTGCGGACAACGCGGTCGCGGCCTGACTGAGACACGTGGAAGTGGACGCCGGCGAGCAGGACCAGGCGGCGATGGTCGATGACCAGGCCGTAGCTCCTGCCCGTCCGGCTGGGGATGGCGATCGACCAGTCGCCGCGGTTCTTGTTGCGATAAATAGCAACCGCCATCGCCCTGGTCAGGGGGCAGGCGGCTTGCGTGGGTTGGGGCGCTCAATGGTTCGGTCGCGCGGCCTGTGGTTCAAGTCCGCAGTTTCCTCGCCGCGTTTAAAGCGACGGATTTTGGCGTCGATCTCGGCGCGGTTGGCGCGAATGAAGGCCTGCTTGCTTTGCCGGTGTTGTTTCCACCAGCGATACAGGCCCTCCTCATTGTCGATCCATTGGGCTCGGTCCGTGTCGTTCACGGATGCCTCCTAGCGCCGGCAATCAGGCCGGCTCTCTGCCGCCCTTTAATGGGCGGTAGGAGATCAGAGTTTGCCGCGCGGACGGCGGCGTGAGGTGCCATGCTCGATCAGGCGCCGGTAGCTCCGGTCGGTGATCCGCAGGCTCTTGCCGATCAGGATGCCCTCCAGGTGGCCATAGTGCACCAGGCGGCGAACAGTCGACATCGACACATCGAGGCCAGCGGCAACCTCGGGTATCCGGTGCAGGTCTTGGCTGACAGCTGGTCGTGTTTTGATGGTTCCCATGGCCTGGGGTGATGACGTGAGGCCATCCGGCCATGCAAGTGAAATCTGCTGCAAAAATTCCGCCTGTTTTGTCGTAGCAACGACGCGCCCCTCAGGACGCGTCGTCGTCGGTGTTGATGGGATCAAAGGGTGGCGGCACCAGAATGTAGCGGGGCCGCAGCAGCGGGTGGATTTCGTATTCGGTCACGAGCGACCTGGATGTGAAATCCGGACGCCCAAGAATGGTCTGGACGCTGCCGTTTCGGAAGAACCCGCAGTGGTAGAACGTGCGATACTCGTCCGGGATGTCATCGGCGTACTCCGCCTTTGGCATGGGCCGAGGCTTCGGTTCCTCCACCTGGCGTTCATCGCGAGCGTTGGCGACCCGTTCCAGGGTCTGGCGCAGCTTCCTCGGATACCGCTTCGGTTTGGCCATAGGGCCTCCCTTGCGCCGGTGACAGCCGGCTCTCTGCCGCCCTGGCAGGGCGGTAGGGAGGGTCGCCCCACGGACGCTGTCCGCGGGGTCCCCAAGGGATCACAGTCGCTCTGCGATCTCCTTGATGATGGTGGCGTTGTACCGCCGGACCTCCTGCTCGATCGTGCCGAGGTCAGGGAACATCTGTCGCAACTGACCGATCTGCTGATCGATATGCGCGACGAGCTCCGTCTCGCCTTTGGCGGCGAAGCTCTCCCTGACCGTGGTGTGTTCGACCAGGGCCTTGGCGGCAAACGGGCGTAAGATAGCGCGGGGATGCCCCATCGGGTCCCGCTCCAGTCCGCTGATCGCCTCGCGGCGGATCGATGTGCAGATGTCCTGGTAGGCAGCATAGAGCCGCCCGCCGGGCTGGATCACATCCTCATCGGGGATCAGTTTCCAACCGTCCTTTTCACGGTCCTTGACCACCCGTTCCTTGGAGACCCGCTCGATGTCAGCGAGCGTGTCGACCGAGGCCCATTGGAACACCTCGAGGTATTCCGGCGGGGATCGGTCCAAAAGCATATTTCCTAACGCATGCGCAACTTCTGCGCGGCCGACCATCTCCCCCGGCTTGCCGCCTCCGAAGGCGATCAAGGCACGTTGGTTGTAGGCGAGCCGCTCGACATCGTGCACGCGTTCGAAATGCCGTTGGTTGGGATCCGTCCGCCAGGCCACGAGGGGCCCGGCAAGGGCAGCGATCTGGTTATGACCAAGGGGTGCTGAGTGACCGAGCATGCTATGTAAATCTCTAAACATAGCAAGTGCAGGACCAGGGACACCAAAGCGAGCGCATTCGGCCAGCACTAACTGGAAGAAATCGCTCTGTGTAGCGGACAATGAAAGCGGGTTGCGGAGCATCTGTGCGATGTCCATTGCCATCGTGTGTCTTTCTGCCCGAGACAGCGGGCTCTCTGCCGACCACCACAATGATGGCCGAAAGACACGGATTACTTGATTGAATGGAGTGCAGGACCCGGAGTGGTACTCCTGGGTCCTGCGTCGCCGGGCCTGCCGCGCCATGCCTTGTTCGGCCGAGCCCTGTCCAGGCTCGCCATGCCCTGACAAATGCAGTCTAGAGGCATGGGCCGTAAAAGCAAGGCCGGCATCAGTCCGGCTCCATAAAGCACCATGCGGGTTGGTCGTCGGGAGCTACGTTCGTGAGCAGGACGCAGCCGCCGACACCGATGGTGCCGTCGTCATCCGCCACGATCCACCTGAATAGAAGCTCGTTAAGTTTCTCCTGAAATTCTTTGTCTTCACGGATCAGTCTGTTAACGATCTCCATAACTTCAGTCGTGGTCTTGGCTTTGACGTTCAGCCTCAACCTGAGCGGACCGCCCATGTTGAGCTCCATCACGATCTGATAGAGGTGCGGCGCCAAGTCTTCCGGCGTCATCACCTTCTGCTCGCTCATGCGTTTCCAGTCGACCAGCGTGATGGCCTGGTCGTAGAGCAGTTCGAAGCTCAGATCGTCGTCGCCCTCGGCAGCCGGCTTGATGATCACCTCGCCGGTGTTCAGACCGACCAGCGTGACCGCCGCCTGCATCGCCGCATTGAGGACCATCGCCGAGTTGTCCTTGTCGATCCCCATCCGCATCAGGATGTGGTGCTCGACAGGCATCGGCTTGCCCTGGCCATGGCGGTACACCGACATGATCATGGGCGGCCTCGCCGCGGCTGGGCGTTGCGGTCGAAGAGTTCCAGACGCGGGAAGACGTTGACGACGTCCACGTCCTTGACCGACATCGGGTTCTGCATCTGCAGGCTTTCAACGAAAGCGCGCAGATCGTTGGGATCGACGATGCAGTCGAACCCCCATTTGGGCCAGCTGAGCGATCCCAGCATGACCTCAGTAATGACGTGTTTGGCCTCCATCTCGGAGGATGCCCGGCACTTAACCTGCGCCGGGAGTTCGAACACCAGGCTCACTCGTGCCTGGTAATCGATGATCGGCAGCTCGCGCTGCCGGTTGGGGGGTGGGTCGGCGTAGCGGACCTTGGCGGGCCCATCGGTGAGCTCGACCAGGACCTCGCGACCCTGGGCCAGCTCGCGCATGACGCGGCCGGCGTGTTTGGGTTCTCGCAGTTGACCCAGCATGGTGTGGGTCCTGACTTGAACGACGTCGCCAGAGTGTCTCTGGACGACCAGGAATAGGGCCATTGGTTGGTTCCTTCTTCTGCCCGGGACGGCGGGATGCCGCCCGGAGACCGCAAAAGGGGTTTCAGGAACCTGTGAAGAGTTTCCCCTGTGGGTAACTCTGTGGATGGTGGGGATGACTGAGCTTATATGGCGATTTTCGCCATACGCATCAAGGCGATAGCCTAGTGCGGTGGGTTGGAATTTCGGATTGCCCGACGACAGAATTGGCGCTAGGGTCGGCGCCTTCCAAAAGGAGAAGGCCGGGAAGTAGGACCCCCCGGCCTTCGGTTTGGGAAGTTACGGTGTGAGGTTTCTGAGGCCATATCACACCGCGGAAGCGTCAGGGCTTGGTTGGTTGAGCAGTCCCTGTTGACGGCCGAGGATGTCGCGGCGTCGCCAGTTATATAAGCGTCGCAGAAACAACCGGCAAGCGCTTTCACGGTTCGGTCTACCTCCACACCGGGAAATTTTGTGTGACGGACTTCGATCCGTCATCTCGCGGTCGGGAGGAATATATTGTGAACACGCCGGTAACATCGATTTCCTGCCAACCCGTTTCAAAGCTACGCGCAAAACTTGCCTACGGCGATGTGCTGCACAACCGGGAGTGCCGGTGGGGAGGGCCGCATGGATGAGCGGGCGCCACGACGACGTCATGCGGATGGCGCAGGCGCTGGCCCGCAACGCCGGCTATGCCGTGTTCCCGGTGGGCGAGGACAAAAAGCCGTTCCCCCGCAGCCGGGGGTTCAAGGACGCCTCCAAGGATCCCGATGAGATCGCCGGGCTCTGGCGGCGCTGGCCGGGACCGCTGATCGGCATCGCCACCGGAGGGATCTCCAACCGCATCGTGCTTGACCTCGACGCCAAGCACGACACCGCCCGCGCCTTCTGGCACACCTACCGCAAGCGCCTGCCCACCACCTTCTGCCAACGCACCAGGGGTGGCGGCTTTCACTTCTACTTCCGAGCCACCGCCCAGGTGCGCTGCTCCACCGGCCGCAACGATGCGGGCTTTCTCGGGGTCGATGTGCGGGGCGATGGCGGCTACGTCGTCAGCTGGCTCGCCGCCGGCTTTCCGGTTCTCTGCGAAGAACGCCCCACCGCATGGCCCGACTGGCTCACCGAGTTGGTGCAGCCGCGGCCGCCACCACCCCGGCGTGCCGAACCCTGGACCCCGCCCGAGCAGGCCTCCGCCGGCTTCGTGCGCGCCACCATCATCGGGTTGGTGCGATCCCTGGCCGAAACCAAGGAGGGCAACCGCAATGCCCACACCAACTGGAGCGCCTACCACCTGCGGGACCACATCCGCGCCGGTCACCTGACCCGCCGTGAGGCGGAGGCCGCCATCACCGAGGCCGCCCGCGCCACCGGGCTGCAAGACCGCGAGATCGCGCTCACCATCAACTCCGCCCTGAAGGGGGTGTGAGATGAGCGGCAATGGCGATGGCCATGGCAATGACCCGTACGACGATTTCGACGTGCCACCACCGTCGGAGGACTACCAGGAGGCCCATGGCTGGCGCGACGGCAAGCCGTCGCCGGAGACCGAGCGCGCCAAGGCCAAGCCCAACGGCAAGTACCATGGCCCTGAACCAGAGGGGGCGGACAAGGACGAGGTCCAACTCGACCAGATCTTCGAATGGTCGGAAGACGCCTGGGACATCGCGGCCATTCCGCGCCGGCCATGGGTCGCACCGCCCTACCTCATGCGCCGCCAGATCACCCTGCTGCACGGGCCCGGCGGCGCCAGCAAGTCGCTGATCACCGTCTACTGGGCGATCGCGCTGGTGCTCGGCCGGCCATTCGGCCGGCTCGACCCGATCGGGCCGAAGCGGGTGCTGCTCGCCAACTTCGAGGATGACGAGGACGAACAGAAGCGCCGGATCAGCGCCGCCCTCGACTACTTCGGCGCCACCCCGGCCGATCTCGCCGGCAAGCTGCGCCGGGTCTATCTCGGCAAGAAGAGCGACGCGACCATGTTCACCCTGAGCCTGCTCGGCCAGGTGACCACCACCACGCCATGGGAGGCTTTCCTATGGCATTGCAAGACCTTCCGCCCTGACGTTGTCAGCCTCGATCCGTTCATAGCGGTCAATGCCGCGGGCGAGAGCAACAATGAGGCGATGCGGCGGGTGATGACGATCTTCCGCACCAGCATGCTGATGCCGTTCGAGTGCGCCTTTCTGCTCGCCCATCACGATGTCAAAGGCTCGGATGACGACACCGCCTCCGAGACCGCCAGCGCGCGCGGCGCCGGCGATATCACCAATGCCGTCCGCTTCGAGCTTGCGGTGCGCCGGATGACGTCTTCCCAGGCCGAGAGCTTCGGTATCGAGCCCGACAAGCGCACGCCGTTCTTTCGGTTGGGCTCGGAGGACAGCAAGCGCAACTACGCCGCACCCGCTGCGGCCGAATGGTTCGAGCGCGACGAGCGCGACATCAACGAGGAGATGGTGGTGATCTGCCGGCCATGGGAGCCGCCCGATGGCCGGCTTGACCCGGATCAGGCTGCGGCGATCGAGGCCGACATCGCCAAGGGGTGGTCGAACGGCAAGGAGACCATGCCCTGGTCGCCGCTGCTAGGCGACAACACCCGATCGGTGGCAGCGTTGCTCGAGCGCCATGGGCTCATCACCCGGGCGACCCAACGGCAGGCACTGCGACAGCTCATGCGAAAGCACGGCGTGACCAAGGCGCCCTTCAGACGACCCGGCCATGGCACCAACGAGCGCAACGGCCTGCGCACGGCCAATGGCGATCCGCACAACTTTGAGTGGAAAGACCAGGATATGGAGGCTGGCGGATGACGGCGACCAACCTTGTCAGAGTTGGTCGAAAGTTGGTCGCAAGTTGGTCGGCGACCAACTTCTTCCAGGGCCCCCGTACGGACCAAGTTGGTCGACCTGGTTGGTCGGCCAAACTTGGTCGCCCATCCGGGGGCCCTGGTCGCAAACTTGGTCGGATTTGGGGTCGCGCTGACAACCACCGGGGGTAGCGCAACCAGGAAGAGAAGGGAGATTGGTCGGCCACGCCGCGCTTGACGGCAGATGGTCGACAGGGTCCGATGGGCGGGCCGACCCGGAGCCTCAACTCCCCGGGCCAGCCCTGACCAACCCACGCAATGGAGCTGCGCAGATGGCTGAGCCAAGATCACCTCACCGGACGGCCCATCGCAATACGCCGAGCGCCTGGGGCGACGCCGCCCAAGACCGGGACGCCGGTCACGATGCTTTCCAGGCCGACGTCTACCGGTACTGGATCAACAACATAGGCAACGAAGCTGCGGTTCTGACGCGACATATCCGCGACCAAGAATTCACCTTCGTCGTCGATAAGGTCCGCATCGAATTCCCATTCACCGAGAATGGCCGACTGATCGGGTTCGCTGACGTCGCAGTTCAACTATTATCCGGTCACGTGCCGTGGTGGCTCTACTTTGAAATCAAGCCACGGATCGGTTCCGTCGGTGCGCTCATCAGGCAATGCAGGGCGACAGAAGTGCTCGTTAGGCGATCGGGTAACAACGGCGCCGGATGGCGGGAGAATTTCCAGGTCCTTGCGACCGTCTATCAGGATGATCCGAAGCTAGCGTTGTTGCAGGAACTGTACGGCGAGGTTTGGACCCGACTGCGACCAACGGAACCTTTGATGGCCGAACCTGACACCCTAACCTGACAATCCGACTTGTCAGATCGTCAGGCCAATCCGTCAGGCCACTTCGTCACCCCGATGGCCGACCTCAACCAGCCAGGAGGCTCACGTGAAACGCATCGACGTTCCCATCAGCGCCCTCTACATCCGGGTGCCACGCTCCCTGCATCGCCAACTCAAGCAGGCCGCCAAGGCCGCCAACCAGTCGCTGAACACCTACCTCGTCGATATCATCAACGAGGAACTTGATGGCCGACTGACCCAGAGAGGCCGAGCCAATGCCCGATCCCGCTTGGTGGCACCAGAAAACCAGCCGGTGGACCGATGAGGTGATGGCCGGCATCACCCAACGCATCGATGCCGGCGAACGGGTGAGCGTCATCGCCCGTGAGTTCACCGTCTCCCCACACCGGCTGCGCGACGTGGTGCACCGCTACCACCGCCGGCAGGCCTCCCGGGCAGCCCACGCCAGATACGACGCCCACCTCGCCCGCCTCCTGGTCGATCCGGAATACGCCAGGCCTTACGCCGAGGAGGACGACGTTGAGCGTGAGGAGCGAATGGCCAGGGCAAAGCAGGAGGCCGAGGCCAACGCAGAACGCCTGAAAGCCTACCGCGCCTATGCCGACGAGCACGATGGCCGAATGTGGGATCCGGCCTCGATCCGCTAGACCGTCATGGCCGACCTCACACCCGCCTGTGCTAGCCTCGCCGTGACGTCCTGATCCGCTGAGAGGAGCTCCAGCATGTCCGACCGTTCAGACCGAGGCCGCAGCCCCACCGCGCAAGCCGCCCTCGCCCCCGAAGTCTCGCCCGACGGCGCCCGCATCAACACCCCCACGGGCTGGCTCATCGATGCCGACGGCAATCGGTTCTCCTTGGTCCGCACCGCCGACAAAGGCATGCAGATCCGCATCAACGCGTTCGTGGATCAGATCACGCAGTACGTCCTCGCCCTGCAGATGCAGGACGGCACCTGCTACCAGGAAACCTCGACCTCCGGCTGGTACGTCTACGGCGGCGCGCCAGGCAACTGGACCAGCAGCCCTGCACCCCCCGGCAGTGGCGCTGGGGGTGGCGGCGGTGGTGGCGGCGGTGGCCCCACCCCGCCAGTCTCCGGCGGCCTCACCGTGCGCAATGGCCGTGTCGTCGACGACAAGGGCAACGACGTGCACCTGCGTGGGCCAAATCTCAGGTTCATGAATTGGCCGGACAACCAGAACTCGGTGATGATGCATCCGATCGCCGATCGGCAGCGTTGCCTGCCGGTGCTCGACACCCTGCCCGGCATGAACGTCGTCAGGTTCGATGCCTTCGAAAGTATGACCCAGTTCGACGCCGCATCGCCGCAGAACATCATTCCCTACATCGATGCCATCGTGAACAACGGCGTGTTCTGCGAGGTCGAGTGCCACATCTATCCCACCCTGCTGCAGGGCGGCGACCTCGAGCGCGTCTGCGGCTGGTACTCGCAACTCGCCCGCCACTACAAAGACAATCCGAAAGTCATCTGGGGCACGCAGAATGAACCCGGCGGCGGGCCGGATGGTGAAATCAACCGGATCTACGATGCTATCCGAAACGAGGGCAATCAGAATTTGATCCTGATGTGCCCGGAAGGCGGATGGTCGTGGTCGAACATGAACCCGGTCAACTACCAGCGCCTGCGCAATGTCGCTTGGGATTTCCACTACTACGGCTGGATCCCCAACTATTCCATGGACCCCGCCGTCAACGATCAGGTCCTGCTCGACAACTACAACGGCTCGCTGCGCTTCCAGTCGGCCGACGGCAACATCCCGATGTTCGTCGGCGAATTCAGTCCATGCGGCTTCCAGAACTCGAACGCGATTTTCGTGGAAAACGCCTTCTGGATGGACCCCAACGGCCTCTTGGTCATCGATAGCGTCTACCGCGCGCCGTTCCTCTCGGGTTGGATGCAATGGTTCTGGAATACCCCGGAGACCTCGGCCAGCAACGGGATCGGATTTTTGCTGAAACCGGATGGCAATTACAACGGCAGCGCCGTTACCGATCACGGCGGCAAGCAGATGGTCGAAGCGCTCCGCCGCGGCTCGCCGGCGGCCGCCTCGGCTAGCGCCCAAAGCGACGCCAGCGCCGCCGCCGTCGATCAGCGCCAGACCCAGACCAGGGGCCGCTAAGTCCTTGGCGCAAAAGTCTGACGAGGAAAAACCGGGGTCTGCTTGTTACGTTTGCGGACAGTCAAATGCCCACTTCGGCTATGGCCGTCCGCTCACGCCCTGGCCGGAAATCCGCTGGGTCTGTAGCACCCATCGGACCGACATGGTCGTCATGATCGCACGCCGCCGACAGGGAGCTCCCGATGTTCCGCCCGCGCTCCCTGTTGCGTCGCCTCACCGACCGGCCGTTCGATCGCTCCATGGCCGGTAAGCCACCCTTCACCGTCACCGTGACGCGCCAGGAGACCGGCGCGCGCGCCTCCGCCGAGTTCAGCGCCGACACCCTGCAGGGCGCGTTCGAGGCCGCGATCGGCGAGTGCCAGCGCATTGGCTGGCTGCAAGCCGAGCTGCTCTCACCGGAGCCGTCCGAGCAACCCAAGCCAAGGAACCCGTCATGAGCGACCGCCCCGACCGTCCCGATCAGCCGACGCCCACGCCCACGCCGACGCCGACGTCCCCGCTCCCGCCTGGTCAGCGCCCGCCGGGCCAGGTCCCGCCGGGCCAGCCCCAGCCGGGCGAGCCCGGTCAGCCGCGTCGCGACGATCAGCCCGATCCGTCCGACGAACCCGTTCCCGTGCCCACCGAGCCGCCGGCGCCGACCCCGCCGCCGCCCGATCCCAACATCCCGCCGGCGCGCGAGGCGCCAGCGCCCGGCGAACCCCAGCCGCCCGCCGCCTGAGCCCGTGGGCCGACTGACCGAGTATCTCCGGAGCCTCGATCCGGACACGCCGCCTGCGGCCTCCCCAGCCCCGGGAAACGCCATCCCATCCAATGAGATGACGTCCCAGGAGATGGAGAGGCCGCAGTTCAGCGTCTCGGTCGTCGGCCCCGACGGCGCCGGCGCCACCCTCGTCCGCCACCTCGACGCCGACACCGCCGGCCACTGGGCGCGGCGCGTCATGCGCTCGGTCGACGCCCAACTCGGCCTGATCGAATACATCCTGATCACCGACAGCGCCGGCCACTGCTCCTGGGCCTGGCACGCCCGCCGCGGCGTGCTGCCCTGATGGCCGGCAAGCCCCCCTCGATTACCTGCCCGCGCTGCGGCCTGACCAGCTACCTCCCGATGGACATCGTCGAGGGCTACTGCGCCAGGTGCCACGCCTGGACCTCGCCACCCGCGGAAAGTTCCCGACGTCGGGAAGTTCTCCGCAGCCGGTCCTGACCACCCATGGCCAGCAGGATGGCCGAGCCCGATCGCAAGCGCCTCGCGCAGCTGCTCGGCATGGTCGGTAGCACCCAGGACGGCGAGGCCCTCAACGCCGCCCGCCTCGCCCACCGCATGGTGCAGCGCCTCAACCTGTCATGGGCCGATGTCCTCGATCCGCCGCCGCCGGTCTCCACCGCGGTTGACCTGGAGAGCTACAATCGCGGTCTCGCGCAGGGCTACCAGCGCGGCCTCGAGGCCGGCCTGCAGGCGTGGCGCATGTCGGCCAAGCCACCCGGCCCACACCAGGCATGGGGCGCGCGGCCGCCGCCTCCACCGGAGCCGGAGGTGCCGGAGCAGCAGCCCTGGCAGCGCGAGGCCAGCGAGTTGCTCGAGGCGTTCCCGTTCCCGCTCACGCTCACCCGCTGGGAGCGCGAGTTCCTCGGTGCCATCGAAGCCCGTGCCTACCCGCTTACTCCGAAGCAGCAGGCACGGATGGCCGAGATCCGCGAGAAGTGCGCGCGCGCTTCACCGGTCGGCGGCTGAACTCGAACGTCGCCTGTTGCGGTGGAAACTCCCTCAGCGTGTGCGGGATCTTCTCCGCTTCGACCACGTCCCAGAACTCGCGCGGGTTGCGCACTACGCTCACCGTGTGACCCATCTCGATCAGCCGCGCATGCATCGCGGGCTGCGCGCCTGTGAGGTCGGTGCGCAGGTGCCATAGCGTCCGTTCGAGTTTGACCTCGATCCAGTGCAGCCGCGCCGTCGGCAACACCAGCAGCAGATCCGGCAGCCCTTCGACCAGCCCCATCCGGGTGATCAACCGCAGCGTCTCCGGCGTGCGATAGCTGCCGTTGCCGGTCATCGCCAGGATCGCGTGTTCCGGCTTCACATGCCCGGCGAACAGCTCCACCAGGTAGATCTGCAGCCGGGTCTCGTACTGGTTGCGCCGGGGCGGCGCGGTGTTCACGCCGCCTTCGCCTTGCGCTTGCGCCGCGGCCGGCTGTTCTTCGAGCCACGCGGCCGGCCAGGCCCGCGCCGGCCGGGGAAGCTGAAGGTCTCGCCGCGCCGGTGCGCCTGCGCCCGCTCGACCAGCGACGCCAGATGCTGCAGCGTGTCCATCTTCGGCCGCCACTCCGGATCGGTCAGCTTCAAGAGGCTGTTCTTGTGCACACCGCTGACCTGCTCGAGCATGCCAAGCGTGTAGCCGTGCTTGTTGCGCAGGAAGGTCGCCGCCCGGCGGATCTCGTCGAGCAGCGTGAGGCCACGGTCGACATAGGCCTCGATCCGGTGGCTGAATGAGGGTGGGCTCAAGGTCGCCGTCGTATCCATGACCACGGGGATGTAAGGAGTATCGGGTGCTTTGTCGATTGTGACTGTTACCTAAACGATGGCCGCCTACCGTCGCAAACCGGTGCGGGCCGCGAGGGCCGAGCTGGTCTGGCGCGATGGGCGATGTATTGCCACCGTTCCGACGGTCGGGCCGACGCCCGAAAGGCTCGCCAAGGGCGACGTGGTCGGCCGGCGTGCGTTGCAGCGGAACGTGATCGAGGAGATCGGCGACGCCGGCGAGCTCGGCGAGGACGTCGCTCAACTCGCCGCGGCGGCTGAGTGGTTCACCACGCAGGCGCACTTGGCACAGGTGCGTGGGCGGATGGTCTATTCGCAGTTGGTGACGGAACTGCCGACCAGTGCTTCGGCCGAGAAGGTGCGCGCACGCCAACTTCTAGCGCGGGCGTGCGGGGTGCTTGGGCATGATGCGTGGAGCATTTTGTCTGATACGCTGGTGTGGGACAGCCCGATCCGTGGCCCCGAGCGGCGGGCCATGTTTCGCATGGCGCTGCGCGCGCTCAGCAAGGCGTTGACGGCCACCTGAAAACGCTGCACATATTGTTGTGCTAGGCTCGTCTAGGCATGTCCTGGCTCGGCAAGGCGTGGCAGGGCAGGCAGCGCACGGCGGGGCTTGGCCCGGCAACGCAGGGCTCGGCATGGCAGGCACGGCTAGGCTCGGCATGTCAGGGCGCGCCTAGGCATGGCGGGGCAGGCGGGGCTGGGCTCGGCGAGGCACGTCGCGGCGAGGCTGGGCTCGGCAGGCACGGTTAGGCTTGCCACGGCCAGCCGCGGCACGGCACGGCAGGCTAGGCTCGGCAACGCGAGGCGCGACGAGGCGCGGCATGGCAGGCGAGGCTTGGCGTGGCTAGGCGCGACAGGGCCCGGCACGGCAGGCTAGGCGCGCCAAGGCAAGGCAGGGCGCGGCGTGCCCAGGCTCGGCTAGGCAAGGCAGGCGCGCCCTGGCACGGCAAGGCGCGGCGCGCCCAGGCTCGGCTAGGCAGGCAAGGCTTGGCCTGGCACGACGGGGCTGGGCGCGGCATGGCAGGGCACGGCCGGCACAGCGTTTCGGCAACGGTTCACCGGTCCGGAAACGCAAAAAACCCCCAGCCAGTCCAGGGGTTCGTTAACCTGGACTAGCTGGGGGTGAGTTACGGCAGGCACGATGCCTGCCGAGCCATACGGGCGAGATTTTGGGGGTCTCACCGCATGGCATGGGAATTCGGTTGAGGTTCTGGCGAAGGCCGGGAGGCACTGTATCCTCAAGTCCGGGCGACGCCTCGTCTGCCTGCCGTGAGTTCCCTCACAAGGCAGAGCCTCTAGCCGCACCGCCCCATCTGGCGACGCCCACAGCCGTGGGCGAAGCTCAAACTGGCAGCCCCCCACAGGCCAAAGGCAGGGGTTGTGTCATTTGCCTGCCGTGAAGCAGGCGTGGCTTGACGCTGGGAGCGATGCGACATCGAGCAACTCGCCGACTGGATGGGCCAAAAGCGCACCCACCGGCACCACGTGACTGGCATCGGTCCCTAGATCACAAGGATAGGGCTCTGCCGGGTGGTCGTGGCATCAGCTTGCTGCGAGCCTGCCCATAGTCGAAGCCGTGGGCAGGGATCGTTCGAGGGTTTAGGCAGGATGGTGGCAGCCACCCATTAGTGCCTGGTTCGCGCCGCTTAGGCTTGCCACGGCTATGCGAAATTCCTTTTGGTTTCCTCCCTCGACGGGATCCGATCAAGTCACCGGGCAACCGGGCCCGGAGCATCTTATCGCGGCGAAGGCCGCTATCGCCACTGACGGGAGCGAAGACGTCCGCTTGATCACTACGGGACTGATATGGTTATCCGTCCCGCAGTCATCAAGTGTATTCCGTAACAAAAATGCGGCTACAGCTCTGCAAAGTGCTGTACCGATTGCTCGGGATGGCCGAATGGGTTGAACACCATTCGCACCCCGAGCGGCTCGGCGAGGAATTCAAACGTCGCCGAGCCCGGCATGTGCCGGAGGTCGTGCAGGTTGAGAAACGCAAGGGTCAGCTTGCGCGCCATGTGCAGCAGGTCCCCCGTGGTCACACGTGGCAGCCGATCGGGTTCGTCTGCCGTCATCGGATCGTCCTGGGGCTCAACGAGCCCGGAGGACAGTGCATGTCTGCTTGTCCAGTTGGCGCCCCATGGGCGCGGCTGGAACGAAATGGTGGCAGCGCCGGCGTCGCGGAATGTGACGATCGCGCGCTGGCTGTCGGCTACGCGGGCAAATGCCGCGAGGATGGCTAGGCCGAGGTCAATCGCCTCGGTGTAGGCTTTGGGCTTTGGCTTCGCTTTGCGGAGCCGGTCGTAGTGCATCGGCATGCGGAGGGCGAGCAGTGCTCGCTCATGTGCCGCCCACAGCGCGTTCATGGGCCGGTTCGTCACCGGCAGTGCGTTGTGGAACTGCTTGGTCTCCTGCAATGCATCAACGATGCGCTCGACATGAGGGTTTGGCATGGATCTGCCTTTCGCGCCCAATGGCAGGGGCGTTCTCTGCCCCACGCCATTATGACGTGGGAAAGGTCAGGGTCGTTTTTCGGTCCAGGTCTTGAACTCGCGGAGCTGCTCGGGATCGAGCCAGTCCCAGCGTCCCTCGAAGCGGATCGCGCGGTCGTCGATCGTCAGGAAGGCGGGAGGTTTCTGGTTGGTAAACTCCAGGAGAATGAGATCTGCCCGGCGTGCGTGCAGCAGCCGCAGGAACGGTGAAGCTTCGCTCGGAAAATCGGTAATTTGCCAGCCTTCCTGGAAGGCGTGTCCACCGATCCAGACTGCCATTTCTTTGATGCTGTCCGGGTCTTTCGAGCGTGAGCTGTAAACGACCAGGCGGAAGTGCTTGCCGGCCTTGTGGGCCCAATCGAGAAACCCTGGCGTCACGGTGCCGTAGAGCTCGCCGTTCTGCCAGCCTCGCTCATAGCTGTGGATTACGCCATCAAAGTCGAGACAGATGACCGGACGATCGCTTGGCATGGCGTGGCCTTTCGTGCCGTTGACGGACGATGAAAACACTGCACATTATCTTGGACCAGGCTCGGCATGGCAAGTTCCGGCTCGGCGTGGCAGGGAGTGGCCCGGCTAGGCACGGCAGGCGTGGCGGGGCCTGGCTCGTCCGGGCAAGGCACGGCGTGGCGCGGCCGGCACGGCAAGCCCCGCGGCAACGGTTCACCGGCCGCGGGGCACCTCCCTTAGAACGCTAGCAGCAGCAACTGCTCGGCGCCGTACACGGAACGTTGGCCACACGCCTCGCACTTGTAGCGCTCGGCATCCGGTTCACAACCTTCCGCGTCGGCGCCGCAATCGATGCAAAAACCTGGATTGTCCAGGTCCAGCAAACCTTGCTCAGCCGCCTGCTGGACGCGTTCCTGGGTCAGGCTCGGGTGGAGTTTCAGTGCCATGTGGTGGCCTTTCGCCGGAGTACAGCCGGCTCTCTGCCGTGCTGCGTTGGTGCAGCACGAAAGGCGGGTTGACAGCTTTCGTAAATATAGAACATGATGATGTGTCCTCGCCTGGCGAGGCAAGGCCTGTCCGGGCCAGACGCGGCGCGACTTGGCACGGCGCGGCAGGCTTGAGGAACCCCGCAGCTGTAGCCGCGGGGTTCTTCGTTTGCGCGGTCAGCCGTGAAACGCTGCGTGGCGCAATTTTTCTAACAGACCTTCGGCGATTTGCGCTGTCAGCGCGGGGCATTCGCTGGTGGTCGCGTTCATGAGCAGCTTGGCCAGGACCTTGGCCTCGACCTCGGTGACCGGGAGCATGGTCGTGAGGTAGACTGGCGGCTCGATGGTGACCTGGCCGGCGAACAAATAGTCCTCGGCGCCTGCATCTTCAGGCTTCATGCCTGATGCGTTGTCGAAGCAGTTTTCCAACACGCAATCAGCGGCCTCCGCCAACTCAGGCGAGAGCTCGATCGAGAGCGGCCAGGTGGCCGTGTCGGTCGCGTTGCCGATCAGTGTCTGGAGGTCATCGAGGTGCAGGGCGCGGTCGGCTTCTCCGTTGTCCGCCGCGACCTCGCTCATGCCTTCGGCCATGGAGCAGAACACCTTTGCGGCGCGAAGATCGGCGATCGTTAAGCTGTGGCTCATGAGCAGTAGCCTTCGGCTACGAGCTCGATCACGACGGCGCGCCCGTCTGGGATACGCCGTTCGTGTGCTGATAGGCACTGTTCGAGCGCCTCGATGGCATCGAGGGCTCCGCTGGCTGCGTCATCTGCTGGACAACCAGGCTTAGGATGACAGAATTGCAGCAGCGTTCTGAGTGCGGTTTGGGGATCCATGTGGATGCCTTTCGCCGGAGACAGCCGGCTCTCTGCCGTGGCGCGTTGGTGCGACACGAAAGGCACAAACGAAAAGCCCCGCCTCGCAGAGGCGAGAACGGGGCTGAGTTTCGTGTTTGACGGCTAGTGGGGCGGGGGTTCGCCGCGTGCCCAGCTAGCCAGCAAGGCGTAATGCGCAGCTCGGGCGGCTGCGATGATCCTTGGGTTTTCGGTGTGACCGGCGGCTCCGACGCGCGCCTTCGAGCTGCGGATCTTTTGACCCCAGCCCTTGAACTGCTTGTCGTAGTGACGGTCGTAGGCGGCGATCACGTCCCAAGGGCGACGTGTGTAGCCTCTAGCTCTTGGCATTATTATCTCCTGTGTGGCGGGGCATATTGATTATCTCCCTCGCCGTACCGCGGTATCAGCCGCGGCTCTCATGCACCCGGATGGGTTGCACATAGCATATATGGTAATAACTGAACACATTGCAATATACGCAATAAACCGACACCAGAAAAGCCGAAAACCCCCTGGGGCACAGGGGGTCTTGGGGTTAGTAACAAACGTAATGTCCCCACCGGTTCCAGTAGCAATACTCGGGGGTGGAGGCAGCGCTGGCGGCAGCTGCGCCGACCAGGAGGACGCCGAGGGCGATGCCACCGATCGTCTTGGCGACGTTCGAGTTGGCTTCGTCCTGGTTGATTTTCTCTTGGATGGGCACAAGCTGGCAGGCTTGTTGGTTGCCGATGCCACAGGCGGTGCGGAGTTGTCCGAGCCGTTGGATGTTGGCTTCGCTCGCGCAGCCGGCGAGCATGGCAAGCACCAGCGCGAGGCTGATGGTTTTCTTAAACATGTGGAATGCTTTCTACGCCCAAACAGGGACGCTCTCTGCCCCGTTGGATGTTCGGGGAAGTTAATTGACGATGATGGAAAATGGCACATACAATGCTGTGCTATGGCATGGCTTGGCAACGCCGGCCATGGCACGGCAGGGCAGGCATGGCATCCCGCGGCGACGGTTCACCGGCCGCGGGGTCACTCTGTGCTTTCACGCCCGAACAGGGGCGTTCTCTGCCCTCCGGCGTTGGTGCTGGAGGAAAGCCACCCTTAACGGGTGGTCGTCTTGCTTGGCGGGAACAGGTCCGGCCTGGCAGCGGCCAGGTCGCGGAGTGCCCGCACGATTGCGTTGCCAACGCGGACCGAGGGGACTTCGAGGTCAAACATTCCGTCGTAACCGGAGCACTTGACGCGGTAGCCCGTCGGCCTGATGCCGATGAGGCTGATCAGGTTGGCGATTTCGCGCTTGTTCATTTGCGCGCCTTGAGGATTTCTTGGACGTTGGCGTCCAGGTCGTCCATGACCTTTTGTGTTGCCGCCCGCAAGTCCGTTTTGAACTTGTCGAGGAAGGCTTGGTCGATGTGGAATGGGTTCTTGGGTTCGTCAACGATCTCGTTGACGTCGGTCGCCTCATCGTAAGTGGCGACCAGGTGCTTCTGCATGAACTCGTGATCCTCAGTGAATTCTTCGAGGGTCTCGCGTGCAGAGGCGGTGACGAGGTCTGGCGCGTCTATGGTGAAGACGTGCACATGGACGGTGTTAACCGTGACCTTGAACTTTGGCATTGTGTAGCCTTTCGCATCCTATCAGGGATGCACTCTGCCGGATCGGTGATCCGAAAGGCGCCCGCTCAATGAACGGGCTGCTCGTAAAACCATTTACCGGTTTGTCCCGAGCTGAGGGTGAATACACCGGAGCGCTGGTTGTTGTTGATCTGCGCCTCGATGGTGGCTCGCATTTCTGCGATCTCCTCGACATCCTCGCCATCGACAGTGTCGACTTCGATGATGATGGATAGAGGGTGAGTTTCGTGCATGGTTGGTGCCTTTCGCATCCATGAGTAGGGATGCTTTCTACCCGCCAGCGTTGGTGCTGGCGGAAAGGCGCCCGCTTATTCAGCGGGCCGTAGTTTGCGATCCTCCGTTTCGATCACATTGGCCATAAGCCGGTTGGCTTCGGCCACCCCGGCATTCCACGCGTCCTGTCGCGTTGGATGCAGGCCAGGCATGTAATGGCCGATGGCTCGGGTGCGGGGATTGCTTAATGAAACAACAACGATGAAGCCTTCGCCGCGCCGCTCGACGCGGATCGTGGCAACCAGGCTGTCGGTATCGCTCATGGTGTTTCCTTTCACGACCAGACAGGGTCGCTCTCTGCCACGCAGCGTTGGTGCTGCGTGAAAGGCGCCCGCGCTAGGCGGGCTGGTCGTCGGTAAATTCGGCCTCCCAGCTTGACGCGGCGAGATAGGACAGACGTGCCCCCGCAATCGCGAGGTCTCTGTTGGCCATCTTCGTCGAGAAAAGAATGATGTGACCGGTATCGTGGTCGACTATGCAAATGACGACGCCGGCGTTTGTCGGCACCTCCGCGACGGCGCTCTCAAGCAGATGCTTGGGGCTCGTCCATTTGCCGCGGATGGGTTCAACACTCATAGTGTTTCCTTTCACGACCAGACAGGGTCGATCTCTGCCCCTCAGCGTTGATGCGAGGGATAGGCGCCACGCCCGTTTCAGTCCGCTGTGCGGAGTACTTCGGTGCGTGGCACTTGCTACATGTAATAATCAGCGACCAAGCAACCGGCGATGAGCACCCAGGCCCACCACGGAAAACTTAGCGCGGTTGCGAAGAAGACCATCTGGTCCTCCTTTCGCTTGAGGTGAAATGACAAACGCCCCAACCCCTTCTTATTCAGGGTTGGGGCGTTCGTGTGTTACGCAGCTGCTGCGGCAGGGTGCTCGGAGTTGGCCTGTGAGGCACGCTGTGCGTCCCGGGCCTTCTTGAACTCCTCGAACTCACGCTTTTCGGCGTCCTGATCGGCAGCAGCTTCCCGCCAAGTGCGGCGGACGTAGTCGGTGGTCGACGAAGTCGCATTCGAGACGAGACCGACGAGCTTGACCGCACCGTAAACGGTGCCGCCAATCACGACGGCGCCGGCCACCCAAGTGGTGGCGCGGCCAACGTCCTTAAGACCTTGCTCGAACCCCCAGCTAGCAGCGCTGCTGACGGTCGAAGTGACGTAATCGAACATTTGGTAGTCCTTTCTGATTTCGCCGGATTGATGGAGCCCGGCATGTCTCCCTCACCGATCTGGCATTTTGCCTCGGTGAGATATCAGATATATAGGGATTTGTAACGAAATTACAATGGTTTATGCAACGAAACGTTGCATTTTCAATGATTTATGCCTCGCCGGCCCTGCTTATGCTGCAGAGCCGGTTACGGGCGTTCAGTGCCCGTTCGACGCGTGATAAAGGTTGCGCAGTGCGCAGCGCAGCCGAAAACGCTGTTCTGCAGGCACAGCCTCGTTGAGGGTGAGGTTGATGGCGCTGCGGAATGCGTCTCTCCTGGTTCGCAGGAATTCGATGATGTCCACGGGGAAATCATCCTCGGCCAGCAGGGCGCACAGCACAGTGTCATTGCGTGCGTTGCGCGCTTTCCGCGTCGAGCGGATGTTGTTGATAACCGCGCGACCTTCCTCCTGCGCCAGCTGGTAGCCGGCGGTGATCACGATGGCTGCTCCGACAATTCCGGCGGCTTTCGCCATATTGCCGAGCGTCGGTGCCATCGCTGACCTTGAGGAGCTGTAAAGCCCGCTCGAAGGGTGTCGCAACGTATCCTGCATGGTAAAGCTCATTGAGCTTTCCTTCCTTTCACCGGAGACAGCCGGTTCTCTGCCGTGCCGCGGGGATCGCGACACGAAAGGATGTGGGGTTGGTTGAATGGGCCTCGGCCTGGACCGAGGCCACCATTCAATATCGATAGCACCACCCATCATGGCCGGATTGAAAGCCATGAGGGCATGATGTGTAGTTTTGTGGCCTGCTCTGATCTTGCTGGCGGGCGGCGTTGTGCATTTCCATCTGGGTGATCATCAGCGCGAAAAACGCGATGACCGCTATCGATGGAAGGCCGACGACCACCATCAGAACGATCTGCAGTGGTGAAAACTTGCGCATGTGAGTGCCTTTCACGCCCATGATGGGCGCTTTCTACCCGGTCAGCGGGATGCTGCCGGAAAGGCATTGGGGTGCGAGACGGTCCAGACGTACTGGACCGCTCGATGGGATGCCGGACGCCCCTACTCCCTTCGCGAGCGCCGGTCGTGATTGTCCGTGATGAAGTACTGGCCGATCCGTCGGCCAGCGATGTTCAAAGGGCCGCCTCCGGTCGGTATTCCGCCGGCGGCCAAGGCCCCGCTCACTCTGTCAGCGAACTCGCCGTCAAACACCAGCCTCACGGAGGCGGTGGAGTTTCTCGGGCGTACGACGACTTCCACGTGACGATGGTCGTTCGCCGGTGGGGCGTATTGTGGGGATCTGGGCATGGTGCCCTCCTGTGTATGATTTCGCGGTTTCCGAGAGAAACCTGCTGAACTCGCCCCTGGTTGGTTAACGACTGCGTCTCAGTCGAAGGGCTATCGGCACAGGATATGCTTCTCATATATGGGGATTTTGTTGCATAAATACAAGCAAAGGGCGCCCCCGTGAGGGCGCCCTCGTCCTACTCGACCGTTGGCTCACCAACCGCCCTGGCAATCGCGTTGTGCAGCTCCTTCGGGTCGCCGATATCGACAACGACGACCCCCTCTGGGGGTGCAGCGTCGGCACCGGTGATGGTGTATCCGTTGGTGTGGAGCAGGCTGGTGATCGCCTCGAGCTTGTTGATCAGCTGGATCTTGCCGTTCAGCAGATCCTGGATGGTGGTCACGATGAGATGGTCGTCCATTGGGACGATCGGGTTCTTCATGTGGGTTTCTCCTTGGACTTGCCGCGCTTGGGCCGGCGGTCGGCCGGATCGTCGTTGCGCCAGTGGGTCTTCCAGTTGCCGATCGTCTGGTGCTTGAACGTGATCGGACCGGACAGTTCGGCCGCACTGATCTTGCCGATGATGCGCGCCAGGACTTGGACCATCATGGGTCCGAAGTTCTTGCCCTGGAATACCTCGTTCTCGCAGTCGACGTAGACGGTGAAGCGCTTGCGCTCCTCCCCCTCGGGCGGCGTGTCCTTGTGTTTTTTGGGCATGAGGATTTCCTTATGAAAAGCGCCCGGCCGCGAACGGTCCAGGCGCTGGGTGCCGAGTATTCGGCACAGCATAATATGGTGATTAAACCGGTGGATCGCAATGTCGCTTGAGTTCCATAGCCTGCCGCTCGACGTGCGCCAGCAGGCCCGCGTGGTGTACGAAACCGAGCGCATCGGCTTTCAAACGCTCGCCAAGCGGTTCGGCACCAACCACGACACGCTGCACGTGCTGGCCGCCAGGGAAGGCTGGAAGGCGTTTCAGGACGGGATGGACGATATCGCCGAAGATGTGGAGGTCGCGATCATGACGCAGCAACTGCCCCATCCGGCGCCCGACCAGGTGCCGCCGCATCGGGCAACGCGAAGGGGGCGCCCAATGCGGGGCAGGGACGACGCCCAGCGGGCTCTCAACGCCAAGGCGATCGAGGCGGCCCGCCGGCTGTACCGGCCCGGCCAGACCAACATGTCAGACCTGGCGCGCACGCTCAATGTCGGGCGCAAGGTGCTCTACAACGCGCGCAAGCTCGAGCGCTGGGACCAGGCGTCGCCCAAGTCCGACCCGAGCGTCCCGGCGGTCGAGGTGCTCGGGCCGGGCGAGGATCCGCAGAAGACCCAGATGCGCGTGGCCCTGGCGGCGATCCGGGCGAGCATGACGGTCAACCAGATCCGCCAGCTCGAGCGCTACGACGCCCTGCTCGGCCGGTACTGGCACTGGCTGGAGTGCTATCTGGCGCCGCACGAGCACGTCGACGTCAGCGGGATGAACGCGGACGAGGCTGCTGAGAAGGTGGCGATGACGCAGCGGCAGGCGCTGGGCATGCTCACGCCGACCGATCGGGACAGCCTCACCGGCGTGGTCAAAACCCTCAGCGACGCTCTGTTCAGATCGATCGAATTGAAGCGCCAGGTCGCCGGCCTGGACAAGGTGGCGCTGCTGCGACCTGGGATGGAGCCTGGGGATCCGGCAACCGCGATGGACGGCCCGGAACTGATCAACGTCGACGACTTGTCGACCGCGGACCTGCGGGCGGTGCGCGCGGGGATGGAGCTCCTGGAGCGCCACCGGCGCGATCGGCGCGAGGTGCCGATGCCACCGGCGCCGGACACGATCGACGACCTGCTGGGCCCGGAGCCGCAGGTCGTCGAGCCGACGATCCCGCGCTAGGGCGGGGTGGGGCGCAGCCGGTGAACCGTTGCTGCGCCCCTCAGGCTATGCCGGCCGGGCCGTGCCTCGGCGTGCCTTGCCCTGCCTCGCCACGCCTGCCGTGCCTAGACGAGCCTTGCCCAGCCATGCCCTGCCTGCCGTGCCCCGCCGCGCCGAGCGTTGCCCTGCGCTGCCGTGCCGAGCCTGCCGTGCCGAGCCACGCGAGGCCCGGACGCGCCGTGCCTCGCCACGCCTGCCATGCCTCGACCTGCCGCGCGGAGCCATGCCGTGCCACGCGATGCCGAGCCTGCCGGGCCCTGCCTCGCGCGGCCGCGCCGCGCCATGTCGCGCCAAGCCATGCCGAGCCTGCCTTGCCCTGACATGCCCTGCCGAGCCGGGCCTGGACTTGCCACGCCTGCCAAGCCGCGCCTTGGCGTGACGCGCCCAGCCTTGCCATGCCCGCCGTGCCCAGCCATGCCGCGTCGTGCCGGGCCATGCGATGCCGCGCCTAGCCTGCCGTGCCAAGCCAGGCCGGGACACGCCCGACCACGACCTGCCATGCGCTGACATGCCTGCCGCGCCGGGCCACGCCTCGCCACGCCGGAACGGGCCATGCCATGGCGCGCCATGCCTGCCCCGCCTTGCCGAGCCCTGCCGTGCCTAGCGGCGCCGAGCCCCGCCCCGCCTGGCCTGCCTTGCCGAGCCGTGCCACGCCGTGCGTTGCCGAGCCATGACCTGCCAAGCCTCGCCTGCCGTGACGGGACTTGCCTTGACCTGCCACGCCTCGCCACGCCTGCCGAGCCGTGCCACGCCATGCCCTGACGAGCCGTGCGTTGCCATGCCTGCCGAGCCACGCCGAGACGTGCCTTGGCTTGTCTCGCCATGACGCGCCTCGTCGTGCCTGCCAAGCCATGCCCTGCCAGGCCTTACCGCGACTGGGGAGGCCATGCCGTGCCACGCCTGCCAAGGTGCACCTGCCATCAAGCCGGCGCAGGTGCGTGCTCTGCCCCGCCCGGTGGCATGCGCCGTTGGCGAGGTGGGGTAATACGGGCCGCAGCCGCCCGCTTCCGACGTGGACGGACAGCGTCCGCCGCACGCCAGACCTGGGCCAGCTCCTCCAGGAGCTGGTACTTGCGCTTGAGCCGCTCGAGTTCTTGCAGCGCGTCATCCATCATGACCTCCCGCAGGCTGCGGGTGGCAACCACGGTGGTGGTCTCGCGGTAGCCGCCGCCGTTGGCCCGATCCACCGTAAGCGAAATGAATTCGTGCGTGCCACTGGCGACGATGATGTGCATGCTGATTAGCTGCCGCGCCTGCCACAGCCGGTGCTCATGGGCGGCAATGCTGTCGTCCCACTGAAACCGGCTGTGCAGCCCCGACTTCGGATGACGCTGCGCCCACTCCACCACCGGCTCGGCGTGGATCAGACCCTTGTCATCCTTCAGACGGAGCAGTTCGGCACGGATCTGCCGTCGTGTCGCGGGCATCAGTCGGCAATCCGGAAGCGGCCCCAATCACGGCCGTTCGACTTGGGCGAGTTCGGCCGCCCCTCGCCGATGCCGACCTGCAGCCCGGCCCGGAGCATGAGGTTGCCGATGTCGGTAGGGTTGTACTGATCCGCATCCCAGGTCACCCTGACCACGGCGCGCCACTGGGTCCACATCGGCCGCCACCGGATGTCGGCGCCGCCGTAGGGGTTGCGCACCGGGCCTTTGTGCGGGGCGGGATCGCCGAGGATCCTGACCAGCGGCGTCATGTCCTCAGGGTCGTAGCCGTCGGCTTCGACGAAAATCGACAATTTCGCGTGTTGCATTGTTACGCCGACGAGACGGCAGGCATCGATCATGGCCGAGCGAAATGCTGGCGCCGGAATGCCGAGCCAGCCTTCCGCCGAGCGGTGCATGGCGCTCTTGTAGTTTTCATCGAAGTCCTTCGGCTTGCGCACCTTCTTGCCGCGCGCCTGCTGGCCGGCACGTTGGGTGTCCTCGATGATCCCCTGCGCCTTTTGGGTGAACTTGTTCTGCACGTAAGGCGTCACGCCAACGACGGTGATGGAGGCGGTGGTCAGGTTCGGCGGCTTGATGGCCACCTTCTGCTGCTTGCCGCCCACCAGCAGAGCGGCCATTTCGCCCTGATTGAGCGGCGGGATCTTCACCTTCGCCACCCGGCCGCGGCCGCGACGCTCCGGCTCGGCTGGCGCGCGGGTGACCTTGGGTGGCCGCCCCCGGCGGCGCGGTGCCGGATCCGGCAGGGCGAGTTTTCCGACGAGGATCGTCGGCTCCACACTGCCGTTGCCGCGGCCGCGTTTCGTCGTTTTGGTCTCGAGCAGCATCGTGTTTTCCTTGGTTGGTGGTTGAGGATCAGGCTCAGGCCCTCCCTGTGCCGACCACGCGAAGCAAGCGTAGGTCGGCGGCAAAGGTCTGACGGTAGTAATCGAGAATTTTGGCCTGCAGATCAGGCTTGGTCGTGCACGCCTTGCACAGGCAACTGGTGACGATATCCATGCCCTCAGCCGTGTTGGCGCGCATGGCATCGAGGCTCGGCCGCAGGATGATGAACCGCCAGGGCGGCAGGGTCGCGGTGAAGCCGACGTCGCAGAGCAGGCAGATCGTCTGGCTAGGTCGGTTTTCGATCTCCTTCAGCGCCTGTTCCACCAACCGGCAGTCGGCGCGGATGTCGGCATCGGCCTTGGCCTGGCCGAGCATGATCGGCAGGAAGGTCTCCGGGCCATAGAAATGGATTTCCCATACCCCCTGCCCGACCGTCTGAATGCCCTGCAGAGCCGCTTGCAGACGGGTTTTCGTCTGGACTGGTTCGCCCAGGTCGCGCTTGCGCTTTGCCTCGCCCATTAGGACACCTTGACCACGAGGAACGGCGCGCCGTTGCGCAGTTCGGCGCCCTCGATCACCTCGCCGTCGGTGACCATCGCGTCGTTGAGCGCCTTCTTGTCGATCACCTTGGGTGGCTGGATCCAGAACCGGTCGGGGATTTTCTTCTCGTCGATGACCTGGGCGCCCTGCCTGCCGCCCTGCACGCGCGCATCGGCCACGGTTGAGCGGAATTTCCCGCCCGGGAAGAGCTCGGGGAGTTCGATCATGATGTTCAGCACCGCGTTGCGGCAGGCCTCGGCCTTGCGCAGCCGGCGGCGCCGGCGCTCGGTGAGGTTCTTCTCGCGCTCCTCGATCATAGCCGCCTCGTGGCGCGCCTCGTCGCCGGCGAGCAGCAGCGCCTGCATGATCTTCGGCACATTGGCGCCGGCGCCTTTCAGCACCTCCATGAGCTGTGCGGCGTCGGTTTCCGGATCCATCTCATCCGGCTTCTCGGGCAGCGCGCTGAGTTGCTGCAGCGCGATTTCCATCATTTTCATAACCTGCCATCCGGACGGCGCGTCGACCGGTGACTTCAGTGTTTCCGACATGCGAACTCCTGCTTATTGGACGGTTTTGCCTTCGCTAGACATGGCTTCCTGGTAGGTTTTGGTGAGCATTTTGGTCATCAGGAGAAAGCTCACTTCGGCGTTGTTGCCGTAGGTGAACACCTGATCTGCCAGATGCATCATCAAGGCGATGGCCGCGTGGTTCCGGTAGATCCCATCGATCCCATTGAGCTTCGTGATCAGGCCGTTCATTAACCGCGTGACATCCTCGGCGATCTCGGGTGGAATGTTTGACGGCATCATAGCCTATCCAAAAGGGACGAATTTACGCACTATGACCATGCCGGCTTGTCAGTCAATGGCCGAATTGGCCGCGAAATTCGCGCAGCGTCGCTGCCGCTGTGGCCAGCCTGCCGTTGTGGTGCGCCCGGGACGCGATGAATTGCGGCAAATGTTCCTGCTTTCGCGGGCGGTTCCTGATCGCAATCTTTGTGCCTATCATGCTGGGCTACTCGGCAATTCGGAGGCTGCCCGCGCGTCGTCGGGGCAGGATAATTGAGCATGGCACTTGTCGCGCCTCCGTCACGCACCGTCGTTCCTGAAACGCCATCCGCTGATGGTGTGTTCGAGCGACGGCGCGAATTACTGCGCCAGAAGGTCGAAGGAATGGACTGGGCCATGCAGGCCGCCATCCGGCCATTTGCGTTGTTCAGCCAACCCTTGGCCGCGGCGCTGCGGGCCACCAATGTCGATGGCCAGCCGATGCTCACCGAGCAGCAGTTCCAGGACATTCTGGGCGGCTTCGAGCGACTGACTTCGAAAATCGACGAACTCAAGGTAGACGTGCTCGACGAACTGGAGAAGCTGTTCGCGCTGACCGGCCAGAGCATGCCGGTAAACCTGAGGCAAGACTTCACACGAACCCAAGGGAAGGACCCGACATGACGACTGTTGTCATCCGCAACGCGACGATCACCGGCGATATCGACATGGGCACGGGCGGTACCGGGCCGGTTGATCCTGGTTATGGCATGCCGACGCCGCCCTCACAGATTTGGGGCGGTCGCCCGCCCGCCGGTAATTGGCCTGGCTGGGGGCCGCCGCCAGCGTGGTGGCCGGGATTTCCCGCGCACCCGATCCCGCCCACCGTCTGGCCGAACCCGCCCGGAGGTGGCGGTCAGCCTCCCGGTGGCGGTCAGCCGCCGCTCGGCACCTGGGGTGGTTCCTCGCCATGGCCGGGCTACGCCACCCCACCGATCTACACGCCTCCGCCCGGCATCTGGGGCGGCCCGATCGACCCGTATCCGGATATCGGCTTGCCGCCGTGGCAGCCGCCGCCGGGCGGGCCGCCTGGTGAAAAGCCACCGAGTTCCGGTTCGAGTGGCCACTGGGAGTGGGGCTGGAGCTTCGGCATAGGTTGGCATCCGGTGTACGTGCCGGGCGACAAACCGACGCCGATCCCACCGCCGGGAGGGGGCGGTGGAAATGGCGGTCCGCCGCACATCTCCGGTGGTCCGATCGATCCGTATCCCGACATCGGCGGGCCGGGACCGCAGCCGCCAACGGGTGGCGGACAGCCTCCTGGCGGCAACCAGCCGCCACAGGTGCAGCACCCGGACGTGGGTATTCCACACCCAACGCCAGAACTCTGATCGACGATGGAGACGCGCCCTTCGGGGCGCGCCTTCAATCAATGACACCGAGTTGGGCGGGAAATCTCGATCAACGCTTGTCGTGCATGCCAGGCGTTATATCGACCACGTTGACCACGGCGGCAGCGCCATTGGCCGCACGGGCCGCCGCCACCTGGGTCTCGATCGGCACCGTGACATACGGGAAGGCCAGAGCATTGCCGCCCGCCTCGCGCTGCCAGATGTGCAGCGCCACGCGATCGATGACGCGGGCCCAGAAATCAACCGGTGCAGGGGGGATCATGCAGGTCTCCGTGGCTGATGCCGTTTGACGCCAATGCCACCGAAGCCTTTCTGTCGAAGCGTGTCGAGGCCGAGCGCGAGCTAGGCCGCCGCAGCTTCTACGATTTTTATCAGATGAGCTGGCCGATTATCGATGCCGCTCAGTTCGTTCCTGGCAAACATATCCGGGTCATCAGCTATCATCTGCAGCTTGCCGCCCGCCGCGAGATCCGCAAGCTGCTGATCTGCATCCCGCCGCGCTACTCGAAATCGCTGCTGTGCAGCGTCGCCTTTCCGGCCTGGGTGTGGACCTGGTGGCCGAGCGCCAAGTTCATCACCTGCAGCTTCGATCAACGTCTGGCGGGTCGCGATAGCCTCGCCACACGCCGCCTGGTCGAGCACCCCTGGTATCGCGCGCGCTGGCCCGAGGTACGCCTGCAGCGCGACCAGAACCAGAAGATGTTCTACCAGACCACCGCCGGCGGTCAGCGCTTCGTCGGCTCACCCCAAACAGGCGTTACCGGGCACGGCGCCGATTTCGCCGAGTTCGACGATCCGCACGATGTGGTCAACGCGGAGAGCGAGGCCGATCGTATCCGGGCGATCTCGTTCTGGTTCGAAAGCATGAGCTCGCGGTTCAACGATCCCGAGCAGGGCGTGTCGATCGTTGTCGGCCAACGGGTGAACCAAAGCGACGTGCAGGGCGAGTGCATTCGCCGCGGCTACCACCACGTCATCCTGCCGGCGCGCTACGAGCCCGACCATCCGGAGCGGCACGGCTACGACTGGCGCAAGACGCCGGGCGAGCCGCTGTGGCCGGAGAAGTTCACCGACGGCGTACTTGAGGGGCTGTGGGAGACGCTGCGCGACTACGCCGTCGCCGGCCAGCAGCAGCAGCGCCCGACCGCGCGCGAGGGTGGGCTCTTTAAGCGCGAGTGGTTCGAGATCGTCGACACCATGCCCGACGAGATCACCTGGGCGCGCGGCTGGGACTGGGCGGGTACGGAGAAGTCGATCAAGGCCGACCCCGACTGGTCGGTGGGCGTGAAGCTCGGCAAGCACAACGCCACCAATGTCATCTACATCGCCTCGGTGGTGCGGTTTCGCGCGGATCCGGGCGGCGTGCAGCAGCGGGTCAAGGCGGTGGCCCAGCAGGACGGCCCAGCCACCAAGGTCGCCATCCCGCAGGATCCGGCCCAGGCCGGCAAGTTCCAGGCCCAGCAATACGTCACCCAGGTGCTGCCCGGCTATCCGGTGACGGCGATCCCGCAGTCGGCCACCAAGATGGACCGCGCCGATCCGTTCGCCGCGCAGTGCAAGATGGGCAACGTGAAGATCTACCGGGCCAACTGGAACGATATGTTCCTCGATGAGCTGACCTCGTTCCCTGCGGGATCGCACGACGACCAGGTCGACGCCGTGGCGCTCGGCTACATGCTGCTGATGGACAACACCACCGGCATCCTCGACTTCATGCGCCAATCGGCATTGGCCTCGCGCGCGCCGATGGTAGCGGTTCCGACATGGCACCCGTCGCCATGACGCCGGAGCTCTGGGCGGTCACCCTGGTGGTGGTCGGCCTGGTGCTGGTCGTCGTGATCCAGGATCTGCGGCTGGCCGGGCTTCGCCGCCGCCACGCCAACCTGGCGGCGGAGACCATCCAGATACTGCGGCTGCACCAGGATTACCTTGCCGGCCTCGATGCGCGGCTCCGCGCGCTCGGCTCGCGCACCCCGAGCGACCAGCCGATCCCGACCGCCGACGAGATGGCCGAGGGGCGGTGGCAGCGATGATGACCCGGTTCATGGCCGAGCAGCCGGAGCTCTACCGCGGCACCTCCGTGGGTGACGGCAACTGCATCGCTTTCGTCCGGCGGGTGGCACGGATGCCGGACCCCCAGCGCTGGCGCCGCGGTCCCAGGGTGCGCGGCGGCGATCTGAGCCCGGGCACCGTGATCGCCACGTTCACCTCGAACGGCACCTACGGCAACCAGCTCGATGGCCGCTCCCACGCTGCCATCCTGATCGCCGAGAACAGCGACGGGCTGCTGGTGTGGGACCAGTGGTTCGGCCAGACGGTGCACCAGCGGGTGATCCGGTTTCGCGGCGGCCAGGGCGAGGCGATCAACGACGGCGACCAGTTCTTTGCCATCCAGGCCGTGGCCGATGCATGATAACCCGCACATTGCCATGGGCTTGGAGGATTACGATGAGCGAGACGTACGAGGCCGACGCGAAGTTCCGGGTGTTCGAGAACGCCGCCAAGGCTGGGCTGCTGGTGCGGATCCACTACATGCAGACGGTGCCAAAGGACCCGGCGCTGCCCGAGCACATCCGTGAGCAGGGCATCCGGACCATCATGGACGGCTACCCGGTGGCGCTGTCGAAGACCGAGCTGTCGATCTCGCAGGCTGGCGCCCAGGGGCTTGAGCCGGCCGACCTGGCAGCGCTGCGCAAGGTGGTGCCGCTCAGGACCATCCCGCGCGATCGGGTGCTCAGCGTGAACCTGATCGGCGAAACGACAGCATCGCTGCCAAAGACCGACGAGGACTGGAAGCCGCCGGAAGCGGCCTGATTGATGCCCTCGCAGACCGGGATCATAGAGCGCTGGCGGGAGCTCACCCTGCGGTGCGAGGTCTTGGCCGCGCGCTGCATGGCCGATCCCGCCGTCGCGGCCCTCGAGGGGATCGAGCCCGAATACGAGACGGGAGACGAGTTCGCGACCTTCGGCGGCCGCGGCGAACGCCAGCCGCGGAACGAACTGGCCGCCTGGTTGCGTGGCACCACGCGAAGGCATATAAATCAGTCCATCTGGCAATACCGGATAATCGAAACGATTGGCGGCCAGGTGTATCTCGCGCTGATCGCCTTTAACGGGGAGGACGAAGTCCCGTGAGCACAGGGGCAGACGGCCACAGCGATGGCGCCTACGAGTTCGACTGCCAGGACTGTGGCCGTCACGTCATCATGTTCATGCGGGGCGGCAACAGTCCCACGCACTGCTCTAGCTGCGCGTGGGTCAATGAGTTCATTGAGGGCGCCGAGCAAGCCGAGGTGCGCCAGTTGTTGGGCGTTCCGCTCAAGTCTTCGCTTCATGAAGTGCTACGGCCCACGCCGCGGGAGGCCTATCGCGACGACAGCTATCTGCCGCGCCATTGTGACCGCTGCCAGAAGGTGTATCGCGGGCCGGCGGTCTATTGCTCGCTCGACTGCGCCATGGCCGATGCCTGAGAACACCGGCGCTGGCCGGCGGGGTGACATGCTGCGTCAGGTGGCCGAAGCGGTCCGGCGACGCAAATACGCCCAGGACGGCTTTAACCGCTACCAGCGCGATGGTCTGAACCCGGCCTGGATCAGTTGCGGGTTCTGCTCGGGCCAGACGATCTTCCTTCAGGCCCAATTTCGCCAGCACATCTGTTGCGTGATGTGCGGTGCCCAGATGATTGCAACGAGGAAGATGAACCAACGGACTTTGACGCCCATGGTGGTGATGGAAGCGATCACGCCGGGGCCGCCCTACCGGGAGTGGAGTTGGGATCCGTGATCCTGTTGAGCGCGTGGCCGACGCTCCCGGAGATCGAGGCGGCCATCGAGAAGAACGTGAGGTTCTTCGTCGACCTCGACCTGGCGGGAGATCGCGAGAAGCAGGCGGCGCAGATCGCCTTGGCGGCCCAATCGGTGCTGAGATTGTTCCAGGCCTACCAGCGATAGGAGCACCACGCATGATCAAGGCCACGGCAAAGCACAATGGCCGGGACGCCCTCCTGGTGGGCTTGTCATTTGCCAACCTCGACAGGTTTCGCGCCGAGCCGGCTGACACGTACATCACCATCAAGGGCGATGAACTCGGCCTGTCGCATGACGTGATCATCTTCTCGGGCCGCACCGAGGCCGACCTGCTCGACCTGCTGAGTTCGGGTTTCAGGGAAACCACCAAGGTGGCGGTTGCCGACAGGCTGAAGAACTAGCGATGAGCGACAAGCCGATCTACCGCTTCGCGGTCATGCTGGTGATGGAGACGGATGACCCGCGGCTGGCGCCCGAAGCGATCAATCAGGCGATGACCAGCGCCGATAGTGTCACGGCGCTGCGCGGTGCCTTGATCGAGCATCTGCCGGGTGCCGTGCGGCGGGTCGCCGCGGTGTTTCCGGTCGAGCACGCCGAGGCGCTGGTGCTGCTGCACGAGGCGGTCGGCGACGAAATCGCACAATCCCTGCGCGCGAAGGGGATCGATGTCGACGTCAGCTTTAACCGGCCGCCTGCCGACTATGTGCCGCCGACGACGGAGTGAACGGTGACCACCCGCTTCAAGCCCTGGATGTGCAGCGAGTGTGGCCACGTCATGGATGCGGCATCGCATCTGACCAAGGAGGTCGAGCCGAAGGAGGGCGACTTTTCGATCTGCATCAACTGCGGCAAGCCGTATCGGCTAGCTGGCTGGAAGTGGCGGCCGGCAACGTCGGCCGACCTGGCAGAGCTGCCTCCGGAAAGCCGGCGCGAACTCGCCATGCTGCAGGCCGCCCGCGACATGGCGGGGCTCGGCGATCTCAGAGAACGCGGTGGCCGGGCATGACCGACGAATTCGTCAAACAGACCTGCCGCCCAGGCGCTGGCGCTGCGTCCTGCCGCTACCTCTCTATGGGCGCTCGCGGCTGGGGTTGCGAGAAGCTGACGGCGATGAAGGCGTATCTGGACCGCCGGGTCGCGTCTGGCACGTTCACCGCGCAGGGCGATAACTGTCCAGGTGTGGCGCAAAACGACGGGGTGGGAGGATGATCTGGCTGGCCATCTTAGCGGCGGCCTGCGTCGCGCTATCCGTGGGCAACCTGCTGATTTTGGTCATCCTGTCCCGCCGCCTTCGGCAGGTCATGCGGTTGCGCAACGTGCTGCTGCATCTCTGCGTCGACACCTGGGTTGCCGGTCCCTGGGCGACGCAAGCGCTGCGTCCGTTCATGACGATCACCACCCACGACCGGCTGCGATAAACAAGGAACCAGCGATGCAACTGCACCCATCGACGTTCGAATACCTGATGCCGACCGAGGCGCAGAAGGCGCAGATGCAGCGCTGCCGCAACGCGTTCTCGATGTTCGTCTCCCTGATCGACCAGGAACTGCCGAACGGCCCGGACAAAACCTTCGTGCTGCGCCAGCTGCGTGACACTGCGATGTGGTGCAACGTTGCGATCACGAGGCATGCCGATGGGGCACCGCGTGGCGACGACAACGCTTTCTGACCGGCCGCGCTCGCACGAGCATCGCCGCTTCGTCGGCTCGCTGCGCTGCATGGTCTGCTACGCCGATCCGCCCTCCGACGCGCACCACCTGAAGTTCCAGCAGCCTCGGGCGATGAGCCTGAAAGCCGGCGACCAATGGACGGTGCCGCTCTGTCGGCGCTGTCACACCCTCGTTGAGCTCGCCGGCGACGAGGCCGGATGGTGGCGTTCCCTCGAAATCGATCCTATCCCGCTGGCGACCGAATTGTGGCAGCTTTCGCTGGAACGAACCGGAGGAACGGTCGATGGATCTGCACCTACAGGAACCAGCGGTGGTTGAGCGGACGATCTTCGTCGAACAGGGCGACGGACCCAATCAGCAGATGAAGGTGGTCGTCACCGGCGCCTTCGACGCCACCATGCTCGAGGCGCTGGCCAACTTCGTGACCCGCCAGAAGCGGCGCATGGGCCGCCAGGAGAAACCGTCGTGACGATTATTCTGGTCATCCTGATCATTCTGCTCGTCTGCGGTGGTGGTTGGGGCTATCGCGCCGGCTGGTACGGCGGCCCTGCTGGCGGCTTTGGCGGCCCCGTCGGCATCATCCTGGTGGTCGTGCTGCTCCTGCTGATCTTCGGCGCCATCGGCGGCCCGCATTATCATTGGTGGTAAATGCCCTACGTCATGGAAATCGCCGCTGATCCGGTGCCGCTCAACGATGACGACCAGGCCAAGCACCTGATCGATCTGGTGAGGGGCCGAGCGCCCATGCGCTTCCTCAAGCGCTTCGATCCGGAGGCAAATGGCGGCCTGGGCGAGGTGGTCATGACCAACGACCTCACCCAGGCCATGCTGTTCCAATCCGTCGGGGATGTCCTGTCGCTGTGGAACACCCAGTCCGCCACTGTCCCGTTCCGTGATGACGGCAAGCCGAACAAGCCGATGACCGCCTTCACCATCTCCCCGCGCCAGGTCACGGCGCATCGGACCGGCTTTGTCTGAGCCGAAACCCGACAGCGCCGAGGCGCTGCCGTTCCCGCTGTCGGGTCGTCCGCGCTGTGCCAAACGCCCCCATTTGGAATGCATCGACGGGTGTGAATACGGCCTGGCGGGCCCGTGCGGGCACGATGCGGCCGGCGTCCCCACTGTTGAAATGACCGGAACCGCGTGACTATGGTCCCCCCAGGGCCGGCGCTTGCCGGCGTTCCCGGGGGAAACCGCCGATGCCGGACCCGCTTTATTCCGACCGCTGGACGCAGATGTTCCTCGTGACGCCCTCGCCTGGACCGCTCACCGGACCGAACCTGCCACAGCGTAATGCGCCAACGGGCAATGTGACCTCGGCCTCCGGCTTCATGGTCGATGTGGCTGGCACGGTCACCATCGAGCCGCTGAACAGCACGGTCCCGGTGACCATCCCGGTGCAACCCGGCGTGCAGTACCACATCGCGTTCAAACGGCTGCTCGCGGTGGGCACCGTGACCACCGTGTGGGGCGCGCGCTAGGTGGCGCTGACGCCATCATCCTGGCAGTCCCCCAACCGTCCCTGGAACGTGCCAGGCCTGAACCGCGACAATGCGCAATCACGGCCGATCGACCCAGGGTTGATCCAGCGGATTTCCGGCCAGGTGCGGAACTGGTTCGGCCTGAACCAACCGGGATCCACCGAGCTGCCATTCTTCCCGCCGGGGCGGCCGCTGGATCCGGTGGCGCCAGGCGCCGGTGGCCGGCGCTTCGACTATCCCACCAGCACCAATACGATCTACACGCCGCGGTCCTACGAGCCGATCAGCTTCGACCTGCTGCGCTGCATCGCCGATCCGGCGCTGGGCGGCTACGACCTGATCCGGCTGGCGGTGGAAACCCGCAAAGACCAGATCGGCAACCTCAAGAAATCCATCCTGCCGCGCAAGACCAACGACATGGACACGCGGCCGAAGGCCGATGCGCGGTGCGAGAAGCTCGAGAAGATCTTCGAGCGGCCCGACGGCGAGACCGACTGGCAGCAATGGGTCGCGCAACTGACTGAGGAACACCTGGTCATCGATGCGGCGACGCTGATCCGCAAGAAGGCGCGCGACGGGTCGACCATCGGCATCGAATTGATCGACGGCGCCACCATCAAGCCGCTGCTGAACTACGATGGCCGGATGCCGACCGAAGGCCCGGCATTCCAGCAGGTGCTGAAGGGCATCGTCGCAGCCGACTTTACCAAGGATGAGATGCTCTACGCGCCCAGAAACCGGCGCGTGCACAAGGTCTACGGCATGAGCTGCGTCGAGCAGGTGCTGGTGACGGTGAACATCGGCCTGCGGCGCCAGGCGCAGCAGCTTGCCTACTTCACTGACGGCACCATCCCCGACGCGGTCTGGCAGGTGCCGACGACCTGGTCGACGCAGCAGATCGCCGAGTTCCAGGCCTACTGGGACACCATCGTCAACGATGCGGTAACGCGGCGTAAAATGCGCTTTGCCCCGGGCGGCGTGACGCCGGTGATGACGCGGCCGCCGGAGGCGTTGGTCGATCAGTTCGACGAGTGGCTGGCCCGCATCATCGCGTTTGCCTTCTCGCTCCCGCCGACCCCGTTCGTGCGCCTGGTCAACCGCGCGACCGGCGAGACGATGTACGAGGAGGCGCTGCAGGAAGGCCTGATGCCGCTGATGCAGTGGATCAAGGGCCTGATCGACAGCATCATCAAGAACTGGTTCGGCTTCGACGACATCGAGATGGTCTGGGACGATGTGCGCAAGATCGACCCGGCCGAGAAAGAGCAGCGCGACGTCGTCCTGGCCAACGAGGGCGCGATCAGCCTCGACGACATCCGCTCCGAGCGCGGCATGGAGCCGCTGGGCGTTCCGGCGTTCATCAAGGGCATCGGCCCGATGGGCTTTATGAGCATCGAGGGCGTCAAAAAGGTCATCGCCAACGGGTGGGACGTCACCGGCCTGCCGCAGGTTCAGCCGGGGATGGAAGGCGCCGGCGTAGCTGGTGCTGGCCCTGACGGCCAGAACGTCGACCAACTCGTCGAAGGCCTGCCGCCAGAGATCCTCGAGGCGCTGGGGATCGATCCCACCGAGGTTGGCGGGGGCGCCCTGGCGCAGCAGGCCGCGCCCGGTGGCACCGACTTCGGCGGCGGCACCCAGACCGGGCCACCGCCGGACAGCGCCGGCGATCAGGTCACCTCGCCTGGCGGCAACGTCGTGCCGTTCCACCAGCATCCCGGCGTGCGCGCGGCCCTGGCCGAAGGCGAGCGGCAGGCGCGGCATCATGCAGCGAGGATGAAGGGCGGCCAGCGATGAGCGAGCCGGTCATGAAGCTGGTGGGGATCGTCGTCAACATTGGCGAATACCAGCAGATCTTCGACATCCGGGACTTGAGCGTCCAGGAGGGGTTGTGGATCGTCTATCAGCTGAACCAGCGGATCTATCAGCTGCAGAAGCTGCGGTCGCCGAACAGCAAGATCATTTACCCGGGCGGCAAGAAGCGGGACATGCAGTTGCTGCCCGCGCTGATCGAGGAGCGAAAGCTCGGCGAGATTTTCGAAAACGGAGATCTTCGCAGGATCGAGCTGAAGACCGAGAACTGGCAGTGGTCGCAGACCGGCAACGTCTGCGTTGAGCACGAAAGCTACGGTCGCCCGTCCGGCATCGCGGCAACCGATGCGACGTGCTGGACGCAGCAATTGTGCCGTGATGGCAAGACGCTGCTCTGGCTGATGTTTCCCCACGCGTCGTTGCTGGCGTTGGTGGAGCAGGCCAAGCGTAACCGCGGCAAGCGAGAAGGCGGTGATGACCATCAGTCGAAGATGACGGTGGTGCCGCTGTCGGAAATCCTGCGCTGGCTGCGCGGATCCTCCTCATGGTCGCTGACCTCGCCGTGGCAGTACGGTCGCTGCGCGCACTGCGGAAAATGAGCCATGGTGTTAAAGCGTGACACCAAGCCACTGACCGAGGCCGAGCACCGCCAGCGACAGGAGGCGGCCGAGGCGTCGGCCAAGGCCAGGCACCGCGCGGAAACCGCGCCGTCGGTGCAGCAGGGCTCGACCGGCACCCCCTCTCGCGCAGCCGTCGGATTATTCCGCCAGGGCCAGTCGCGTCCCGGCGGCGGCCGGGCCGGGGGTGGCCTGTGGGACACCCGCACCTCCGAGGCGACGCTCGGCTCGGTCAACGCTCGTTTCCGGCTGCACTTTCCGGACGCCTACCGCGGTGAGCCACACGAACTGGCGCCGCCGGTCAAAGGGCGCCCGCTGGTGGCCGAAGGCCTGGGCGAGCCGATGCCGGGCAAGAAGATCGGCGGCTCGCGCTACCGGGCCGTGGGCGCGCAGCTCCACCGCGACCTGGTGATCGAGAACCCCGGCACCTTCACCGAGGCGCTCCGCCACCCGAAGATGCGGGAGATCCTGCAGCGCTCGATTGGTGTGGTGCGTGAGCACCAGGCGGGCACCGTCGAGCGGGGCTACAAGGAGCGCCTGATCCCGCCGACGACGCCGAGGGGGCTGGCGGCGCGGGCCTACAAGCACGCCGCCCTGATGGCCCTGCACCGGGCGGGCGTCGGCGATTACGACTTCCACATGGATCCGGAGGCCAAGCGGCAGTTCCGCGGGCTCGAGCGGTTCATGCGATTTGCGCATAGGCGGGTGTTCGACCGGCTGCACACCGAGGCGCCGGCGGCGACGTACGAGCCCTTCAAGCAGCAATTCGGCCAGCCCTTCCGGTCTCGCAAGCGGGGACGACTGATGGACGTGCCACGGTATCGCATGAGGCCCAACGAGAGATTTGTGAAGCTGGCCAAGGGCTGGACCAACGCGACAGGGGTGATCCACTCCCCCGGGCGCGGCCCGACCGATCAGGGCGACCAGGGTCACCAGCCGATCGACGTCACACGTGAAACATTGGACAGGATTGCTGGCGCATCCCGCAAGCTGCGGTTCAGCCCCAAACTGCACGTGAAGCACGCCGCCCGCCAGGTCGAGCACCACCTGCTCGGCAAGCGCTGGGACAACACCAAGCACCCTCGTGAGCACACCGGGCAGTTCGCTTCCAAGACCGCCGAGCGGGTCGGCGGCTTTGCCGGGGGTGGTGTGGGCGCAGCCGGCGGCACCTATCTCGGCTACCGCCACGGCGCGGACGCCGGCGCCTGGCTGGGCCGCAAGACCGGCATCGCCTATGGCCGGGCAGCTGACGCCATCCGCGGCAAACGCGGCATTGCCTCGCAGGCCGCCGAGAGCGCCGAAATGGCGGGCGCCAGGATCGGCCGCCACCTAGGCCACAACCGCGGCATGCTGCTCGGCGCCGCGCTGGTCGGCATCCCGTCGGCGCTGGCCGGTCGGTATGTCGGGGCCAAGCTCGACCGGCTGCTCAGCCGCCGGCGGGCCAAAAAGGCTGGCAAGCTCGAGCAGTGGCGCCGGCTCAACGAGGGCATCTCGGTACGACCAACCTCGCGGAAGCAACTCAAGCACGCCTTCCGCAACGCCCGGAGTGCCAGCGGCAAGATCGGCGCCGCGCATGCGTTCGTTCGCGGCGAGCTCGGCAAGAGGGCGTCTGCAGCGCAAATAGCTCCACCGATCGCTTTTGCGATGCAGCCGGACCCGGAACTGCGCAAGGTCAGCGGCAGCTTCTCGCTGTCCGACCCGTTCTCCGAGCCACAGTTTGGCGACTACACCTCGAGCCCGGCCATGATGCTGCGCCGCGCCATGCGCCCGCGCATGCGCCACCGCCGCGCCACCCTGCGGCTCAACACCCAGCGCGGCCTGCGCCATGCGCTGTCCGGCGGCGTTACCCGTCAGGAGCGCTGGCAGCTCGGTGCCGGTAGCGGCTTCGGCAAGGGTGAGGCGCTGGACAAGTCGTTTGGCTCGATCGCCGGGTCGGCCATCAAGCTCGGCACAAAAGTTGGTCGCGGACTTGGTCGCGGTGCCGTCCGCGCCGGCCAGGAAGCCAAGGCGACCTGGAAGGAAGAGGGCATCAAGTCGGCGCTCGCTCCCGCCCACGTGGCGGGCCGGATGGCCGGCGCCGCGGTCGGGGGCGCGCGCGGAGCCAAGATCGGCGGCGCGGCCGGGCTGGCCTCCGACTACGTGCCGCTTGCCTACACGGCGTACAGTCTTGGTCGCCAAGCCATGAAGCCGCCGGAGCCAAAGCCGCTCGGCAAGGGCGTCATCGGCGATGCCGCCAACCTTGGTCGGCGGATCTCGAGCCGGGTGTTCGCCCATCCGCGCGTGGTTGCCGCGGTGGACGAGGCCAGGGCACTCGGCGGCCTTATGCCGAAAACGCATGGCTACCGCTTGGGCCGCACGATGGGCGCCGCGATCGGCGGCGAGCGTGGCGCCAGGATCGGCGGCCATGTTGGTCGTGCTGCCGGCCTGGCGCCGGTTGCGCTGGTCGGGGGCGGCCTGATCGCCAGCCGCAAGAAGCGCGACGAAGCGATCAACGAGAAGATCAAGCAGTTCCAGCACGTGGCCGATCCGCTGCTTGGCAAGGCGTTCGGCCCTGCGACGATCGTCCGCGCCGTGCACAAACCGATCGCGGCGCTTTCGCGTCATATCGTTCGGGGCGCGCGCAAGCATCCCGCGATCGCCGGCTTGGCGGCCGGTGCCGCGGCATTGCCGGCGGCGCATTACCTGCAGCGCCATCCCGGCGAGCGGACGATGATGGGCGCCGTTGCCGGCGGTCTCCTGGCTGCCCGGCTCTCGCGCGGACGCAGCGCGGCGAAGTTGCTAAGATCAGGGATCGGTAAGGTTCGGGCCTCGCGGACGGCTGTCGCCGCGGGTGCAGCGTTGGGAGGAGCGACAGCGGCATCCGCAGGTGTGCTCGGTCGGCATAACCGGTTCGAGGATCTGCCCAATCCCGCCAACCCTTAGTAGGAGGCTCCTATGGCTACCGCCATGCTTCTCGCTCCGACCGCCAACGCCCCGTACCTGACGCGGCTCGGCAATACCTACACGGCCGACGAATACGGCGTGATCCGCGACGTGCCGTCAGGCACCGAGGTGACCGATCTGCAGTCGATGGGCTGCTCGCTGGTCCAGCCAGGTCGCTACCCGATCTTCGCGCTGAGCGGTGCGGACATGACCAAGACCACCGACCAGCAATTCTCCAGCACGCTTGGTCCGGCCAACTGGTATTCGCTTTCCAAGGTCGTCATCACCGGCGCCACCGGGCCGATCACGTCGGTGGTCGGCGGCATCTACACCCAGCCGGAAAAGGGTGGCGAAGCGGTGGTGGCTGATGGCCAGAACTTCGCGTTGGATGGCGCCACCGAGGGCGAGATGGTGGTGGCAACACTGGCACCGATCTGCGCCACGCAGTGCTTCAAGGGGCCGCTCTACCTGTCGCTGAGCACGCCGCTGAGCGAGCACGAAACCTGCGACATCTTCGTCTACGGCGACGTGATGGCGCTGTAGGCGCCGCAACCAACCGATCGAGCCAACAAGGAGATCGCGATGAGTGGAACCCGAACCGGCACGCAGCCGCCTGCCGCACCTCCGCCGCCCGCCACGCCACCCGCTGCCACTCAGCCTGCCGGCCAGACGCAGGCCCAGGTAGAGGGCGATGCGCGCGAAGCACAGGGCCAGGGCAGTGGCGCACCAACCAACGGCAACGGCGCACCAACCAACGGCTCCGATGCAACAGGCAACCTGGAAGAGCGGCTGAACAAAGGCCTCGAGCGCATCACCGCGTTCCTCGACAAGGCCGCGGCGAGCGCCCGCGGCGAAGAGGAAGAGGAACCGGCCGAGGCTAAGCTCCGCAGGGAAGCCATGGACCGGCTGGAGAAGGTCATGGCGCACCTGAACGCCGCGTCGATGGAGCTTGGCCAACTCCGCAGCAAGATCGGCTCGACCCAGTAGCCATGGCCGATCCGCCCAAACCCGCGCCACCAGCACGGGTCGCCGCCACCGCCGGCGATCGGGGCTATGTGCCTGACTTCGATCCCGGCAAATCGAGCCTGACCGGCGAGAAGGTCCAGGTTGTCCCGGTGATGCAGCGCCAGGGCGACGTGGCCTCGCCGGCCATGGTCGAGGGCATCACGATCCGCCCGGCCAAGGTGATGACCGCCGCCGAGGCGCGCAACACCATGGCGCGCATCATCACCGACATGCTGGTGTGGATCGACGGCTGGCCGCACGACCTTCACGGCGAAGAGGCCTATGTGCTGGAGATCTTCCGGGAGATCGCCACGCGGCGGAAACTGCGCACCCAGGCGGGGTTGCACGACCAGGACATCGTGGCCGACGACATCGACAAAGCGCACTACGAGCCAAAGCCATGAACGTCGTCGTTGTCCTGCTCGGGGTGATCATCGTCATGCTGGTGCGCTATCACGTCGCCTGGTAGGCGTCTGTTCCACTGGCTACGCCATCTGCTGCACCTCCAGCCGATCGAGGTCGTCACGGAGCGGCGCAACGGTGATCTCTGGATCGGCGCGCGCTGCGTGATCTGCGGCCGCACCGCGGGCTGGCATCACGCGCGGTTTCGCTGACCGCTGCCGGTCGGGGGATCAATCCCGACCTCCCATGTTGGATTTTCACGGGACCGCGCCGGCCGGCCTTTCCTGGTCCGCACTGCCAGGCGGTATCGGCCGACACGAGGCAGTGGTGGAATGTTGCAATCATTAGAGCTTTCCGGCAAAACTTGACCCAATGCGGCCAGAGAGCCGCTTTTTTTGTGGGGAACCGCCGACGTTGCTTCTTGCCAAGCATACGCCCGGGCAACCTCTCTCAGAAGCTGAACACCGCCAGCGGCGCGAGGCCGCGCGCGCGCGATGGGCGGCAGCCGGCAAGACTGCGGCGATCGGCGCGGTCGGCGGCGGCCTCATCGGTGGCTTCCGCGGCGCTATCCTGAGTGGTGGCAGCGAACGCGCAGCGTCCCTCGCAGCGAGCGCCGAAGGCCTGCGCCAAGCCTATGTCGCGCGCGCTGCCGAGGAAGCCAGGCGCCGCGACAAGCGCGATGTCGTCCAGCGCTTTTACGAACGCCAGATGCGCCAGACGCCGGAAGCCGAGGCGCAGACCACGCTGGCCGAGGCGATCGAAAGCCTGCGCAACCCCTATGCCCGCGCCCAGCGACCGGCGCGGCGCCCGGTACGCGAGCCGCCGATCGTCGGCAACACCACCAACCACCTGGTCTATACGCGCCTGGTCTGGAAGGCCGAGCGCAATCTGAAGCTCGCCCGCAACAAGATCGAGGCTCTGGTGCGGGCCAACATGGCCGCCGGCGACGACCGCGAGGCGGCCGAAGCGGAACCGACCGTGCGCAGACTGCGCGTCGAACTCGCCTCGACCGAACGCGAACTCAAAGACCTCAAGCGGCTGCGGGATCGGGCCGCCACCATCCAGTCGCGTGCCGAGCACACCCGTACGCCGACCAGGCGGCGCGGCAAGGAGATCGCCGAGCCGAAGACCCAGCGGGTGAAGGCGAACGTGGTGCGCCAGACCCGGGGTGGCGAAAAGGAGGAGATCGAGGCCGGCCGCGGCCGCACGGAACGCGCGGATCTACGGGCCGAACTGGAGCGCCGGCTTGCCCAGCACGACATCAAAACCGAGCGCTTCAAGGCAGCCGCCGAGCGGCGCACCATCACCGAGACCGCCGAGGCGGTACGGCAGAACCTGCTGTCCGGCCATTACCACTCGCAGATCCTGCGCCGGGCCGGCCGGGGCGCGCTGATCGGTGCCGTCGCCGGCCTGACCACCGCCGGGGTGGCCCTGCTCGCGCATCACGTGGCGACCGCCGGGCGTCGCCGGGCCACCGCTGTGCATAACCCTGTGGGTCCCGTGCATAAAACCGGGGACCTCCCGCATAATCCGGGCATGTCGCTTTTTGCTCCCTCATTTGAGGGGCCGAAAAGTGACATGCTCGCCAAGGCCGAGCCGCCGCGCGACACGCCGGAAGGCCAGATGGGCCCCGATCTGGCGGGCGTCTATCGCCGCTGGATCGACCGTCTGCTCGGCCATGGCGATGACCCGGTCAATATCGGCGACGGCCTGGTCGAGGCGCTCGGCCCGGGCATCACCGAGGCCTTTGCCCAGGGCCTGATCACCCCGCCGATCACCGGGCCCGAGCATCCGGACTATCGCATCGATGTCGACTTCGACCTGCTGAACCCGGCGCAGTTGCGCCACATCGCCGAATACAGCCTCGACCGCATCGTCGAGTTGACCGACGCCCAGCGCGAGACCATCCGCGACGCGCTGCGCGAGCAGAGCGTGCTGCAGGGTATCGGCCCCAAGGACGTCGCCCGCACCATCAAGGAAGCGATCGGCCTGACCACCTACCAGCGTGGCGTGGTCGCGTCCTTCCGCCGGCAGCTCGAGCAGCTCGATCCGCGCGCGCTGGAGCGCCAGCTCCGCGACAAGCGCTACGACCGCACGCTGTCGGCGGCGATCGCGGCCAACACGCCGCTCAGCGCCGAGCAGATCGACACCATGGTCGATGCCTACCATCGCAAGATGCTGGCGCTGCGGTCGCAGACCATCGCCCGCACCGAGGCGCTGCGTGCCACCTCCTACGGCGGCCTGGCGCGCGCGCAGGAGGTGCTCGACCGGCATCCCGAGCTCGAGGTGACCAAGAAGTGGCTGGCCACCGAGGATAACCGCACGCGGCCCACCCACCGCGACCTCGATGGTCGCGAGGTCGACGGCATGCTCGGGCATTTCGTGACCAGCGCCGGCCATCCGATCCGCTGGCCGCTCGATGAGACCGCGCCGGCCGACGAGGTCATCAATTGCCGCTGCACCCTTCGCTACATCTTCAAGCCGAAGCGGGGCCAGCAACTGGCCGTCAACGCTTAATCAGGAGAGAGCCATGGCAGTCGATCCCGCCCAGATCCAGGCCACCCTCGATGGCGAACTGGCCAAGTTCGTCGAAGCCGCCGGCAGTCCCGAGCGCCAGGCAGAGGTGCTGATCAAGATCGGCTTCTACCGCCAGGAACTCGCCAAGCAGGCCGACATGCTGTCGAGCGTCGATGACGATCTCGCCATCGAGGTGGCCGAGCAGTGGTTCGGCGAGGGCGACGAGTTGCTCAAGCGGGCGGTGTGGAATGCCTCGGCGGGCTCTGAGGAAATCCCGCTGCGCAAGCAGGCGCCGGTGCCGGAGGCCGAGCAGGCGCTCGCCAAGATGGTCGACGAGTGCCAGACCGACAACGCCCGCGCGCTGCTGCTGCACAAGATCGGCAGCTACACGCGCGAGATGAACGACATGGTCGATGCGCTGCAGGGCCAGCCCGATGCGCGGGTCAACGAAGTGGTGACCGCGTGGCTGACCGCCGATCCCGGTGAGACGGCGTTGAAGAAGAACGTGCTCACCGCGGGCATGCCATCGTCCGGCAGGCGCCTCTACGGCAACGGCGTCGATGGCGATGGCGATCCGGTCAAGGAGACGATCGGCAACGCCTCAAGCCATGTCGGCAATGAGCTCGACGGCAGCGAGAAGGGTTCCGATCAGGCCATCCGGCGGACAATTCCGCGACGTCCGACCGGTGAGGGAGCGGGGAAGCGGGTTCGTGGCAGCTTCCCCGCACCCAACCAGCGTGACGGCGAAACGCCGAGCCCTGGCTCGGGTCCGAACGACACCGGCGACGGTGGCGTCAATCCCGAGATCATCCGCCGCAAGGGCACCACGGGCGGCCTTGGCAGCGTGAAGGGCGCCGATGCCGAGAGCAACGCGACGGTCACGCAGGACAGCACCCATGGCACGAACCAGTGGGGCGGTCAGAGCGGCGGCAAGAACCGCAAGCGGAGCAACGAGAGCGACCAGGGCGTGCACACCGCGCAGAAGGCCGAGTTCATCGCCGACCTGATGAAGATCGCGCCGGACGAGATGGTCGATGCGATCCTCGAGCTACCGGAAGATGACCAGGACCTCGCCGCCGGCGTAGCCGCCAACCATGCGGCGGACCTGCTGGCCTGGACGGGCCTAGTGCCTGAGGGTGGGCTTGCCAAGCGGGCGCTCGATGCCTCCGTCACCGAATGGCTGGAGGAGGATCCCGACCAGATCCAGCTGAAGAAGTGGGTGGCCGAGGCGTTGACCACCGCCGAGGAAATCCCGCTCGATCTCGGCAAGGCGATCATCGAATGGGAGCCGGCGGGGCCGCAGTTCACGGTGCGGCGCGAGGTCGGCAAGAGCGAGGTCGGGGGCGGATTGCGGAAGCTCGGTCCCGGCGGCCAGTTGGCACGCACTGCGGCGATCGTAACGGGCGCGCATTTGGGCGCCGGTGCGGCGGTCGGTGCTGCTGTCGCTGCCGGCCACAAATTCAAGAAGGCGCCGAAGCACACGCTCGCCCATCATCTCGGCTACAGCATGCTGTTCAACCCGGTCGCCTACGGCGGCTATCGAGCAGGTCGCGCGATCGGTCAGCGCCCGCGGGGGGATTAACCCGCCATGGACGGCTTCACCTTCTTCCTGCCGCTGACCAAGGCGGATCAAGAGAAGCGCCTGGTCTGGGGCCGTGCGGCCGTCGAGGAACCCGACAAGTCGCGCGAGATCATGGACTACACATCGGCCAAGCCGGAGTTCCAGAAATGGAGCGACGGCTACGCCAAGGCCACGCTCGGCAAGAGCTTCGGCAACGTGCGCGCGATGCACAACCCGAGGCACCTGGCCGGCAAGATCGCTGAGATCATCTACAACGATCAGGCCAAGGCGGTGGATGTCTGCGTCAAAGTGCTGGACCCGGTCGACTGGCAGAAGGTCGAGGAGGGTGGCTACACCGGGTTCAGCATCGGCGGCGGGTATTTGAAAAAGTGGACCGACCAGCCCTCCGGCTGCACGCGCTACACGCCCCGCATCCAGGAGATCAGCTTCGTCGACAGTCCGTGCATTCCTTCGGCGCGGATCATGGAGATGCAGAAGCAGGACGGCTCGACCGAAGAGGTGCGCTTGCGCGGTGTCGCGCGCTCGTTTGCCGAGCTGCTGCCACCACCGACGTTCGGCGATCTGCATAAGTCAGGAGGAGCGTGGCGCCATCTGGCTGCCGGCGCTGTGGGTGAAACCGCCGGCAGTGCCGCAGGCTCGATGATTGGCGGGGAAAACATCGGCTCCAACATTGGCGGACAGCTCGGTGGTGCGGCTGGTAGTGCAATCGGGTCAGCCTTCGGCCCGGTTGGCACGTTTGCGGGTGGGACGCTCGGGAGCCTTGCCGGCTCAGCGATCGGCGGCGCGATCAGCGGTGGCAAGAAGAAAAAGCCGAAGGTGCCGGATCCAGACGACGATGACGACGACATGGGCAAGGCCGGCTATTCCGGCATGCGCGGCGTCACCGGCATCGTGCGGCCGCCGAAGAAGCTTCGTCCGGGTGGCAGCATGTTCAAGATCCATCCCGGCATCATCCGCGCGGCCGCGACCGGTGCGCTGCATGGCGCCAAGATCGCGCGCCGCTATGCGCCGCATGCCGCTCTCATTGGCGCAACCCTTGGCGGCAAGGCTGCCTTCCATGCCTCGCGCCGCATCGGTGGCCGCATTGCCGACCGCATGATGGAGGCCAATGTCCGCCGCGCCCGGATCTTCGAGGGCATGCACGGGCACTGGCACAAGCCTGGGCCGCCCTCATCGAGCAGGGCGCTGGTGGTGCATGGCGCCAGTACGCACGACTTTGCCAGGCGGTTGAGCGAGAAGCAGATGCACCACCTGCTCGCCGGTGCGGGAGCTGCGATGATCGGCGGCGCTGGGGTGGGCGGGGCCACTGGCTATTTCGGCACTAGGCATGCCAGCCGGCGCGCGGAGCGGGCGCTGACGCCGCGACCACGGCGCATCGCGCGCAAGCAGGAATTGATCGATCGACTGAGCAAGGCGGCTGCGCCCTCGGTGGCGCGCCGAGGGGCGCGGCTGGCAGCGGAAGCCGCTGCTCTCGGTCTTGGTGTCGGCGTTGGCGCCGCGGCGGCCAATAGGTTCCACGCGCCGGAGCCGAAGCCCTGGAAGCACCACCTACTCTATACCGCGACGCTCGGGCCAGCCTATGGCGGGTATCTCGCCGGCCGCTACACCGCCGGCTTTCGCGATCGAAAGCCGGACACCGAGGTCACCAAGGCCGAGTACGAAGGCTCAGCCGCGGATGAGCGCGAGGACCGGCGTGGCGCGCGTCGCATGGGCATGACGCTCGCCCAGTACGAGCGCACGGCGCGCGATCGGCGCGAGGACGCTGCCGGTGAGCGCCGGATGGGCAAGGCAGCGCTTGGTGGGTATCAGCAGGGCTATGACGACGCGGAGAACGCTGCCGAGGGCACCGAGTTGGCCAATAGCGCGTTCCGCACAGCCGGCAATTTGTACGGCAAGTTGACCGGCAAAAAGCCGGCGCCGGGCACACAGGGCGCCGTCGAGAAGGTTTCGTTCGGCGCTGTTGCACCAACGCTGCGCACGATCGGCCGGAGCCTCCGTGCCGCACCACTGAAGACGACACGCCAGTTGGGCGGAGCGGCGGTTGGCCTGGCCGGACGCGCCGCCCGGCGCAATCCTGCGGCCACCTTCGCGGCCGGCGGCCTGACCGGTGCCGCGCTGGCGCCGTCAGGCAAACGCGAGGACGAAGCGCAGAAGTCCGAACTGGTCGACCTCGAGCAGCTGCGCAAGAACATCCTGCTGCAGGACGACAACACGGTGAGCCAGTGGCGCGCCGCGCGCTCCGATCAGTGGGAGCCCTCGCACGCGCTCGACTTCAGCTATCACGATCCGAACGACCCGCATCAGGTGATGGCCGGCATGCCGGCGCAGGCCAAGGGACCGATGGAGCTCGCCGAGCCGATGGGCGACATGGCCAAGGCGACCTCGCCCGAGCAGCGCGCGAAAATTCACCAGACCATGCACGAGTTCAAGCATGGCCAGTTGCATTCGTTCCGCGCCGGCGTGCCGAAGCGGAAGATGCCGAAGGTGGCCAACCGCAAGCAGGCGATCGCCATTGCGCTCAACCAGGCGCGTCGGATGGGCAAAGGCGAGGATCCGATTTTCGTTGCCGCGCTGACCGATCGGCTGGAAAAGGCAAGCGCCACACGTGGGAAACTCGCCGCTCCCGATGAGCCAGGCAGCTACACGCACCGCAAGCCGGGTGGTGGAACTGCGTTGGAAAGGCTCGGCATACATCCAAGGCAGCTAGCGAACGCCGCTGCCAGAACGGGGGCCGAGTATGCCATGCCGCATGCGACGCTTGCCAATCACCCTGCTATGCATGCCGCGTACAGTGCCATGTATAACGCTGGCGCCGGCATGGCTGCGGGAAGAGCGGCAGGTCATCTGGCCAGCACTCTCCATCTGACCTCGCCGATCGCGCAGCATGCCGCCGCCGAACTTTCCGCCACGGTCGAACGGCGGATGAAAAACCGCACGATGGAGAGCTCGCTCTCGCATCTCTCGCCGAAGGAACGCGAGCAGCGGGTGGCCGCGGCCAAGGCGCGGTGGCGCAAGGAAGGCCACCTCGACATGGAGGAGTACCACGACACACTGCACCGGCACGCCTCCGAGGCGCTGCTCGGGCGCGAGAACAAGATGGCGCGCGTCAGCCAGGAGGCCGAGCACTTCTGGCAGAACGTGCATCACGCGCACGAAGCCTACGACACGATGAAGCCACACACCGAGGAAGGCTCGCACATCATGATGGAGATCCCGCGGTCCGGCGGGATGCTGCACAACCCATCAGGCATCGGCCTCGAGCACTTCAGTCGCTTCGGTCGGCCCAAGCACAAGATCTACCTCATGCACCCCGACGAGGTGGGTGACTGGATCAAGAAGCACGGCAAGGATGCCGGTGTGAACAAGGCAGCGCCCTATGGCGTGGTCGAGCATTGGGATGAGCTGAACGAGGTGTCCGAACTCACCAACGAACAGCTCGAAAAGATATTTGGCTCCTCGCTGATTGCCGCCGGCGCGAAACGCCTGATCGGCAGCCGGATCGGCCAGGCCGTGGGCGCCACCGCCAAGGATGTCGGCTCGCGCGTGGCCAGCAGCAGGGTCGGCCAGGCGGTGGGTGATACCGCCAGCGATGTCGGCAGCCGCATCGCCGCCAGCCCAGGCGGGCAAAAGGTCGCCGACGCTGCCAGCAACCTCAAAGGCCGGATCATCGGTCTGACCGCCCATCCAGCGTATCAGAGCACAGCAAGCGCGCTAAGCAGTCCGATGGGGCGTGCTGGGGTCAATGCGGCCGGGGCTGCCGCGGCTGGGTATGGTCTAGGACGCATGACGGGCGGCAGCAGCAAACCCGACGACGACGACGACCAGTGAGCGGGCCCGTGTTCAATCCGGCGATCATCGAGACACTGCGCAAGCGCGTGGCGGCGCATAACGAGATCGTCGCCGGCCATCCGGATCATCAGGTCAAGCTCACGCGGGTGAAGAAGCTCTACAAGCGCTGGCACTCGGGTCCGAACCCCGCCGGGCACGCGCTGGCCATGATCGATGGGCGCCTGCTGACCTTGCAGACCCAGGCGCTAGGCACGCTGGCCAAGGCGCGCGAGCCGTTCGATCCCGGCCGCCACCCGCGCGGCCGCGGCGGACGGTTCAGCGGCGGTGGTGGCGATGACGGCGATGGCGGCCAGCCGCCGGCGCCAGTTCCGTCCGACGATCCTCTGCTGCAGGCAGCGCAGACCCAGATCATCCCGGAAACCCGCTACAGCGTGATCTGGCCGAAGATCCTCGGCGCAGCTGGCCTTGCCGTCGGCGCGGGGGTTGGCGCGGTGGCCGATACAAGACTGCCCGGCCAGGGCGGCGGCAGCGTGCCGGATCGCATAGCTACCCACGTGCTCGAGCGCGTCGGCCGCGGCGGTGGCAAGCTCAGCGGGCGCGTTGCGGCGCTGCTCGCGGTGCGGCTGCCGATCCGCATGGCGCGCGGCGTGATCGGCCGGATCAACCGTGATTACAGCATGGCGATCCCGCGGCCGCGGGCCGGCACCGAAGTGCGCTATCGGGCTGCCATCAGGGATGTGGGCGGCAAGGTCGGGGCATGGACCGGTCGCACCCTGGGCAACACCATGTCCTACCAATCGCTGCCGGCCGGCTACACGCGCCGCCTCGCCGAATTCGAAAGCAACGGCTCGCCGATCGCCGGCCACATCGCCGGCGGCATCGTCGGTATGGCGGTCCCTGGCCTGCCGATCGCCATGCGCCTGCACGACTGGCAGGAAGAGGCGGGCCCCTACATGGACACGGCGTTCCCGCGGCGCGTGCAGAAAGCCGTAGACGACCTCTGGAACGCACCCGAGGTGCTGGCCAAGCAGGCGGAACTGCTGGCGCTCGCCGGGGTGCCGGAATTGCGCAAAAGCGACGGTGCGCTCGACCTCGACCAACTGGAAAAGGCGATAGGCACGCAGGCGCTGCGCGGGCTGTTCAGCGTCATCCGCCGGCCACCGTCGATTTCCGGGATGTTCCGCCGGCCTGCCGCTGCGGCGGCGGCGGCAGCGGGAGGACCGGATACCGGCGCCTATCATGCCGCTGCCGGGGCGTTCGGGCGAGTGCGACCGCATGTCGCGGTGCCCAACAACCGCCTGGCGCGCGCGCTCTACATGGCCGGCCATGGGGTGGCGATTGCCGGCGCCGGCGCCGGTGTCGGCGCGCTGACCGGTGCCGGGCTGGCAGCGTTCGCCTCCGAGCATCCGCGCGATCCGCATACCGGGCAGTTCCGCACCAAGGGGCAGGCGGCGATCGCCGGGGCCAAGCGTGGCGCGCTGATCGGTGCCGGGATCGGCCTGACCGGCGGCGCGATCGCGGCCACCCAGGCGCAGCGCCGGCTGCTGCGCGAGGCCATCGAGCGGCTGCGCGGGCGCGCCACCACCAAGGTGACCACCGACGGCGTCACCAAAGACGTCAACCTGCACCAGCAGGCGCACGAGGAGGCCCAGGCCGCGGCGCGCACGGCCTACGCGCATCAGTTCCACGATGAGCACCGACTGGGCCGGCAGCGCATTCCGGCGGCCGCCGCCAACGTGACCGGCGAGGACCACATCAAGCACATCGGCGCCGAACTGCAGCGCCACGCCGTTGAGACCTTCATGGCCGAGAAGGGCACGGCGATGCAGGCCGGTGCCAAGGTCTGGTATCGCCATCAACTCGAGGCCGGCTTCGAGGCCGCGGTCAGACGCGCGTTCGGCGAACTGCCCAAGGGGCAGCGCAGCATTCCGCGCAAGACGAAGTTCGGCACGCTGTTCGATGCGATCGACAAGCGCAAGCTGAAGCCCAATCAGCGCAAGCTCTGGAACAGCCTGGTCATCACCCGCCGCAAGGGCCTCAAGGACATCGAGGACGTCTATCGGGGCCGTTCCAGGGAGGTGCAGCGGCATGGCGCGACGTTGGGTCGGGAGATGCGCGAGCACGCGCATCTGACCGAGGTCTTGCCGACGATTTCCCATGACTGGGCGGCGCTGAAGAATTCCGAGCCGACGCTCGAGCAGATCCGCGAGTTCGCCAAGACGACGATGGGTCACACCGTGCGCTCGCAGAGCGTCGAGACCGCGATCGAGGAGGTCGACCACCGCATTCCGACCTGGCTGGAGGGTGCGACCGTCCGGCATACCGCGCTTGGGACCCAGATCGAACAGGACAAGGCAGCCTACAACGCGCTGAAGGCGGCGGCCGACCAGGGGTTCGATCCGCAGGAAGCGCAGACCATCGAGAACCCGTTCTCGACCAACAAGAAGAACCGGATGTTCGAGCCGCTGATCGGCGACATCCCGGGGCACCTGCAGAGGCTGCGCGAGGCAGCGGTCAAGCCGTTCCACGACGCGTTGGCAGCCGAGGTCGCGGCCGCGCACGGGCATCTCGGCGAGATGATCGACGCGACCGAAGCCTCGCTGCAGGCGCGCGCGACGGATCCCGGCGTGATCGAGCGGATGGCGCCCAAGATCATGGCGGCGATGGCGGGGCGCATGAAGCAGGCGGCGATCGACACCGCCAACCTGGCACGCGCGCACCGCGACAGCCTGTCCGGCACGATGCGCGACATCTACGACCAGGTGTATGTTCACACCAATCCGACCAACGCCTGGGCGTCGGCCAAGAAGATGGCGATGAACGCCGCCGATTATGGCGAGAAAATCGGCGACTGGGTGCGCCGCAACCACAAGATGATCTGGGGGCTGATCGGCATCGGCACCGCGGTCGGGGTCATCGACATGACCGCGCCGCGCGGCAAGCGGCTCAATATGCCGCGGCGGCCGAAGGACATGGACGTCGTCTTCGAGGTGCCCGATCCGATCAAGCGGCCGGGCGAGGCGCTCTACGGGCTGTCCTATCGCGACACCAAGAACCGCGAGAAGTTCCTCTGGGGCACGCATATCCGCAACCGCGAAGGCACCGATTACGCGGACATTCCGCCGGGCGCCGAAGTCGAGCGGATAAAGGGCTCGCTGCGCAACTTCAGTGGCAGCGGTGGCGGCAAGATCAACGTGCAGGACGAGGCCGTGGTGCGGAAGGCCATGGCAGCGGTGGGCGCGAAGCTGAAAAAGGGCGGGCCGCCAGGGTTTGAGTTCGAGCACCGCGATCCGAACCAGACCGACGGTGACGCCAACCGCGCCGGCCAGGAGATCACCAACGCGCTCAACCGGACGCATATCCGCGAGAACCTGCGCAACGTGAAGGGCGACGAGGCGCACCCCGACGCCGACCCGTTCTGGCACTCGCTGGCGCAGATCTTTACCGGTGAGGGCAGCGGGCTCATGACGCTGCGGCAGCGCGCCGGCCTGCTGTTCGGCTTCCAGGACGTCAAGGCCAACCAACTCCGCCGCGGCATCCTGCCGAACGCATCAGCCTACCAGGGAAGCGACGCCACAAAGGTCGTTCCCGAGATCAGGAAGCTCATCAATATCGGCCGCTTGGCACCGCGCAACGCCGAGGAATACGGCAACATGCGACGGCTGATCTGGATGAGCGGTCAGCGTGGTGTCGGCGGAAACGTGCAGAACAGCCTGGTCCAGGATCTGAACAGGGTCTGGACCAGGGCGCATCACAGCAATCCGCCGACCGAGGTCAGCGCTGCGACCACGCCGCCGCCAGGGGCGGCTGCCTCGCATCAGGCCAGGTTCGAGACGGAGTTCGTCAACATCCTCGACAGCATGCCGCAAGAAGATCGCCCGCTGATGTGGCACGACGAACGGGATTTCCACGACGAGCTCTCGCAGATGTACATGTCCGAACGCACGCGCAGTCATGCGGCCGGGCAGGACGACAATACCGCGCACCGCCATGCGATGGAGGTGATCAACGAGGCGCTCGACCGGTATCGCACCGTCGAACAGGCCGAACCGCTCGGCGATCTCTACAAGATGTTCGGCCTGACCAAGCTGCTGCCCGACCATCATCGCCAGCGCATGGGCCTGCCGCCGATTTCCGGCGCCTCCAGCGAGCAGCGCCTCGCTCAGCCGCAACCAGCTTCGCCGGGGCCGATGCAGCCCGAGGAGTTCGCCCACCAGCGGCCGCCCGAGAGCCCGGGTATGGCGCCGACGCAGCCGTCGCGCCCGTCGGGGACAGCGCACGTCCTTGGCCAGGTCGGCTCCTACGGCCTGTCGCAGGCCGGCTACGATGCGGTGCGTCATCTCACCGCGCATTTCATGCCGTCCGGCGGGATGGTCAGCCGGGCGATGAAGATCGGCCTGAACACCATCGGCGGCGGTGTCGGTGGTGGGGCATTGGGCGAAGCCGGCGGCCACGCGATTGGCCGCGCCATGGGCGACTATTCGCCGCAGCAGCGGCCCGACGACACCGGGACCATGGTCGGCCAGACGACCGGCACCCTGGCCCAGGTCGGCTTCAACATGGCGGCCCCGCGCATTGGCCGCTCGGCGGTCGGCCAGGCCATGCGGCGCGGTGTCACCGGCACCGTCGCGCGCGTGCTCGGCGGCGCGGTCGGCACGATGGCTGATCCCTGGATCGGGCCATCGGGTACACTCATCGGCGCGACGCTGGCCGGCGCCCTGGCCGACGAGGGGGCGGACATCCTCTACCGCCACCTTCACCACTACGGCGAGCATGTGCCGCAACATGCGCTCAAGACCCTCGGCCACCAGCGGCAGTCCGCGACATGAGCGGCGCCGGTGGCGGCATGACGACCGGTCCCGGAGGGTCGGGAGGCGGCTTCGCCCAGAGTTCGAACCCATTCGGGGGACTGAACAACACCGACCTGCGGCCCGGCCGCCGCAGACGACGTCAGCTGCTCAACACATCCTGGGTCACGCGCACAAAGGAGCCTGCCATGCGCAAGGATGTAGCTACCCTCGTCGACACGCTCCGCGACAGCGTGGCTGGTATCGTCGCGTCCGGTGCGCCGGACATGGATCAGTTGCTGACCAAGAGCTTCGGCGAGTTCGGCGAAGCGCTCGGCGGCCAACTCGAGGAGGAATACGGCCCCGATCCCGAGCCGATCGGCGAAGGCCTCGACCATATCGCGCTGTTCGCCAACGGCCTCGCCAAGATGGCCGACAACATCGCCGCGATCAAAGGCGACGAGGACGTGCCGCTGCTCGACCGCTTCATCGATCATGGCGCGCTGGTGCTGAAGCAACTGGCCAACGACACCGCCGAACTGCCGGAGGACGACCAGGACATCGGCCGCGCCGAGGCCTCCGGCGAGTTGGTGAAGATCGAGGGCAGCTGGGGCGAGATGCTGGTGAAGAGCCAGTTGCCGGAGGAATACGCGGCCTATCTGACTGAGCCGCTCGACGTGCTGACCGAGATGGCGACGCTCGGCACCAGCCTCGTCGAGGACGCGCGCGACATGGCCGACGCGCTCCTGAAGCAGGACCCGGAGAGCATCCCGGAGGAACTGGTCGACGCGTTGCCGCTGGTGTTCGAGAAGGCCGACAACCCGTTCCGGCGGAAGCGGCCCGACGATGCCCGCGACGGCGGCGGCCAGGACGACGATCCCGATGATGGTCAGGATGACCAGCCGCAGGGCGGTGGCCGTCAAGCTGGCCCGCCGGGCCAGGGCGGTGGTCGTCAGGTTGGTCCGCCGGGCCAGGGCGCGCCTGGACAGGACCCGGGTGACCAGGGCGGCGCGCCGGGCGACGACATGCCGCAGAACCCGGTCGAGACCATCACCAAGCTCGCCTCGATCATCGTGGTGATCGCCGGCTCGATGCAGCAGGCGATGGGCGGCGACATGGCAGGCCAGCAGGACCAGGCCGGCGGCCAGGGCGCCGATATTCGCAATGTCGGGTTGCAGCGCGGCGAGCCGTTGCTCGATCAGCCGCTGGCGAAGATCTTCGCCGGCGAGGCCGAGATCAACGCGCCTGGCATTGGCCAGATGACGCTGTTCGGCGCGATCGAGGAACTCGCCAAGCTGCAAGACGCGGTGCCGGATCTGCGGAAGCAACTCGGCCAGAAAGACGAGGCATTCCGGTTGCTGAAGCAGCGCTTCGACGAACTGGCCGGCCAGCCGGTGCCGTCGCGTGGTGCGGCCAAGCCGGTCGCCGTCTCGAAGGGCGAGGACATGGGCGGCGGCGTGCCGTCGGTCGAGGCCGACGTGGCAACGCTGGAGAAATTGGCCAAGGAGGGCGGCGAGGGCGGCGCCGCCGCGAAATTCCTGATCGGCCGCGTGCACCAGGCTGGCGGTTCGCCGCTGGTTCCGCCAAACTAGAACCTCGCTAGACACAAACCCCCTTGGGCCGCTCTGCCGGGCGGCCCGTTTTTTTCACTTGAAATGAGTGTCGCGTTCTGAAAACGCTGTGCCTTGGTGTTGAGCAGCACCTATTGGCCCGGTTCGCCCGCGGGATGGCCGCATGCCTGTTGCGTGCGGACCGGGTCATACACGCTCCCGTCTGTCGGTCTGAGCAACCGGCGCTGCCCTTTCCTCATGCCGCGGGGCACGGCGACCCGATGATCTGACGCACCGGCGCATGCGCGCTGGTCTGCCCGTTACACGCCGCGGATTGCGGGCGCGGCGGGATCTCTTATCCATGTCAGGTAGCGTCTCAGAGAGCGTACGCCTTGTACGCGACATGATGGCGTCGAACGCGACAGGCGTCGGCGCATCTCCACTGGCCAAAGCGTTTCTCCAACCGACCACCGCGACCACGGGTCTTCAGGTTTACGACCTTGAAGCGCCCGCCAAATTGCTCTATCCGGTGCTCACACCGTTGCGTAACAAAATCCCCCGCGTGGGCGGTGGACGTGGTATCCAGGCTAACTGGCGTGCAATTACAGCTATCAATACCAGCAATATCAGTGCTGGTCTTGGCCAGGGTAACCGCGGCGGCGTGATGGACCAGACCATCAAAGAATACTTCGCAGCCTATCGCGGAATTGGCCTGGACAACTACGTCACCTTCGAAGCCGACATGAGCGCCGAAGGCTTCCAGGATCTGAAGTCGACCGCGGTGCAGAGCTTGCTCCGCGCGCTGATGATCCAGGAAGAGCGCATCCTGCTCGGCGGCAACGGCATCACCGGGCTCGGCACCACGCCGACACCGACGGTGACCGCGATCGGCTCGGGCGGCGCGATCGGCACCGGTATCACCGTGCAGGTCGGCTGCGTCGCGCTGACCATGGAAGGCAAGCGGCTCTCGACGATGGGCGCCGGCGTGCCGCAGCAGATCAGCCGCACCAACGCCGACGGCTCGACCGACGTCTATGGCGGCGGCGCGGGCGGTCCCTCGGCCATCGGCTCGGTCGCCACCTCGGCCGCCGGTTCGTCGATCTCGGCGCACGTCGCGCCGGTGGTCGGCGCGTTCGGCTATGCCTGGTATCTCGGCACCGCCGGCACCCAGTACCTCGTCGCGATCACCTCGATCAACTCGATGCTGTACACCACGGCGCTGCCGGCCACGGGGCAGCAGTTCTCCACCATCGCCGGCGACAACTCGGTCAATCAGTTGGTGTTCGACGGGTTTTCGGCCATCGCGGCCAAGCCCGGCTCCGGCGCGTACTGGGCGGCCATGCCGACCGGCACCGACGGTATCGGCACGCCGCTGACCGCCGACGGCGCGGGCGGCATCGTCGAGATCGACAGCGCGCTGCAGTCGTTCTGGGACAACTACCGGCTCAGCCCCGACGAGATGTGGGTATCGTCTCAGGAGCAGAATTACTTTCGCAAGAAGGTGCTGATGGCGCCATCGGCCACCGTGCCGCTGTCGCGCTTCACCATCGCCACCTCGCAGGACCGGGTGCGCGGCGGTTCGTCGGTGCGTGGCTACCTGAACCCGTTCGGCATGGGCCAGGCGCAGGAGATCCCGATCCGCCTGCATCCCGACATGCCGCCGGGCAACGTCCTGTTCACCACGTCCGAGTTGCCGTACGCCCTGAATGACGTGACGAACGTGTATCAGGTTCGCACACGGAAGGACTATTACCAGATCGAGTGGCCGCTCAGGACCCGCAAATATGAGTACGGTTGCTACAGTGACGAAGTGCTTCAGCACTACTTCCCGCCGAGCTTGGGTTTCATAACGAATATCGCGCCGGGCTAGCTGCGCGGTTAGGGTTTGGCGGGGCGCGTGGGGCTTCCTCCCCCTCAGCGTCCCGCCAGACCCGCTCAAGGAGCCACAGCGATGCCGCAGTACTATCAACTGCCCGATCCCAACGTCACCGCGATCTCGGTCGACGGCTTCGAGCACAAGGTCAATCCGACCTCGGGCCTGCTCGAGGTGGAGATGCTGACGCCCAACCTGGTGAACGACCTGGTGGTGGTGCGGGGCGCGATCCTGGTCGAGCCCGGCGAGGTCGAGAAATACACCGCCGACCGGGCGGCCGCGCAGAAGGTCATGGCCGAGGCGAAGGCACCCCCACCCGCCGGCAAGGCCAGAAGCGGCTGACATGACCAGCTGGATCACGTCCGACGATATGAAGGCCTACCTCTGCGACGACACGATGGACGACGCGACCGCGCAGAAGATCGCCGACGCCGCGACCGGCGCGGTGCAGGACTTCATCGTCCATGACCTCGAGCAGAACACCTTCACGGAGTTCTACACGACGAACAACACCGATTACATCCTGCTCACCAACTTTCCGGTGGTCAGCATCGCTTCGGTGCAGATCACCGGGATCGGCGTGATCCAGCCCTTTACCATCGCCAATTTCGGCAGCTCGAACGGCGGCTGGGTGATGGACGATCCCTACCTGTCACGGAAGCTGCGCTTTGCCGGCTACGGCAAGCTGCCGCGCTGCCAGATGCCGAACGTGCTAGTCACCTACACCGCCGGCTACCCGATTGGCACACCACCCGACGTGAAATCGAGCCCGTTCTTCGTCGGCACCGGCATCCCCACCGCGGTCGACGAGGCGCTCAAGCTGACCGGCGCGGCCATCTACAACGCCCAGGCGGCGGACCCGAACCTTGCCGCCGAGAGCACGGTGGGTGTCTTCTCCGGGCAGTTCTACGCCACCGGCGTGGGTGCCGTGCCGCCCGGCGCGCGCTCACTGCTCGAGCCCTACATCTTCTACGCGCCATGAGGCCCGCCCATGGTCTGCCGTAACCGCTACGTTCAGAACCGCGTCGCCGTCCGCATGAAGCAGCGCGGCGAGCCGATCATCCTGCGCAGCGTCTCGATGCTGAACGGCCCCGAGCCGTTCCGGAACCCGCCCGACCTGTCGGACGACATCACCGTGACCGCCGGATCCATCACCAACGGTCAGGCGTTCATCGGCCTCGCCGGATCGACCATCACCGGGCGCCTGGTGCCGGGCGATCAGATCCTGCTCGCCGATGTCCTGGCGACGACGCTCACCGTGCTGGCCATGCCGGACTGGGTGGCCACCGACGTCGATGGCATCCCCGAGGTCGATGCCAACGGCGATCCGGTGGTCGGCGAGCCGCTGATTTACTATTCGGACACGCTAGCCGCCGAGAACGGCTTCCCGGTGATCGCGGTCGAGGGGGTGGCTGATCCGACCACCCTGCTCGATGCCGCGGTGGACGACATCGTCTTCGCCGCCGACCAGACCTGCTACGGCATCCAGATGTCGCGCCAGCAGATGGTCGAGATGGGCTGGGTGGAGATGGACAGCATCGGTGTCCAGTTGGCTGCGCAGGGCCTCGGGGACCTGCAGCCCAAGGTCAACGACCAGTTGATCTTCGGCGCCACCAACGACATCCGCTCGATCATGTCGATCAACCGCCGCGCGATTGGCGGGGTGGCGTTCACGTTGCAGATCCAGGCGCGCTGATGCATGCCGCCCGCCGACTTCTCCGTCAGTGTCGAGCGCTGGGTGAACCAGCGGCGCCCGCACGCCGAGGAGATCCGCATCGCGATCGCCGTGGAACTGGTGAACCGGGTGAAGGAACTGACGCCGGTCGACACCGGCTTCCTGCGCAGCAACTGGACGGCCATCAAAGCGGGCGATGCTCTGCCGATCGCCGGTGCCGTCCCGGATCCGCAAACCGCGTTGGCCGGCCTGACGCCGCGCGACCGGATCACGATCATCAATCCGACCCGTTACGCGAGGCGCATCAATTACGGCTTCGTCGGCGAGGACAGCGCCGGGCGGCACTACCACCAGCAGGGCGCTCACATGCTCGAACAAGCCATGGCCGAGCTGCCGCAGATCGCCGAGCGGGTGCTCGCGCGTTACCAGCAGCCCGAGCGATGAGCCATGGGCGCTGATATCCAACTCAGATATTTCGACGACGCGTTGAACGGCCTGCTCGCGGCCGCGCCGATCCCTGGCATTCCGCCCGAGCAGATCGCGTGGCCCGAAAAGACGTTCGTTCCGACCAAAGGACGACCCTACCTGCGCCCCGAAATGGCAGCCCGCCTGCGCCGGCCGATGGGCGTCGGGGCCGACAGCGTTCAGGAATGGACCGGAACGTTTCAGATCAGCGTGATGGTGCCACGCGACACCGGCACCCGGCTACAGAACGAAATCGCGTCGGCGCTGCTCCACGCCTACCCACGCGGCCACTCGGTCACCACCCCGCAGGGGATCCTGGTGATCATCGTTTCGACGACGGTGCCTGCGGCAGTACCGTACGCCGACTGGATCAATTTGCCGGTCCAGATCGCGTGGTTCGCGCACGAGCCCCCTTAACAAGCTGACGGAGACAGGCGATGCCGACATTCGCAACTGGCGTAGCAAAACAAGTGGCCATCGCCGCCGAGGTGACCGAGGGCGTCAATCCCGTCACCGGCGGGAAATACCTGCGCCGCGTGTCCTCCGACCTGGCGATGAACAAGGACACCTACGAGAGCCAGGAAATCCTGGTCTCGCAGCAGATCCGCGACGCCCGCCACGGCGTGCACCGCCCGCAGGGCACCTTCGCCGGCCAGGTCTCGCCCGGGTCGTTCAACGACTTCTGGGAAGGCATCCTGCGCAACAACTTCATCGCCGGATCCTCGATGGGGCCGTCCAGCCTCGATCTCGATCCAGTAGCCGGCACGCTGACCCTGACCGGCGGCGGGTTGCTGGCCGCCGGCTTCAAGCGCCACGACGTGTTCCGGGTCACCGGGGCGGGCGCGCCGAACATCGCGATCAACAACGCCAACCTGCGGATCACCGACCTGACCGATACGGTGATCACCAGCCGCGACATCCCGAAGATCACCGGCCTGACCGCCGGCTCGCTGGCCGGCATCACGGTCAAGGTGGTCGGCAAGAAGGTGTTCATGCCGCCCATCGGCGCGCTCTACAAGTCGTTCTCGATCGAGCACTACTTCAGCGATATCGGCCAGTCCGAACTGTTCGTCGGCTGCAAGTTCGGCCAGACCTCGATCGCGCTGCCGGCCACCGGGCTGGTGACCTTCAGCTCGCAGGTGATCGGCATGGACATGGTCCAGTCGCCCACCCAGCAGCTGACCGCGCCGGCGCCGACCACCACCTCGACGTCGCTCGCCGCGGTCAACGGCCTGGTCGAATACAACGACCAGGACGTGGCGATCATCACCGGAATGAACATCCAGCTGAACGGTGCGCTCGGCGCCGATCCGGTGGTGGGCAGCAACATCGTGCCGCACATCTTCCAGGGGCGGTTCCGGGTCACCGGCAACATGACCGCGCTCTTCATGGACGAGACGATGTTCAACACCTTCCTCAATGAGACCGAGGTTGGTGTCACCTTGATGCTGACCATGGGCTCGGGACCGAACGCGGACTTCATGAATTTCATGATGCCGCGCGTGAAGCTGATGGGCTCGACCAAGTCGGATAGCGACATGGCGCTGATCCAGACCTTCAACTTCTCGGCCTTGGAGAACGTCACCTTCGAGCCGAACGGCGACATGAGCACCTTTGTGATCCAGGACAGCCTTGCGTGATTTCAGGGCCGGACCCGGACGAGGAAGCGGCCGGTAGCGCCGAGCCGGCTGGCGAGCCGGCTCCCGAAACACCGACCCAGCACGTTGGGCCCATTGTTCAGCCGAGCGCGCCGATGTCGCGCCCGGCGGCGTGGGTCGGCGATGGCGTGGCGCTGCCGCACTGGCTGACCGCCGGCGCCGTCCCGATCGACCCGACCATCATCACCGGTCAGGACCGCATGCTCCTCGAGCATGGCGAGGACTACACCCGGTATTACTGCACCCTTGATGATCTCGGGGGATTTGGCGGCGGCGGAACCGGCCCGCGCGGGCCGCCGGGTCCGCCCGGACCGCTCGGGCCGGTAGGCCCGCAAGGCGCGCAAGGCCTCACCGGTGCCACTGGGATGACCGGCCTGGCCGGCCAGACCGGGCCGCAGGGCGCGACCGGCCTGCAAGGCCCACAAGGGCCGCAGGGCAACCCTGGACCGACCGGACCGCAGGGGATCGATGGCCCCGCCGGCATCACAGGGCCGCCGGGTCCGGTGGGGCCGGCAGGGCCGCAAGGTGCCACCGGGTTGACCGGTGCGGAGGGACCGGAAGGGCCGGTTGGTCCGCCGGGTGCGGGCGCGCAAGGGGATCCCGGACCGACCGGGCCGCAAGGCGATGTCGGCCCACCAGGTGCCACCGGGCCACAAGGGGCGCCCGGTCCGATCGGTGCGACCGGCCTCGCGGGACCGAAAGGCGATCCCGGCTCGCCAGGACTGACGGGTCCACCTGGTCCGCAGGGCGACCCCGGGCCGACTGGCCCGCAAGGCAATGTCGGACCGCCGGGTGCCACAGGCGCTGACGGAGCGACGGGTCCGATCGGCCCGACGGGTGCCACCGGGCTGACTGGCGCCGATGGTCCTGCTGGCGCCCAGGGCCCGCCTGGCACGGGCGCGCAGGGGGATCCCGGGCCGATCGGGCCGCAAGGGATCGACGGACCGCCTGGTGCGACCGGGCCTGCCGGCCCTCCCGGACCGACCGGCGCCACCGGCCTGACCGGCGTACAGGGCAACGACGGCCCCGCGGGTTTGACCGGGCCCGCGGGACCGCAGGGCGATCCTGGCCCGGCTGGGCCGCAGGGCGCTACGGGTCCTGCCGGGCCTATCGGTGCCGATGGTCCGGCTGGTCCTCAAGGACCGACCGGCGCCACCGGATTGACCGGGCCTGCCGGACCTGTCGGGCCCGCGGGACCACAAGGGCCACCCGGAACCGGCGACGGCACAGGGACGGAGGGTCCGCCCGGACCCGCTGGACCGCAGGGCGATCCTGGACCAGCAGGGCCCACGGGGCCTATCGGCCCAACCGGCGCGACCGGTCTCACTGGGGCACAGGGCAACGATGGCCCTCAGGGGCCGGCGGGTCCGACCGGTGCCACCGGCGCGCAAGGGCCAGCCGGACCAGCGGGGGCGCAAGGCGACGTCGGCCCGGCGGGATCGCAGGGCGACGCTGGACCAGTTGGCCCGACCGGCGCCACCGGATTGACCGGCGTGGCCGGTCCTGCGGGTCCGCAGGGGCCGCCCGGCGTCGGCACCCAGGGCGATCCTGGACCGGCCGGTCCGCAGGGGATCGATGGACCACCCGGCGCCACTGGCCCAGCGGGACCAGCAGGCCAGACCGGCGCGACCGGCCTGACTGGCGCGCAAGGCAACAATGGACCCCAAGGGCCAGTTGGTCCGACCGGCGCCACCGGGGCGCAGGGGCTTACGGGACCGAAGGGCGATCAGGGTCTGACAGGGGCGACGGGTGCGGTCGGTGCGACCGGACCGGCCGGCCCGACTGGCGCGACGGGTGCCACCGGGGTGGCCGGTCCTGCGGGTCCACAAGGGCCGCCCGGCACCGGCATACAGGGACCAGTTGGACCGGCAGGCCCACAGGGGATCGATGGCCCAGCAGGCGCCACGGGTCCGGCCGGCCCAATTGGTTTAACCGGTGCCACTGGCCTGACCGGCGCAAAGGGCGATCCTGGCGCCACCGGGCCGCAGGGAGTGAAGGGCGATACGGGTGCCACCGGCGCAACCGGATCGCAGGGGGTGCAAGGCCCGCAAGGCGTGCAGGGCACGACAGGCGCCACCGGGCCCGCGGGGCCGACCGGCGCCACCGGCTTAACCGGACCTGTCGGGCCACAAGGGCCGCAGGGACCGCAGGGCGATCCCGCACAGATCATCGCCGGCAACGGCTTGACCATGACCGGCAGCACGATCGACGTGGTCGGCACCGCCAACCGGATCGTGGTTGCCGCGGACAGCATCGATATTGCCAGCACCTATGTCGGGCAGACCTCGATCACCACCGTCGGCACGATCGGCACCGGCACGTGGCAGGGCACCGTGGTCGGCGTGCCGTATGGCGGATCGGGAGCGACGACGCTAAGCGGCTACCTGAAGGGCAATGGCACGGCGGCGTTCACCGGCGTTAGCAGCATTCCGAACACCGACGTCAGCGGGCTCGGCTCGATGAGCACGCAAGGCGCGGGTGCGGTGGCAATCACCGGCGGCACAATCGATGGGGTCACGCTGGACGGCGGCGTGTTTTAGCGATGACGGACGTCCTGCGCATTAAGCGACGGCTGACGGGCGCGGCGGGCGCGCCATCGGCACTGGCCAACGCCGAGCTTGCCTACAACGAGCTCGACGACACGCTCTATTACGGCAAGGGCGGCAGCGCGGCCGCGGCGGCCAGCATCCTGGCCATCGCGGGGCCCGGCAAATTTGCCACCCTGCTCTCGCCGGGGTTCGGCGGTGTACCAACCGCGCCCACTGCGGCGCCTGGCACCAACACGACGCAGCTCGCAACGACCGCCTTCGTTATCGCCAACGCTTCGGCGGGCGCAAATTTCGGCGCACCACCGCCGATCGGCAATGTGACGCCGAACACCGGTGCGTTCACCACGATCAATGCGAGCGGGCGCGTCACGCTCGCGATCGCGACCGCCAACACAAACAGTCCATCGCTGACATTCCAGACGGCCGGCAACGGCACCGATGCGAACATCTGGGATTTCAATATCCAAGGCCTGGCGCTCTACGGCCGTTTGATCAACGACGCCTACGGCGTTGCCACCAACTGGCTCACCGTCACCCGTTCCGGCATGACGGTCAGCAGCATCTCGCTGAACGGTGCGCTGTACGTCAACAACGCGACCATCCAGCAGCTTGCCGCGACGGCGCCGTTGCTTCGGCATAACGTCAGCAACGGCGCCGCCGACGCCAAGATCTTCGACGTCGTTACCCAGACTGGCAGCACCATCCTTCGTTTTGTGAACGACACCGGCGCGCAGGCTTACAACTGGCTGGTTGCCTACCGCTCGGGCTACACCTGCACGTCGCTCGTGCTCACCGCGTCGGCGATCACGCTCAGCGGCCCCACGACAGTGGCGGGAGCCCTCGCAAGCACCAGCACCATCGGCGTCTCCAGCAACGGCGGCGCGAACGGCTACGCCACCTTGCAGCCGGGCGACGCCTCGCACAGCGGCTACGTAGCGTTCTGGAATACTGCCGGCACGCGCGTGGGCTACATCGGCTTTGTCGTCGCCGGCGGCTTGATTAATTTCAACGCTTCCGAAGGCGGTACCACCGGGGTAACCCTCACGGGCAACCTCGGTGTCAGCGGCACCGCGACCATCGCCGGGACTTTTACCGCCAACGCCGGCTCAATCCTCCAAGCGTCCATCTCACACAACGTCGCCGGCACCGTGATGTACAGCCAGTACGTCACCAACGGCGCCGCCGACGCCAAATACGCAGAGATCTATACGAACAGCGCCAGCACGACCGTCTGGCGTTTCATGAACGACGCCTACAACGCGGGCTACGCGTGGATGCAGGTCGGCCGCGCTGGCTACCAATGCAATAGCATTTCGTTCACCAGCACGGGCAACATCACCCTCAACTGCCCGAACGTCATGCCCAGCACCAACATCCTCGTCGGCGCCGCAGTGTATTTTGGCTATGCGACATACGGCGCGTCCTACATCACCAACGATGCCACCTACGGCTACTTCAATTGGATGTCGAACTATTATTTCCGCATGAACCGCGGCACCGGCATCACCGAATGGATCGGCGCCGGCGCCGTCATCCTGACGCTGTACCCCGCGGGCGGCCTCTACGCAGCCGGCTCGCAGCCGGGCTCGCTCAGCAACATCTCGGTCTTCTATAACGGTGGCGTCGCGAACGGCTGGTCCAATGCCGTCAACTGGGCATGGAACAGCGCGCAGGGCCTCATCGGGTCGGCTTTCTACGCGAGCTCCGACCGGCGACTGAAGAGTGACATCCGGCCGATCGAAGACGCGATCGCCCTGGCGTGGATCCAGCAGGCGCGCCCGGTCACCTTCGTGAAGGAAGGCCGGGCCAGCAGCGGCTTCATCGCCCAGGAAGAGCTGGAAACCGTGCGCGGCGCCTCGGTCACCTTCATCGACAGTCCGGATCCGCTATTCGCCGAAGGCGACGGCCGCGTGCCGCCCGGCATCAAGCTGCTGAAGAACTACGAAGATGATATCGCCTACATCACCCGCGCAATGCAGATCATGATGGCGGAGAACGCGGCAATGGCCGCGCGCATTGCAACGCTGGAGGCGCGCCTCTGATGGCCGAATATTCCCACAGCCACATGGACGACTGGGTGGTGCACAACGAGCAAGGCTCGCTCGTGCCGATCACCGACCCGGACTACGTGGCCTGGCTCGAAGCCGGCGGCGTGCCCGATCCCTATGTTCCGCTCCCGGACAACATAACGCCGAACCCGATGGACAACCCGCATTTCAGGCTCGACACCGGCGTCCAAGGCGCAGTGACGGCATGGAACGCAAACACGCCACAGGCCGCGCCAGGCGGTGGCGGCGGTGGCCAGGGCGGGCTGTCGGTCGAGGAACGGCTGACCAGGCTGGAAGCCAGCCTCACCGCCATGGCACAAGGGCAGGGACTGTCCACCAACGCCCCCGTCACCATGAAGACATGAGGCACCGATGCAACCGCAGCCGATCCAGATCGAAGCCACGCAGGAGATGACGATCACCCTGCAGGCGCAGGAGTGGCAGATCGTCATGGAGGCCCTGGCCGAACGGCCATTCAAGATAGCGGCCCCGCTGATCCAGAAGTTCAACCAGCAGTTCGAGGCCGTGACCCAGCCGGCCGCGCCAAAGACCAACGGCGCCCAGGACCCGGCAGCTCCGCCGCACTGATGGCCGACTGGTACGTCTCCTCGGTGAATTACAATACGCTGCCGGTGTGGCAGGCCTCGACGCCCTATGCCGTTGGCCAGATCATCCGCCCCACCGCGCCGCAGGCCTACCGGCTCTACCCGCAGCGCTGCACCGTGGCGGGAACCTCCGCAGCGACCGAACCGACCTGGCCCACCACAATTGGCGGAACCGTGGTTTCCGGTGGCGCCACGTTCCAGAACATCCACTCCCAGGTGACGGCCTGGGGCTGGAATGCCGCGACCGGCAATCTCTACACATTGTCACAGTCAGGTGGCGGCGGCCCGGTGGCGGGGGACCGGATTTTTGTCGCGAACGATCACGCCGACAGTTTTTCAGCAACCTATCTGCAACTGGCTCCCGCCGGCGCCGGCACCACTCTGGTCATTTCCGTCAACCGCGCCGGCAACGTGCCACCGACGGTGGCCGACGAAGTCGCTGGCGCCACCATCACCCTGACGGCCGCCAACAACGTACTCGACTGCGTGTCGAACATGTACTGGCAGGGGTTCACCATAAACTGCCAAGGGACCGCGGCGGTCTTTCTGCTTTATACCGGCCAGAAACAGAACTACTTCAGGAACTGTGCCTTCATCCTTGGCGCCAGCATGACCCGTATCGACGTCGATAACCCCGGTCGGGTGGTGTTCGACAACACGACGGTGCAGTTCGGCGCCACCACCCAGTATATCGGCGCCACCGCCGGATATCCGTTCGATTTTCTCTGGATCAACACGCCAGCGGCGATCCAGGGCGGCATCATACCGGCGGCATTGTTCTTAAAAGGCGCGGGCTCTAACGGCTCCAACCTCTTCACATGTCGCGGGGTTGACCTGAGCGCTGTCACCGGATCGCTGGTCAATTCTGCAACAAGCGGCAGCTACTCGAAGGTGCTTTTCGACAGCTGCCTGATCGCGCCAGGGGTTGTCCGCCTCGGTCCTACCTTCTCCGCCACGCCGACCGATGAGGCCGAACTGATCAATTGCTTTGACGGCGCCAGCATCCTCAACGAGCGCCATACCTGGGCGGGCGATCTGACGCTCAACCGCTCCACGGTCATGGTCGGCGGCGCGCAGGACGATCTTGGCATCTATTCCATGCAGATGGTTTCCTCGTCGCGGACCGATCGCCTTGGCGTGCCGCTGAGCAGCTTCTGGCTCGATGTCGAGAACACCCAGCTCAACACGACGCGCACCGCGACCATCGAGTTCATTTCCAGCCTCGCCCTGAACAGCGGCGATATCAGCGTGCTGCTGGAATTCCAGCCGACCGCCGGTTCGTCGGCGGCGGGGTTCGTCAACTCGGCACCCTCGCCGCTCAGCACGCTGGTCGTTCTCGCGACATCGTCGGCAGCCTGGAACAACCAGCCGGCCACGCCGGTCAGGCAGAACATCGCGCTCAACTTCACGCCGCGGCAGGCCGGGCGGTTGCGCGCGCAGGTGCGTCTTGCCAGGCCATCGACCACGGTGTGGGTCAACCCGATCATCGTGGTGACCTGATGGCCGACTGGTACGTCTCCAGCGCGAATTACAACGCCTTGCCGGTCTGGGTGGCCTCGACGGCGTACAGCGTCGGGCAGATCGTCCGCCCGACCGCGCCGGTCGCCTTTCAGCAGAACCCGCAGCGTTGCACCGTGGCTGGCACGACGGCTGCCACCGAGCCCAGTTGGAATACCACGATCGGCGGAACCACCGTCTCGGGCGGCGCCACGTTTACCAATATCGGCGGCCAGAGCGCGTCCTGGGGCTGGAACGCCGCGTTCGGCAACATCGTCTCGCCGTCCTACAACGGTGCCAATCGATTATCGGTCGGCGATCGGGTGTTCATCGCCAGCGATCACGTCGAAACACTGAGCAACGGCCTTTACTTAGGCCCCCAAGGCTCCGGAACCATACAAGCCATCTCGGTCAACCGTGCCGGTGCCATCCCGCCAGCCGCCGCCGACGAACTGGCCGGCGCCACCTTGACCATTTCCGCCGGTATCCTTGAGTGCTACTGCAACAATTATTGGCAGGGCATCACCTTCAACTGGACGGGCACCACCATCTACCTCGCCAGTGGCGGCAACAAGCTGCACTACTTCAAGAACTGCAAACTCACCTTAGCCGCGTCTTGCGGCCGGATCGGCACCAACAACCCGGTCAGGATCATCCTCGACAACACCACGGTGCAGTTCGGCGCCACCACCCAGGGCTTTGTCGTGGGAAGCAGCTATCAATACGAACTACTCTGGCTGAACACCCCCGCGGCAATCGTAGGACCGACGCTGCCTGCGATGCTGTTCGGCACAACCGCTGGTAATGCCTCCCCGAGCTTCACCTGCCGCGGTGTCGACCTCAGCGCCGTCACCGGCTCGCTGTTCAACCCGACGGGTGGTGCCTCGTCGAACAAGCTGTTGTTCGAGGGTTGTCGGATCGCGCCGGGCGTCGTGCGCTACGGCCCGAACGGCATCGTCTCCACCACGAACCCCTCCGACGAAGTCGACCTGGTCAACTGCTTCGACGGCACCTCTGTCATCACCGAGCGTCACACCTATTCCGGCGATGTCACCACTGACCGGCTCACCACCATGGCCGGCGGCGCGCAGGACGATAACGGCAACTATTCACTGAAGCTGGTGTCTCGCGCCACCACCGACCGCTTTGGTGCACCACTCGACAGCTTCTGGTTCGATATCGAGAACGCCGTCGTTGGCGGGACGCATTTCGCGTACATCGAGTTCATCGCCTCGCTGACGCTGACCACCTCCGATATCCATGTGCTGGTGGAATATCTCGGCACCGCAGGATCGACACTGGCAAACTTTGCCTCATCGCTACCGCCAGTCCTCTCGACCGTGGTCGCGGCAGCAGGATCAACGGCCATCTGGGTCAATCCCCCCAGCACCCCGTTCGCACAGCGCCTCGCGGTACAGTTCAGTCCGTTCCAGGCGGGCCGGCTGCGCGCGCAGGTGCGGCTTGGCCGGCCCTCGACCACCATCTGGGTCAACCCGCAGATCATCGTCAACTGAAAGAACCCGCCCGATGCATCACCAGGTTCGCTTCGCCCTCGACCATCCGGTCTATGACCCGCAGCGCCAGATCATCCCGGGCCACTACTGGCGCATCGCGCACGACTTCAGCGCCTGTCTCACCGTCAACATCGGCCAGCAATGAGTGGTCTATGCCGGCGGTCGTCCACTGTTTCAGCTCAGCCTGGCCGCCCAGGACCTGAAGCACGGATGTCCCCGACCAGTGCTCAGTCTGAGCCTGACCAAGCGACGTGAAATGGACCATCTGCGCGACACCGTGTTTCGCGGCATCGGCACCGACGAACCGGTCATCGAGGAGGACCTGCAGCGCATGGCCGGCGAGCTCCGCATGGATCCTGGCATGATCGTCTCCCGCCAGTGGCGCAAGCCGCTGCGCATCGACGAGATCGCCCAGATGGCCGACACGCCCGAAGTGCGTGCCAGGCCTGGCCGTCCCTGATGCCGGGAGACCCCCCCGCCAAGGCGCCTGCCAACGGCCATGGCAATGGCCGCAACGGCGGCCTGTGGGGGGCGGTCAGCCGCGTCGGGCAGTTGCTGATCGGCTCGCTGCCGCCGGCCTTCCTGGTGCTCGTGCTGCTGAACCTGGTGTTCCTCGCCCAGGTGCTGTGGTTCGTTGACCACAACCTCGAAGCGCGCAACGAACTGATCAACAAGATGGTCGACCGCTGCTTCCTGATGATCAAAGTCCAGCCGCCTGGAGGAGCGCCATGAGCGAGAGCGATGTCTACGCCTACGAGCGCCCGCTGAAGGAGCCCGGCGAGGACGGCCAGCCCTGGGGCTTCATCGACGCGGCCGGCGTCTGGCACCGGCTTCCCAAGACGCCGATGCTGCTCTCGGCGCTCGGGCCGCCGCCGTTCGATGTCGTGCTGCCGTCCGGCGAGGTCCGCCACGTGGTGCACGAGCCAAAGCTGTTGTAATTCCGTATCTTGTAACAATTGTAACGAATACCAATATCTACGGCGTTGCGATTGTCGCAGCCAACCGTCACGACTTAAGTCTATGTACGCCCTCGGGCTATGTCGCCGGATTGACCACCGGCTTGGGAGGGAATTACGTACTGGGACGGAGGGGTCGCTGCGCAAGCGGAGACCCTTGGCGCCGAGCAGACTTTCTTAAATTCCTCGGAATTGGTCCAGCGCATGCACGCGCTGCTAGGTAGCTGTGGCGATCACAACAGAAGCCCTGTCGCTCTACAGCGGCAGGGCTTTTCCGTTTCCGGCGCATTGTGCGCCGGGGTGATCAGCCCCCACCAGGGGAGTTCGAAACGGAAACCACCCTATGAAACCGTACGAAACCGTTGATGAGAATGGGGTCAAAACCATTCACACGGCGTGTGGCGCATTCACGGAAGCAACGCCCTTCATGGGCGTCGGTGACAGGTATCACTATTGCTACCACACCGTCGATCTCGACACCGGTGAAGTCTACACCGGCCGTCGTTCCACGCGGAGGCTCAATGACCCTTACCAGGGATCGGGAGCCAGATTGAAGGCCAGGAGCAAGCCGGATGCGTAAGCGCAACCGGGTTACCTACAAAACCAGCTTCCATCCATGCGCTGCGCGGGCTGGACTGCAGGAACGGAAAAACATCCGTGCCTTGCGGCAAGCCAATCCCGATTTCTGCCTGAACGAGCACGATGCCTCGTCAGGCAGCATCGACGATGACACCATGCAGTATGCCGCTGCACTCGCAAACGCCTATGAAAACGACAGTGTCGTAGACAGGCTAGGCAGCCTGATTGCCGACGTCCTCGGACGTCGCCGACAGCTCGTTTGAACCACCCCCATCGCCCTAGCCGGCGGTGGGGGTTTTCGTTTGTACGCCGCGTGTGGCCAGTTGCTCTTGAGGCTGGCAGGTAGCCGTGGTTCAGTCCGGCCGTCACACGGAGGGGAAACCATGAGCGGCACGGGTGAGGATCCGCTCGCCGGCTTCCCGGCCATCGGTCAGTACGAGCTGGTGCCGGAACCGGGCGAGCCTGGGTACGAGGAGCCGGAGACACTTGCGGCGCCGGACAGCGACGAACCGCTGATGGCGTTCGAGGATGATCCGGAAGCCGAGGGCGACGACGGCGACGTCATCGATCCCGACAGCGAGGATCCGTTCGGCGACGAGGAGGGGCAGGAATAGCCATGGCCGTCAACGGACATGCCAAGTTCAGCTTGGTCAGCATCATGCCGGTGCGCGCCAACGACGGCGCCGAGATGTTCATTCGCCATCCGGTCACCTTCGATCTGATGCGCAACGCCGACGACACACCGGCCTCGATCACCATCCGCGGCCAGTCCTCGCGGGCGTTCCGCGACACCGTTCTGGCGATGAACCGCAAGCGCGCGGCAACCCGCATGACCGACGACGAGGTGCGCAGCCAGGAGCATATCTACGACACCGACACCGAGCTCCTGGTCGCCTGCACCGTCGGCTGGAACTTCGACGAACTGGCGCCCGACGAACCGCTGCCCTACTCGGAGGAGAATGCCCGCGCCCTGTGGACCGATGACCGGTTCAGCAACCTTCGCTTCCAGGCGATCCAGTTCATGCTGAACAACGGAAATTTTTTGCCAGTGCCTCCCGCGCTATCGAGCGCTATGCCCGATACCAGTTCCGTCTCCACAAGCCCCTCCCCGGACCGGCTGGCGGCGGAGTAGTCGCCGACGCCATCGCCAAGTACCGGCAGTACACCGGTAAGCCGCACAAGATCGAATTGCTGGCGCCGCCGATGCCGCGGCAGCTGCTCTACATCTACGAGTGGTTCAACCTCATCTCGCGCGGCCGCAAGGAGATCGCCGCACTGACCTGGGGCGAGATCGATGCCTGGGCCCGGCTACAACAGGTAGAGTTAGAGCCCTATGAGATCGACATCATCTTGAGGCTGGACCGGGTCTGGCTCAAGGTGTGCTCGGAGAAAGGTAACCCCTTTGATGAGATAAGCGATGAGCAACAAGAGACGGAACTGGCGCGGCAGGCGAACGCCTAAGTCAGAAACCCAGCTCTTCTGGGGGATGGTAGACGTCAAAGGCCGAGATGAGTGCTGGCCGTGGCGAGGAAAACTTTATGGCACGGGTCAATACGGCATGTTCGCCAGAAAGGTCGATGAGAAGTGGCAGACCGTCTCCGCTCACAGGCTTAGTTTCGAATTAACAAAAGGTCCTATCCCCAAGGGTCTTCAGATCTGTCACTCCTGCGATTTTGGTCCTTGCTGCAATCCGCAGCATCTCTTCGTTGGAACGCAGACCGACAACATCATAGACATGTTCGACAAAGAGCGGGGAAATGCGAAGTTAACTAAGCAGGCTGTGTCTGAAATTCGCCAGTCTCATCGTAGCCTTCCATCGACTGATACGGTGCGACGTCTTGCCAGGAAACACCTGGTTCACCCAAGGACAATCCGGAACGTCATCAACGTCCAAACCTGGGCGCACCTGCCATGAGCGATCGCGCGCCGCTGTCATTTGACATCGACAGCACCAGCGCCCAGCGCGCCGTCTCCGTGCTGCAGACGCTGGTCACCCAGGCGCAGGCCGCGGTCGCCACCACGACGCAACTGGCGCAGGCCCAGGGCCAGCTCACCACCTCCTACGCGCAACAGGCCTCCGAGATTTCGCGACTGGCCGATGCCACCCGCAATTACGGCGGCACGCTCAACGGCCTCGTCTCTCAGCTGAACCAGCTGCGCACCGCGGTGACGTCGGCCTCCGGCGGCAACCTGTTCTCCGGCTATGCGCGCATGCTGAACGAGGCGCAGGCCGTCGCCGCTCAGCTCAACACCTCGGTCGAGGGCATCGACCGGTTCATCTCCAAGGCCCGCCAGCTCAACATCACCTCGCAGGATCTGGCGACCGGCCTCGGCCGCATCACCGATGCGCTGAAAGGACAGTCGGCGGCCGGGATCAACGCCAACGTCATGCTCGCGCAGCTCGGCGTGAACATGAGCGGCGTCTCGCCGAACCAGCCGAACCTGATCCTGCAGCGCATCCAGGACAGCCTGCGCCAGATCCAGGATCCGACGCTGCAGGTGCAGATGGCCCAGCGGGTGATGGGGCCGGCGTTCACCGCGCAGGACACCCAGCAACTCGTCCGCCAGCCCTACATCCCCTACTGGCAACAGCAGGAGCAGAACCGTCGCGCCAACGACCGCGCGAACATCGATGCGCAGCAGGTCACTGCCCAGCGGTTGACGATGGAGCACCGCCAGCGGGCCGACGAACTGGCCGACCTGCAATCGCGGTTCACCCGCTTCGGCGGCTTCTTCGGCCGCGCCGGGGTCACCGACTTCCTCGCCAATCCCTTCGTCACCAACAACGAACTGCTGCGGCAATACCGCGAGATCGCCAGCCGTCCCGAGAGCCAGCGGGCACCCAATGAGCGCTTCGGCGAAATGGGCCGCCAGGCCTATGAGCGAAGCGACATTGCGCGCATCACCCGCAACTTCGCCTCCGGCGGGTTCACCTCCAGCCAGGGCGAGATCGAGGCGCGGTTCGATAAGGACCTCGATGACGTCGGGCGCATCCAGGCGACCATCAACGAGATCAAGCGCACCTGGCAGAACCTCGGCGGCAACTATCAGCGGCTCACCCCGGAGCAGATCCAGACCGCGCTGACGCCGATAGAACTCAGGGAGCGTCAGCGCCAGGCCGGCGACACGCTGGCAACCTCGTTCGGCGATGCCAGGGTCTCGAACATCGTCCGGCTGCAGGACCTGGCAGAGGTCGACCAGGGCAATCAGCGGGAACTCTACAACCGCGCTTATGGCGGCCCGGGCTTTGCGCCCGGCGAGGGTGAGCGGCAGTACCGCTACGGACAAACCCGCCGGCAGACCGAACTCGAGGATCTGCGCCGGCCGGAAGCGGGGGCGCTGCGGGACGCCAACTTCCGCCGCTACATCCAGGGTCTGGCGCCTGGCGACCGGGCGCGCGCGATCGCCGGTGCGGCGTACTATCGCGGCCAGACCGGCAATGAGTTCGTGCCGGGCGAGGGCGCCGGCGCGGATGCCGCCTACCAGAGCCCGGACCTTTCAGACAGAGCGCGGGCCGCCGGGCGGACGCTCGAGCGGGAAGGCCAGATCGGCCTGCGCGCGGCCGATACCGAGCAGACCCAGCAGACCATCCAGCTGCAGAAGGAACTCGCCCAGGCGCTGACCGGCACCCGGGCGGCAGCGGAAGACGCGCTGCGCGCCTGGAATGCCTACCTCGCCGCGCAATCCAACAACGGCGATGCCGAGACCCGCAACCTGGCCGCCCAGCACGCGGTCACCGCGGCGATGTCGCAGCGCATCACCCAGGGCCAGGCCCTGGTGCGCCAGCAGCAGCAGGAAAACACCGTCGCCGCGCAGCGCGCCGCCGACGCCTCGCGCTACGCCACCGCCGATCCGGTCACCCGCGCCGCCTTCATGGCCGCCTCCGGCGTCGATGCCCAGGTGCAGCGGGCGATCTTCGCCGGCCAGCTCCAGGATCCTACCGGCGGCCGCGTCGCGGTGCGCGACGCCAATGGCCGGATCACCCGGTACGACGACGTCCGTCTGTCGGACGACGAACGGCGCCGCGCCGAGCAGACCAACGCGGAATACCGCCGCGGCCTCTTTTCGCAGCAGGCCGCCGAAGGGGCGGGTGCTGCCGCCGCGCAGGCCACCGGCATCGTCTCGGCCACTCAGACCGGCGCGCGCACCGCTGCACTGATGGGCCAGGGCTACACCGCCCAGCAGGCCGAGGAACGCGCGACCTCCGAGCAGAAGCTCGCCGAAGCCGCCGGCGCTGCGCAGAAGGCGATGGAGGAAACCGCCAACGCCACCGACCAGGTCGGCAAGAGCGCCCATGAGGCTGCCGAGCAGAACCTGCACACCGTGCAGGCCGAGCAGCAGCGCCTGGAAAGCCTGACCCGCCAGCTCGATGCCCAACGCGCCATCGTCGCGGTGATGGAACAGACGCGCCAGATCATGGAGGACACCAACCGCACCATCAACGACATGAAGATCGGCGACGCCTTCCGTCAGGCGGCCGACGAGTTGCAGCGGTTGATCCAGCCGATCCTCAATGCCCCCGGCGTCACCGGCGGCGGCGGCGAGGCGCAGATCTCCGGCGTCTACGGCGTCGTGTCCGGCCAGGAGACCGGCGGCGGTCGCACCGGCACAGGCAGCAACCTGGTCAACCAGCCGCTGCCCGGGCAGAAGCCCTCCAGCGCCAGCGGCTATTTCCAGATCGTCGATAGCACCTGGCAGGAATATGCCAAGAAGGCCGGCGTCGATACCACGCAGTATCCGCGCGCGATCATGGCGCCGCCCGACGTGCAGGCGCACGTCGCCTCGCTCATTCCGCTTGGTGCCTGGAGGAGCTCGGTTCCCGGCAAGCCGGGTGCTGCCGACATCATCGTCCAGCAGCATCCCAACGTGAACTTCGGCATGCCACTCGGCCAGGTGGCGACCACGCTGGGCCAGCCAATGCTGCCGACCATCACGACGACCAGGGCGGGCACGCCGGTGACGGTGACCGGCGGGCAGCCGGCCTTGCCATCGGTCTCGCTCAGCATCGAGGACATCCGCCGTCTGGTGGAGCGCGGCGAGCATCTGAAGCACGGCGACTACGGCCTGCAGGACCCCGACATCGACACGATCAATCGCTCCGTCGATGAGGTCAGGCGCAAGCGGCAGGTCGGCATCCAATACACGACGCAGCAACTGACCGAACAGGTCGACCGCGAGTTGGCCGCGCAGGGTGGCCGGATCCGCATCCTCCAGGGCGGCGGTGGTGCTGGCGAGGCCGCTCGCGTCGTCACCCGTCCGCCAGGGTTGACCGATGCCGAATGGGATCAGCGCCGGGCGCAGGAACAGCGCCGTGTCGTCGGTGGCCAGCAGACCGAAGCCGCCGGCGATGCCGCCCGGCGTGCCGACGAGATACGCCGCCTGCAAGAGCAACAGCGCGCCTACACCGGCACGATCGCCGAGCAGATCGCCGCCCAGCGCGACCTGACAGCCGCCGAGCAGGCGCACCAGGAGGTGCAGAAGGTCGGCTCAGGCATCCTCAACGAGGCCGATGAGCGAAGCCGCAATTTCGTCGCCAACCTCGCCAAGGAGACCGATGAAGTCCGCGCATCGACGGCGGAGATGCAGCGCCAGCGGTCCGGCATGGAAGCTGCCGCGGATGCCGCCAAGTTCGGCCCCGGTGCCGAGCAGAAGGCCGCCGAACTCAAGCATATCACCGACGAAATCGAGAGCCTGCAGATCCGCCTGCAAACCGCCAACGAGGCGGAAAGGAAGGGCATCGAGGACGCGATCACGGGCTACCAGCGCAAGGCGCAGGCGATCGAAGAGACCTCCCTCGCCGCGGCCAAGCAGCGTACCGCCGAGGAAGCCTATCGGCAGTCGACGCAGAACCAGGACCAGATGGCGACCAACGCGCTGGGTCCGTTTGCCACCCAGCTCGACATCCGCCGCACCCAGCGCTGGATGGGCGTCGCCCGCGAGTTCGCCGAACACCCCGGCCTCGAGCAGACACAGGCCGGCCAGGAGCGGATTTCCGCCGCCCGCGCGGCCGACGAGATCGACAAGCAGACCGAGAGCATGAACGAGCTGCGCCAGGCGGCGCAGTCAGCGGGCGATGCCATGGAGCAGGCCTTCACGGCGGTCGCCAACCGCTCGGAGACCGCCGGCCAGGCGGTCCACAACCTGGTCGGTTCGCTCAACCAGATCGCGCTCAAGACCTTCGTCATCAAGCCGTTCGAAAAGGCGATGGGCTCGCTGTTCGGCGACATCTTCGGCAGCGGCGACACGCCGAGCGGCTCATCGGGCGGCAAGACCGACAACACGGTGTTCGGCATCGCCCATCGGCTGATGAGCGGCGGCGGGGGGGCGGGCGCCGGCAGCGGCGGCAGCAGCACCACCGCGACGGCCGACGAGGACTGGATCAGCCGGGGCTGGCATTACCTATTCGGCCGCAAGGGCTCGGGCGGCCAGGGCACGACGGGCGTGCCGACCGACATCGCCAGCGCCGGCAAGACACTGGCCGATGCCGGGGTCGGCGGCACCGGCGGTGGCAAGACGGAGACGGCTCTGCTGGCGGCTGCGCAGCCGGTCTACGTGGTCAACTGGCCGACCTCGCTCGGGGGAACGGGAACCGGCGCCGGCACCACCGCGGGCAACGCCACGGGCGGCGGTATGGGCAGTGGCGGCGTTGGCGGGGCGGCGGGCGACAAGGCCCTCGCTGACGACCTGGCGCGGCGCGGCGGCAACGTCATCTCGCAGCGCACCGGCATCCCGCCCGAGAACATCACCACCAACGGCGTGCCGCTAAGGGGCGGCGGCACGGCCACCACGGGCGACGGCATCCCGATCAAGCCTTACCCGCAGCCCGATGACGTCACCAGCGGCGGCGGAAGCGGTGGTGGCGGGACCGATGGTGGCGGCGGGGCGGCCACCTCGTCCTCGCCCGGCTGGTTCATGCCGAGCGGACAAAGTGGCCAGCAGTACTATGACCTGAGCCCGCCCGCCTGGAACTGGCAACCGAGTGCCGGGGATACCGGAACCGGCGGTGACAGCGGCGCCTCGCAGCAGGACCTCAAGGACCAACTCGACCAATTCCACCGCGACACCCTGAGCTCGAACGACAACGCCCCACCGGACGACGGCTCTTATGCCGGCCTGATGAGCGTCGCCAACGACAATGCCACCGGCGCCGACGTCTCCGCCGCCAGCGGCGGCTGGGACGCCTCGGGCGACCAGACCAGCTGGGACACCTCGGGCGGCGGCAACGCCCGCACCATCCAGCTCGGCGGCGGCCCGCGCGTGTCGCGCAACTACAGCGGCACCGAACTCGACGCCGGCATCTACGGCCTCGGCCAGCTCGGCCGGGCGGTTCCGGCGGTCGGCGGCGCCAGCGCCAGCATCGGCGGCGCCAACGTCAACATCTTCTCCGGCATCATGGACGTGCTGAAGGCGGGCTCGGCGCAGGAGAAGTCGGACGCCGCCCACAGCGGCGGCACGGCAGGCGGCAGCGTCGGTGGCAGTGCGAGCGGCTCCAGCAGTTCCAGCCCCGGCCTGCTCTCGGAGATCTTCGGCCATGCCGGCGGCATCACCGGCTGGGCGACCGACAAGATCCTCGGCAAGGGCATGTACGAGCGCGGCGGGTTGATCGGCATGCTCAGCCGCGACATCCAGGGCAAGGGCGGCGACAAGGCGGCCGACGCGATCAAGACCGGCGGCACCACGCCGGCCGGCAGCAGCAAGGTGACGACCCAGGACCTCGCCACCACCCAGAAGGCGATGGCCGACGCCAAGGACGACAACACGGTCGGCAGCGGCACCGACACGGCCACCACCGACACCAGCGCGGCCGGGGTAGCGCTCTACGACGATCCCACGAGCACCGGCGGTGATGGCGGCGACGGCGGCGGCTGGGGCGACGACAGCACCTTCAGCGGCGGTGACTTCGGCGGCGACGTCGGCGGCGGCGGGGACTTCGGTGGTGGCGACTTCGGCGGTGGGGGTGGGGGCGACCTCGGCGGCGGCTGGGGCGACGACAGCACCTTCGCCCTCGGTGGCATCCCGCGCAGCGGCCTGGCAGGCCTGCGCAACACCATCGTCGAGGCGCCCACCGTGTTCCGCTTCGCCGGCGGCGGCCGCACCGGCATGGCCGGCGAGGCAGGCGCCGAAGCCATCCTGCCGCTCAAGCGCGACGGCTCAGGCCGGCTCGGCGTCTCGGCCGGCGCCTTCGGCGGCGGCAACGGCGGCGACAATCACTTCCACACCTGGAACATCCAGACGCCGAGCCCCGAGAGCTTCATGCGCAGCCGCAACCAGGTCGAGGCGGCCATGACCCTCTCGATGAGCAAGGCCAGGGCCCGCAACAACCAGTAGAGACGAATGGCATGGGCGTCAGCTTCGATGAGGTGCAGTTTCCGTCCTCGATCAGCCAGGGCGCGGTCGGTGGCATGCGCTTCTCCACCACCGTCATCAGCCTCAGTTCCGGCTCCGAGCACCGCAACATCAACTGGTCGGCCTCGCGCGGCAAATGGGACGTCAAGCACGGGCTGAAAACGCAGTTCCAGATCGAGCAACTCATCGACTTCTTCGCCGCGCGATACGGGCGCGCCTACGGGTTTCGCTTCAAGGACTGGATCGATTACCGGGTGCCACGCTGGGAGTACGCGCCGGGCGATCTGTTTCCGATCCCGATCATGTTCACGACAGATGGCCATACGCCATCGTTCCAGATCACCAAGTTCTACGGCGACGTGAACCGCGGCTACCTACGGATCATCCAAAAACCTGTGAGCGGCTCGGTGGTAGTGCTGCGCAACGGCGCGCAGATCCTGCCGCCGCAATGGTCGGTCGACGTCACGACTGGCATCGTCACGCTGGCCGCCTCGATCTACACGACGGTGGGCACGCAGATCGGGCTCGCGTGTGAGTTCGACGTGCCCGTTCGCTTCGACACCGACGAGATGCAGACCACCATCACGACGACGGAGATTTATAGCTGGGACGCCGTGCCGATCGTCGAAATCCGCGAGATCAACTGATGCCGGGACCTTACGATCACCGGCATCAGTTTCACGCCTGCCATGCCCCGCCGTGTCATGCCTTGTCGTGCCACGCCGAGCCGGGCCGTATGATTACTAAGCCCACCACGATGGACGGTCAATAGCGATGCCAAAAACCATCTCCGTCGCCTTGAAGGCCCACATCGCGCAGACCGTGACGACGCTCGCCACGTGCTGGCGGATCGTGCGCAACGATGGCGCAACGTTCGGGTTCACGACGCATGATGCAGACTTGTTCATCCTCGGCGTGCCGTACCTGTCGGTCTCGGGGTTTTCGGCGGGGGCGATCCAATCGGGCACCACCGGGCAGGTCGATAACTTGCAGACGCTGGGCTATTTTTCTGACACCGGCGTCCGGGTGCAGGATGTCAAGAACCGCCTGTTCGACTACGCAACGGTGTTTTTGTTTATGGTGAATTGGCGCGACCTGACCATGGGTCAGATCAACATGCGCCGCGGCTGGCTGGGCGAGACGGTGGTGGCGCCGAACGGCGCGTTTGCCGCCGAGCTGCGCGGCATCAACCAGGCGCTGGTGCAGGAGTTCGGCAACTTCTTCAGCCCGCTCTGCCGCAACGACCTGGGCGACATGCACTGCCAGGTGCCGATCCTGGCGGCGAAGTGGATCCCGAGCTGGCCGGTCGGCACGGGCACGCATATGAGCCAGATGACCGCGACCACCGACGAGACCCGGATCGCGGTCTATGTCGCGACGAATTCCGGCACCACCTGGTCGACCGAGCCGATCTGGAACCCGGCCGTCGGCTCATTGACGAATGACAATGACATTGTCTGGCAGTCGATCGAGCCGATCCGCAAGATCGCCTACGCGACGCAGGCGATCGACCAGCACAACTTCCTGTCGACGCCCCTAGTGGCGGCGGCCACCATCGGCAACACCGCGCAGATCTCGATCACCAACGACGTCTCACGGGGATCGGCCATCGAGTTCTCCGACGGCATCAACAGCTGGAGCCTGAGCTTCTACGACGACATGAAGCGCGCCAACGCGGTCGGCTACATCGCCACTCTCCTGCCGACGTCGGGGCTTAATTTCAGCTACACCGGCGTGCTCGGGCCGGACAGCTACTACAACATCCAGATCACCAACCTGAACAGCCAGAAGGGCAGCGTCACCAAGACCGGCGACATCCTTGGCGCTATCGTGATCGACAATTTCGGCGACGCCTACCTCGATGCCGGCACGATCACCTGGGACACCGGCTTCAATGCCGGGGTGACGGTCGAGCTCAAGACGTACAACCCGACCGCGCAGCAGGTGACCACCTATCTCGGCCTGATGATGCCGGTGACCGCGGGCGACCGGTTCTTCTACTACCCGGGCTGCGACAAGCGGCGCGACACCTGCGTCAAGAAGTTCAACAACATCCGGAATTTCCGTGGCGAGCCCGACATCCCCGGCATCGACAAGATGCTGTCCTATCCGGACAGTTGAGCATGACGCGCAACGACATCGTCGAACAAGCGCGCGAGTACCTGTTCGTGCCGTTCCTGCCACGCGGCCGCTCGAAGCGAGGCCTCGACTGCCTGGGCCTCGCCTGCGTCATCGCCGACCATTTCAGGGTGCACTATGTTGACATGCCGGACTACGACCAGCAGCCGCATCCCAACCGCATGCTGCTGACGATCATGCGGCAGTTCCTCAAGCCGATGCCGATCGATGGCGAGCTGACCGGCTGCCTGGGCGTCTTCGCCATGGTGCGGCTACCCTGCCATATCGGCTTCTTCAGCATGCAGCGTGACCGACAGTACGTGATCCACACGCGCGTCGACTGCGGCGTGGCCGAGGAGCTCTACGACGCCGACGTGGCGAAATCGCAGTTCCGGGTGATCTCGGTGCACGCGTTCCCTGAGATGGAGGTCTGATCGATGGGCAGCCAGATCGGCTCCAGCGCCTTCGGCATGGCCGGCCACATGCTGGGCGGATTTTTGGGCGGCCCGATCGGCGGCGCGATCGGCGGCATGGCCGGCGGCATCATCGGCTCGCTGCTGTTCGGGCGCAAGAACAAGCCGATGGTGCCCGACGTGCAGCTCATGAACTCGGCGTATGGCAAGCCGATCCCGATCGTCTACGGCAAGATGCGGCTGCCGGCCAATATGATCTGGCAGACCGACATCGAAACCAAGGAGCACAGCGTCGGCAAGGGGATGGGCGGGCAGAGCGCCTACAGCTACTTCCAGAGCGCCGCCCTGGCGTTCTGCGAGGGCCCGGTCGATTTCCTCAAGCTCTATCTCGATGGCCGGCTGTTCGTCGACCAGACGGTGCTCTATCCGGTCGAGCAGACGAAATACAAGTTCATGCTGCGCGGCTATATCGGCGACGAGACCCAGGTGGCCGACCCGGCCATGGTGCAATGGGTGGCGCTGCATGCGCTGCCGTGGAACTCATGCCCGGATTATCACGGTCTCGCCTACCTGACCTTCATCCGGCCGGACCTCACGCATTTCGGCAACCGGTTTCCGCAGGTCACCTGCATCGTGCAGTCCAACCCGAAGCACTTCACCAAGTTCCAGCAACTCGTCCGCTACACCACCGACTACTTTATCGTCGCCTACCTGTTCAGCAACGGGCAAAGCATCGCGGTCGACTGGGTGCGTGGCGCGGTTTACACGCTGATGGCACCCAACGGCGTATCCTTCATGCCGGTGAAAGGCTGGGGGATCGCCACCTTCAACGTCTATCTCGGCGCGCAGACGCAGTTTGCCGACTGGGACCACATCTTCTTCGGCGGCGGCCTCTATCCGGAAGGCACCGGTGGGGTCAATGCCATCACCTGCACCCAGGGTGGCCGGATCTACGGCTGGAGTTGGTCCACCGGCGTCATCTTCTCGATCAACCCGAACACCATGGTGTTCGACGGCGAATACACCCAGGTGGACCTGCACGGCGGCTGGGAGCTCTCGCAACTGCAGGGCTTCGAACTGGTCACGCCGATCGGCTCGATGGAGATGCTGATCGGCCTTATCCCGGGGAAGGGTGTTGTCATTATCAACCCGTTGACCCGGGCCCAGAGCGGCATCCTGCCGCACCGTTTCACCAGTTCGTATGCCACGTTCTGGCTCAGTGTCGCTTTCGCCATCGGCCATCAGGACACCATCTCGGGCACGGTCGATATCTGGTATGTCGTCGGCCACGCGGGCGACCCCGACCAGGGGACCTATATCTACAAGGGCGTCGTCAATTCATCCGATCCATCGGGGCTGGAGATCTGGCCGTGGGAGGAAGTTGGTGTTCTGACGCCGCAGGACTTCGGCGCCCCGCCGGGTCCGGTCACGACGTGGCAGCCAGGCTACGACAACGTGTTCTATTACGATGCGGATGACAGCATCGTTGTCTGTTTAAACAGCCCGTTTCAGGCGGTTTGCAAATTCACCAACAATGTCGGCGCTGGCTGGCGTCTGACCGGCGGCACGCTCGGTTGGTATAACCCGCAGGCCGACACCTCGCTTGGCTACCTGCCGGTCACCGGCGGCGGCGTGTTCGCGCTGATTTTCGCTGAACTCGACAACACCAGCCTGTGGGAGAACGTCGATCTCGGGACCGGCAAGATCACGCCGAGCCCGGTCAACTACAGCGGCGCCGATGCCACGCCGAACATCATGTTTGCCAGGTCGGGGCAGATCGAATTCTCGCAGAGCTATGGCGACTTCGTGCTCTACCAGGGCTGGACGGACGGTGAAATCCACATCGCCTACCTGCTGCGCCAGGCCACCAACCGGGTGAAGGTGGGCGACATCATCACCGACATCTGCGGCCGCGTCGGCGTCACGCCCGACATGATCGATGTGACGCAGATCGACAGCTACGAGACCACCGGCTACTGCATCCAGGAGGCCAAATCCGCCGGTGCGGCCATCGCCGACCTGCTGCACGTCTATCAGATCGACATGGTCGAGAGCGACTTCCGGCTGAAGTTCCTGCCGCGTGGCCTGCCGGTGGTGGCCAGCATCCCGCAGAGCGACCTCGGCTCGGTCGACGAGAAAGACCCCTCGCAGTACTGGCGGGTCAAGGAAGCGCAGCAGCAGGAACTGCCGATCCAGCTCGTGCTGCGGTTTCAGGATCCCGACCTCGATTTCCAGTCAGGCGCCACCTATGCCAAGCGCATCGAGCTGCCGGTGCCCACCGCCTGGTCGAAGCGGCGGATGAACATTGATCTTCCCGTCATCGTCAACAACACCGAGGCGCGCGGCATCGCTGAGAAGTGGCTCTACACGATGTGGGCCGAGCGCGACACGGTGGAGACCGTGCTGCCGTGGAAATACCTGTTCCTCGATCCGGCGGACAATGTGAACGTCCTGCTGGACAACGGCGACTTCAACGTCATCCGCATCGAGGAGCAGAACATCGGCGCCGACCTCTCGATCCGCGTCCATGGCGCGTTCGAGGACCTCAACGTCTACAACCCGGCGCCGCATTTGCTGGGCGCCATCACTGGGTTTCAGCAGCAGATCGTCCAGGCCGCGCCGTTTGCCGAATTCCTGCAATGGAACACCCCGCTCCTGCAGGACGCCGACGACACCGGCGGGGCGTCGATGCGGATCTATTACGCGGCGGGCGCCTACACCAACGGCTGGGTCAGCGGCGAGCTCTGGCGCTCGGTCGACAACTCGGCCACCTGGGAGGACTTCGCCGGGATGCCGACCGCCGCGGCCTGGGGGCACTCGATCACCCAGCTTGGCGATACGCCCTCGCGGTTTGCCACCGACATCGTCAACACGGTGACCATCCAGCTCATCTCCGGGGCGACCCTGCTGTCGTGCACCTACGACCAGATGCTGAGCGGGGCGAACGCCGGGCTGCTCGCCGGCGAGGTGATCCAGTTCCAGACGGTCACCCACAACGACGACGGCACGGTGACGCTGTCGAACATCCTGCGCGGCCGGCGTGGCACCGAGTATGCCTGCGCCGTGCATGCCATCGGAGACGTGTTCGTCTCGCTGGTGCTCGGCACTATCGGCGGCCGCACGCTGAGCCTGCCGGAACGCAACACCCAGGAGCTCTGGAAGCTGGTGCCGACCGGGCGGGTGATGGACCAGACGCCGACCGACGCCTTCACCTATCGCGGCTATGACCTGATGCCTTACGCGCCAGTGTTCGCCAAGCGCACCCCGAGCGGGGCCGACCTGCGGCTCAGCTGGACCCGGCGCACCCGGCTTGCCGGCCTCCTGATGGACGGCACCGACACCGCCCCGCTCGCCGAGACCAGTGAGGCCTACGAGGTCTATCTGCTGACCAGCGTGGCTGACGTGCCTAATTTCAACCCCGACAACCCGGCCTCCTACAAGCGCGCCTTCACCGGGCTGGCCGCGCCGAACGTGCTCTACACCGCGGCCATGCAGGCGGCGGATGGCTGGGATCCGACGCAGACGCTCTATCCGGTGATCTATCAGCTCTCCGGCGTGATCGGCCGGGGGTTCCCGGGCACCTTCACCTTGCCGGCCAAGTAGGAGGCCTCGATGGCCGTATCGCCGATCCTGGAGATCCCGCAGCTCGCACCGACGCAGATCGACAAGGTGCCGGCGATCAACGACGATTTCGTCGCCCTCGAGGCGGCGTTCAACGCGCAGTTGCCGATCAGTTTCTCGGCCGGGCCGGTGACGCTGACCTTCGGCCAGTTCAGTCGCAACGAGGTGTTCATCGTCTCCGGGCTGACCGCGCTGCAGAAGCTGACCGTCCCGCTGAAGACGCCGACCGGGAATTTGCCGGCCTACCGCGTCTTCATGGTGCAGAACCAGTCCTCCGCCTGGTCGCTGCAGGTGGGGGGCACCAGCGGGGCCGCAGTGACCATGCCGCCCGCCTCGGCGGCGATGCTGCAGTCGGACGGGGTCAACGTCACCGCCTATGCGGTGGGCGCCGGCGGCGCGCCAGGCGGGGCGATCACCATCCTCACCGCGTTTGACACGTCGATCACCAACGCCGATCCCGGCAATGGCAAGCTGCGGCTCAACAGCGCGACGCAGAACACCGCGACCGCGATCTACATGGACCTGCTCGACTACAACGGCACCGACTGGACTTCGGTGCTGGACACGCTCGATCAGTCCTCCAGCACGGTGGATGGCCAGATCCGGCTGTGGAACACGCTCAATGCGGGACAGTGGATCGTGTTCAACATGACCGCGCGGTTTGCCCATACCGGCTATCGCGAGTTTACCGTGACGCCGATCGGTGCGTCCTCGGCCAATCCGTTCAGCGCCGGGACGGTGCTGGGGTTCTCCTTCTCCCGCACCGGCGACAGCGGCCAGCCGGTGCTGACCACGGTGAACACCTGGACGGCGCGCCAGCACACCCCTCCGGTGACCTTGACCGACGGCGCGACCATCCCGGTCGACTTCGCGCTCGGCAACAATTTCGCGGTGACGCTGGGCGGTAACCGCACGCTGGCCAACCCGACCAACTGCGTCGCCGGCGACAACGGCAACATCGCGGTGCGCCAGGACACGACCGGCGGCCGCACGCTGACCTTCGGGTCCAACTGGTTTCCGCTGGGTGGTTTGGTGGGCACGCTGACCACGGCACCGAACGCTTATGACATCGTCAGCTATTATGCGATCTCGCCGACGCACATCACGTTCGGCATCCAGAACGTGGCATGAGGGAGAACGCCCATGGTCAACTGGGTCTTCGGCGACGGGTTCGACCTCTACGCGGTGGCTGCCGACCTCACCGCAGGGTATTGGGACAGCGGGAGCGTTCTTGTCTCCCTCTCCCCCGGGCGCTTCGCCGGGAGCCGGTCGATCCAGAGCGCCAGTTCGGGACCCTACCTGGTCAAATCCTCGAACTCCAACGACACGATCCATCACATCGTCTGCGCTTACCAGCAGGCCTCGGTCTTAAGCGGCACCAACCTCGGCTACTATTTCACGCTGGGTGACAGCGCTACGGCGCAAGTCTCGATTGTGTTCCGCCAGGATGGCGCGATCCTGCTGGTCGCGGGCGCACCAACCGGCACGGTGCTGGCGACCTATCCCAACGCGGTCACGCAGGCGAGTAGTTGGTTCGCCTTCGAATTAGAAGTGGTGATCCATGCGACGGCGGGATCCTTCACGGTGCGGCGCAACGGCAATCCCTCCAACGATTTCACCATAGGTTCGCTGCACACCGCCCAGACTGCCAACAACTACGCCAACCGGATCACCATCGGCGTCAACAACAGCATCGCCAGTATCTTCATCGATGATTTCCTGTGGCGCAGCGATGGCGCGGCGGTGCCGTTCGTGGGCGACATCCGCTGCTACACCCGCATGGCCGCGACGGATGCGTCCATCCAGTTTGCCGGGTCCGGCTCACGCGTCACAACGCTGGCGGGGAGTGGTGGAAATGGCGCAACGGCCAACACCGCCTACTACGAACCGGCCACCATCGCCTGGACCGGCACCATCAGCGCGGTGACCGTGGGGTTCTTTACGAACTTCACCGGCAACGTCAAATGCGCGCTGTTCAACGATGCCGCCGGCGCGCCAGGCTCGCTGCTTGCCGCTGCGACGAACATCCTCACCAATCCCGCGGCGATCTCACAGCAATTCAACTTCAGTGGCGTGAACGTCACCATCGGCCAGCGGATTTGGATCGGCATCTGCCCGGACACGACCAATGGGTCGAGCGTATTGACCGTGGTCGGCACACTCGCCCGTGCGACGTCGCCACCCTATGCGAGCTTCCCCGGAGCGATTTCCGGTTATACCCCAGGCAGCGGTGCCGGGACGTTTGCTTCGACGATCGTCTTCAGCCCGTTGCCGAACAGCATGCTGGTGGCCGAACCGCAGCAGGACGGGGCCAGCACCTATGTGTTCGACGCCACTGTCGGCGACATCGATCTCTACGGCATCGCATCACTGGCGCTGCCGCCGGTCACGACGGTCGCCACGACGGTGCGGGCATTCATGGAGAAATCCGATGCCGGCTCCCGCTCGGCGTCTGCCTTGATGAAATCCGGCGGCACGCTGGTCGCCACGCCGACGCAATTCGTGCAAACGACATGGGCCTGGTACTGGCGCACCGACCAGGTCGATCCGGCGACCGGCGCGGCCTGGACGGCAGCCGCGGTCGACAACGTCCAGGTCGGCCAGACGGTGGTGGCCTGACATGGTCAACTGGGTTTTCAGCGATAGCTTCGACCCCTACAACGTGACGGCTGACGCGGTTGCTGGCTACTGGGACAGCGGCAGCACGATCACCTGGAGCCTCTTTGCCGGGCGTTTCTCGGGCGGTCAGGCCGCGGGCGTAAGCGCCGCGACCGGTGCCGTGTGGCTGGTGAAATCCTCCAACTCCAACGACAACATCCATCACATCAACCTTGCCTTCCGCCAGACCGCGGTGCTGAGCGGCACCAACCTCGGTCTCTATCTGACATTGGGTGACGGGACGACGGCGCAATGTTCCATTGTGTTCAGATCGGACGGCGTAATCCTGCTGACCTCGGGGCTGCCGGGCGGCACGGTGCTGGCAACCTATGCGGGCGCGGTGCCCGCGCAGAACCTGTGGTTCAGCTTCGAATTCGAAGTGGTGATCCATAACACAGCCGGTTCCTTCAGCGTGCGCCGCAATGCTCGTTCGAGCAACGACTTTTCGGCTAGTTCGCTCAACACGCGGCCCGGCACCAATGCCTATGCCAACCGGCTATCGGTCGGGCACAACATCTTTGTAAACTCCCAAATGATCGATGATCTGCTGTGGCGCAGCGATGCCACGTCGGTGCCGTGGGTTGGCGACATCAGGTGCTATCTTCGGGTGCCGAACAACGATGTGGCCGTGCAGTTCGCGAAAGGCACGTCGAGCATCAATCAGATCTATGTCAATAGCATAACCTATTCTGCCGGGCCGGTGGCAAACCAGATCTGGTCGGTCCCGATAGTGGCAGGCATAACCGGGCACGTCACCTCGCTGGTTGCGTACTTCACCTCAGCTTTGACCGGCCATGCCAACATGGCGGTCTACGACAACAGCGGACCACCTGGGTTGAGCCCCGCGAACAACGGCAGTCCTGGCGCTCTTCTCGCGCAGTCAACGCAGTTGACCAACCCCGGAACAAGCGTACAGGTCTTCACGCTGGCCACGCCACTGCCCATCGTGAGGGGCACGCAGTACTGGATCGCCATGTTCGGTGATGCCGCATTCAACATCGCCGGATTTTCAGCCTACGCCTGCTCGCAGTTCAACGCGGCTTATTCCGCCGGCGCGTTTCCGTCGGCCATCAACAGTGCGCAGCTTTCCTCCACTCATAACGGATTTGGCTATATCGGATGGAATGTGACGCCGGACAACGCGCAGTTGGTATCCGAAGTGCCGCAGGACACCAACACAACCCTCGTCTTCGATGCCGCGCCAGGCCATGCCGATTTCTATAACCTCGTCGCACTTCCCGCGCCGTTTCCTGGCAGTGTCATCGCGACAACCATCCGAGGATTTGCCGCGAAAAGCGATGCCGGCGCGCGATCCGGCGCGTTGCAACTCAAGAGCGGCAGCACCACGGCGGCATCGCCAACCACGCTGCTGAGCACGTCGTTCAGTTGGCTATGGCGTACCGATCAGGTTGATCCGGCGACCGGCGCGGCCTGGACGGCAGCGGCGGTGGATGCGCTGCAGATCGGCCCGACTGTCATCGCATGAGCGATGCCGTAGAGAGCACGGCCGTCGGCACTATCGTCCTGCTTTGCGACTTCGATCAGGCCGGCCAGTTCGTCGATCGCTCGCTCTCCTTCCACGCCCTGGCGGGGGAAGGCACCACGGCCGTCTCCACGGCGCAGGCGCAGTTCGGTGTGTCCTCGCTGTTCGTCAGCACCACGAATGTCACGGCGAGCCGGGTCTATCAGACCGATACCAAAGTGGCCGACTGGCAGTTCGGCGGCAACCCGTTCACCATCGAGTGCTGGGTCTATCTGACCGCGGCTCCAGGATCCTCCACCCAAGGCTTCGTCACCCAGTTCGGTTTCAACACCAACCTCGGCTGGTTCCTCGGTTCGGTCGGCGGCCAGCTCGCGTTTTATTACTCGACCAACGGCGCCGACAATCCGTCGATCGGCGCTAACTGGACCCCGACGCTCAACACCTGGCACCACATCGCCGTCGACCGCGATGCCACCAACACCATCCGCGTCTACCTGGACGGCGCGGTCGTCGCCACGGGGTCGATCTCGGGATCGCTGTTCAGTTCGACCCAGGCGATGAACATCGGCAACGACAACAACCGCAACCGCGCCGTCACGGGCTACATCGACGAGGTCCGTATCACCAAGGGCGCCGCACAGTATGGCGGCGCCTTCACCCCGCCGAGCTCACCGTTTCCAATCCCGACGATCACCTACACCACCTGGAACCCGAGCGATCTCGTTGCCGTCACGCTGAGCGGCACCAACAACAACACCGCGTCTCGCTCCGGCTCCGGCGCTGGCGGTGTTCGCACCATCGACCACCTTGGCAGCGGCAAACTCTATTTCGAATACCTCTGCACGACCTGGCCGAACAGCTCCGCTGTGGGTGTGGCGAATGCCGCGGCCAGCCTGACCCAATGGGGTGCGAACGCCGTAAACGCCTGCGTGGTTTACGCCACCACCGGCAACATCTGGCTTGGCACGGCCTACACCGGTTTCAGCCTCGGCACACGTGCGAACGGCGACCTCATCGGGGTGGCACTCGACCTCGACGACAACATGATCTGGTTCCGCGCTGGTGCCGCGGGCAATTGGAACGGCAGTCCAAGCGCCAACCCGGCCACCAATTCCGGTGGCATATCGATCGGCTCGATCGCCAGCGGCATCGCGCTCTATGGCGTATTTGGTCACGTCGGCGCCACGGCCGTCATCACCGGCAATTTCGGTGACACCGCGTTCACCGGCGCCCTCCCGGCCGGCTTCACCAGCGGCTTCTGGGCCGGTCAGACATCGCCTACCAACGAACTGATCACCGAGGTCGTCGTCGAGGAATGGGCCGCCTCGAGCACGCCGGCCATGCAGCTCACCGAGGTGGTGGTCGAGGAATGGGCGCCGGTAATCCCGACGGCACTGCAATCGACCCAGGTCGGGCTGGAACAGTGGGGCAATGCCGTCCCGCCGGTCCTGCTGTCGACCCAGGTGGCGCTCGAGCACTGGGCCAGCGTCGCGCTCGGCCCGCCACCCGCGCTGCGATCCACCCAGGTCGCCGTCGAGCAGTGGATGTCGGTCGCCACCATCGCCTCGATCCAGCCGGTGGCCGGGCGGAGCTATGCGCTCAGCGCCGGGCGGGCCGGCGTTACCTCGGCGATCGTCCAGCAGACCACCACGCTGACCTATGCCGTCGGGCTGCCGGCCATCCTCGACGAAGCCTCCACGGTGCCGCCGGCCTTCGTCTCCCCGACCGGGCCGGCCTATGTCATCTCCGCCGGGCGTGGCGGCCTGACCTCGGTCATCGTCCAGCAGACCACCACGCTGAGCTATGCGCTGACGCCGCCGGCGATCCTGGCTGAGGCGCCGATCGCGCCCTCGACCGGCGCGCCGACCACCACCGTCCACCTGGTGGGCGTCGCCGCCACCGGGGTCGCCGGGGTGGTGGTGGTCAGGATCCCACGGCTGGCGCTGGTCACCGGGGTATTCGCGACCGGCCATGCCGGGTCCATCCAGGCCTATGCCGGGCCGGCGGTGTTTGTCCCGGGCGTCTACGCGATCGGCGTGGCCGAGCCGGTCTTTGCGCTGGCCGGCGGCGTGGTCGAAAAGTTCACCTTCTTCATGGGGGGAGTTTTCTGAGATGTACAACCGCGTGCTGGTGACCGAAGGGGGCCCGCATCCCGCGGCCGACTGGGCGCTGGTTACCTGCGAGGACCTGGTGCCGCTCGACGGCATCCCCGCCGAACACCAGGCGCAGGGCGTCATCCTCCGCGGCCGGCTGGTCGGCGTGCTGTCCGAGCACTACGAGCAGATCCAGACCGCCGAGCAGCAGGCGCTGCGCGACGACGAGGGCGCCTGCTTCCAGAGCGAACTCGAGGGGCATCCCGACTTCGGCCACCTGTTCAGCGAGATCCAGGCGGCCGCGCTCTACACCCCCTGGCAGGGCCACATCACCGGCACCGAGGTGATCGAAGCGATCCAGGGCGTGGTCACCGCGCATGTCCGCCATATCCGCCACGTCGAACGGCTCTGTCACGCCGACAGGACGCGGAGCGAGGCCGGCCTGGCCTATCGCGAGCGCCACGGCCTGCCGGCTCTCTAGGAGGCTCCCATGGCCATCACGACCGCAATGCCGAGCAGCTTCAAGAGCGAGCTGTTCTCCGGCGCCCACTGCTTCGGCGCCACCGTCAACCTCACCGGCAACACCCACGCCAACGACACCATCGATGGCATCCCCAGCATGGTCGGGGTTTCGATCGGCATGACCGTCAACGACGGCCTGATCGACCTGGTAAGCGGCCAGGTGGTGGCCGACATCATCGACGGCGCCACGGTGAAGATCTACCCGAACGCCAGCGGCAGCCACACCGGCACGCCGCTGAGCTTCCAGGGCGACATCTTCAAGATCGCGCTGATCCGCCACGCCTGCGTCGGCACCTACGACGCCAACACGGTGAACTATGCCAGCCTGACCGCCAACACCGACGAGGTGTCCGGCACGGGCTACAGCGCCGGCGGGCTGGCGCTGTCCAACGTCTCGCCGGCGGTGAGCGGCTCGACGGCGTTCGTGACCTTCGGTGGCAGCGTGACCTGGACCTCGGCCAACATCGATGCCGACGGCTGCCTGATCTACAACACCAACAACCGGCTCGGCGGCGCCTCGGGCACCAACCTGACCGGCGCCGGACGGTGCTGCTACGTTGGCGACTTCGGCGGCCGCCAGACCGTGGCGAACGGCACCTTCACCATCGTCATGCCGTCGGGCGACGCGACGCATGCGATCCTGCGGCTGCAGTGACCCTCCGGCCGAAGCCGGAGGATCTTCTGCCTGCCGCGCCCTGCCGGGCCAGGCCACGCCACGTCGTGCCAAGCCGTGCCCCGCCTTGACGCGGCATATCGGAATGTGCCGCGTTTTAACGATCCTGTCCAGAGGAAGTCCTTTGAGGCTCTGTCAGGCGGGTTTTTGCGGCGGATACCAGCGCGCCCAGCACGCGCTGCAGGTCCACTCGCCGGCCTCCTCCGGGATCGGATAGCGTCCCTCGGTGAACGGCTGATCGCAGAAGTCGCATTTCTCCGGCAGGCCGCCGCGCAACGCCACGATCAGCTCGAACGCAGCCTGGTTGAAGTCGTCGGCCATCCTGTCCTCCAACACAAAACACCCCCACAGGCGTGAGCCCATGGGGGTGTAAGTTAGCGGGACTTCTCCCGCGCGCGACGTTCCTCGGCATCAGCGAGGATCAGTCTTTCCAGCTCATTGCGCACGACCGCCTTGCCGCCGCTGTGCTCGTGCCACTGCTTGTCGCGTGACAGCGAGGGCGGGCAGACGACGATCGCCTCTAGCGAGTTGAAGCGGATGATGGTCAGGCACTGATAGCTGGCGCCGACCATGTCGATGTAGCCGCGCATCTCCGGGGTGCGCCAGGCGTCGCGAAACGCCGGGTCAACCCAGATCTGCACCACCGGCACCGCGACACCGTCGATGCCGACCGTGTCGGTCGTCATGTCGATGACGCAGTGCGAGCGGTCCGGCCGGGAGAGGCCGGCGGTGTCCGGATCGGTCAGCCAGCGGCAGCTCCACACACCGCAGCTCTCGGGGAAGCCGTGCTTGTGATACACGGCGCAGCCCTTGGCGTGCTTCTGGTGGCGGCAGCGTTCGCCGGCCGACTTCCGGATCTCCGGCACCGGCACGAGCTTGCAGCAGGCCTGGCAGCCGCCGCAGCGGCGTCCGCCGGGTGGGCGGGCCTCCAGGGAATAGTCGCCCCCTGGAAGCAGCCGCGTGACCGTGCTGCCGGACAGCACCTCGAAGAGTTCCTCTCTGGTCACTTCGGGCTCAGCCATCGGTGTCTCCATCGATGGCCTTGCGCAGGTGCTGGCCGCGCTCGTCGGTGGACATGGTCCTGGCGCGCTGGACCGCGGCGGCAAACTTCACGCGTGAAACGTGACGCTTGGCCCAGCGGATCAGCACCGTGCCGTTGCCCTTATCCTTGGCGGGCAGCGGTGGTGCGGTTCCCTCGGCGACCAGGATGCCGGCCGCGACGAATTCGAGGAGTACTTGCTCCACAAACTCCGGCAGGTCGCCGTCCCAGGAGAGCCCGCTCATAGCTCGCTCTCCGGGATCGGATCGTAGGCATCCTCGGCGATCGGAAACGGCTCATGGCCGAGCTCCACGCGCTTGGCGTTGAGGATGACCATGCACTCGCGGCAGAACGGCTCGCGCTTGCCGGTGACCGCCGCGGTCGACGGCACCCGGTGCGGGTTGAACGAAAACAGCTTGCCGCAGTTGATGCAGGGGCCGGTGGCATAGGCATAGCCGCTCATGGCGTGTCTCCCACGACCTTGAGGCGCAGCAACCGCAGCGCCTCGTTGAGCATCTCGTTGGTGGTCGCCTTGAGGGCGAACCGCGAGTACTCGAAGCCGAGCGCGTCGTCGTCCTGTTCGAAGCCGACGGCACGGAAGAACGCGTTCTCGGCGGCGATCTGCCGCTCGGTTCCCCAGTCGGCGTCGGTGATCGGCCGCGCGTCCTGCGCGAGCCGCTCGAACTCGGCCATCTGGGTAGCCGTGATCGTTGTGAGGGCGCTCATGGCCGCTTGACCTGATAGACGAGCTTCATCGAGCCAACGGTGTTGCCGTTGATATCCATGAGCGGCGTCGAGAAGAGCCCGGATTTTCGCCGAAATCGTCCGGCGGCTTCCGTGATGATCCGACTGACTTCGCCCAACGGGTCGTCGGCGAAGGCGTCGTTCTCGATGTTGATGGTAATGACCAGCGTTTGCGCGACGGTCGGTAGCGGTTTTCTCCGCCACAGGTCACGAACCTCCGGTCCGAGTAGGCCGGTCAGCCTCTCGATGGTTTCCATCCGTGGGTGTTGGACCGCGTCATTCTCCAGCAAGGTGATCGTGCTGACGGAGATACCGGTGCGCCGGCTGAGTTCGTTCTTGGATAGCGGGAACTCCTGATAAAGCGCGCGGAACTGCGCGCCCGGCGAGACCGGGTTGTCGGGTTTACGCATGGTTGAGGTCCTTTGCGTGTTCGTGGCGTCAGGCATATTTGCCACCGCGTTTCGATGGCGTTGCCCCCCTGACAGGGGTTTTGGCGCGGGCCGGCAGGTCCAGCCGGTTGGCCTTGGAGATCACGGCGTTCTTGGAAACGCCGAGCTCGCGGCCAATCAGTGTGGTGGACCTGCCGGTGTCCCATAGCGCGCGCAGGCGCGCGATGAGGTCGTCGGACCAGGGCGTGTTCTTCAGGACCCGGGTCTTCATGGCTTACCGAGGTATTGGTAAACCTCGACGACGAGGCCTTTGTCGTCCACCACCTCGCCGTCATCACGAATGAAGCTGACGACGGTCCAGTGCAGGACGCCGGCGCGCATCAGCAGATGCCCGCCGTCTTTTCCCACGCACCACATCGTCACGGCGATCTTCTCGCCTTTCTCCAATTCGTAGGGTGGGATGCAGACGTGGACTTTGCCGACCTCGATCTCGCCGGCCTTGAGCCGGCGGCCGATCTCCGGGTTCTCACCGGTCATGGTCGGGATCCCGTAGCCGGCGGAGCGCCGTCTCGGCGGCCTTACCAATTTTGGTATCGGCAAAGCCGTTGACGCCCTCCACCGCATACTCAAGGGCGGCGCGGATCGCCCGCCATTCGAGCGGGCTGAACCGCGGTGGGATCGGCCCCTTCTCCAGGAACTGCTCGAACAGCGTCTCGTCGATATCGCTGCCGCCTTCCTCGGAGCGGAACACCTGCAATTGGTTGTCCCAGCCATTGAGGTCGGCGAAGTGGCGATCGAGCAAGACGATAGCGATCGGCAGGCCTGGTGAGGCGTTTGGAAAAACCTCGGTCACGGTGCCGCAGGTTCCCTCGGGAAACGTGCCCATGGGATGCGGCGCGACCAGTTGGATCGTGATGACCCGCTGGCCGATCGTGAAATCGGTGACCTTCATGGTTCAGATCCTTTCGTTGAGGTTGGCCAGTCGTGACGCCTGAGCAGGCGCTCAACTGACCAGTTGTCAAAGATATCGGTGCTATCGCCGTTGTAGTCGGGCGGCTCCGTCAGCTGGGCCTCGGTGAGGCCTGGCCAACCGATGCACGTGCGGGCGAGCTTGCGCTCGTACCGCCGTATCTGTGGGAGCCGCTTGGCGATCGCCATCGGCCAGTGGATGGCCACCAGTTCCGCGAGCATTGCGCGGCCGGTGGGCCACTTGGTAAGCCGGGACGGGGCGAACCTCATCGGTGAGTTCCTGATGAAAAGGTTCACCTGTCCCTGGCAGTCGCCGATGGCCAATGCCCGCAGCCGCAGCAACTGTCCCATGTTGTTCCGCACCGCTTCGTGGGTGTGGGGCAGCATGGGCAGCCGCCGATACGACGGCGGGCGGTTGTGGCCGATGCCGGGGGGTGGACTATCATTCATCGTTCGCCTCCGGTTGGGGCACGCCGATATGCGTCGTCCATTCGTCTGGCGTGATGCCGGTCCGAATGAATTCGCGGAGCGGCGGTGCCAGGTTCGGAAACGCGTCCTGGAGCAGCCAGCCCGCCTTGTAGCGGGCCATCTCCTGTATGGTCACCGGAAGATCCATGGTGTGGGTCTTGCCGGTGAGCTGTGAGATGCGGGAGATGATCATGGCTTGCTCCGCGGATCGATCTGCTCGATCACGTAGCCAAGAAGGTCAGAAGCGTTGTGGTCGCCTAGCTTCAGGGAACGAGGGTTGATCACCCCATTGTTCATGTCCTGGCAAAGATCGACCAGCATGTCGACCACGGTGGTCAGCATGTTCCAGCAGGTGAACGCCGATTGCGGATCCAGTTCGACCTTGTTCAGGCCGTCATAGAACTTCGGCGCATAGGTGCGCCGCAGGGCGATCAGGCGCTGCAGGTCAGGCGGCGGCCGGGTCATGACCGGCCCCTCCCTTTGGTCCGCTTGCGCCTCGTCCTTGGATCCGCTGGTCCGGAGCGTCGTGCCCATCGGTGGGTGCCGAGATGATAGAAGGCACCGAGCTTGATGGGGACCGGTATGTAGAACGGATCGATCGGCATTTCTGTCGTATCGTCGCCCTTGGCCTTGAACAGCC